AGAACACATAGGCATTGAAGAATACCATCGTAAATGAGAATGACAATGCCCAAAGAATTTTCTAATCTGAACATCCTTTAAATTAGGGGCATTAGGTCTCATGCAGTAACCGCAGAAACCTTTCATACCAGAGTCCCTCCGTTATCCTTAATCAGGATCTTGATCTTATTTACTTGACCATCTGTTACAAGGGAACAAGCTTTGACAACTCTGAACTCTTTCTTTATCTCAAGCAATTTGGAAAAATCTCTTCTAAATTGCAAGAAACTGTAGTAGCAATCATCTACCCAAATGTCACCAGTCCTTCCCGCTTCAATATGAAAAAAAGAATGTCTCTGATTCATGATTCCCTCACCTTCTTAATATCCTCTTTTAGTTTTTGTAATTCCTTTATTCTTTTGTCTATAGCTTTCCTAAACTTCTCAAGTAACTCTTTAAAATTATTCGATTTCAACTCTCTTCCCCTCTTTCCTTTTGTAAACATTCTTCGGCACTATGACTTTGGAGGGCCTCAGTGAAACGGGTATTCGGATCTTGACTCTATTCATTTTCATCTTTGATCCTGTTCTTTTCATAAATCCTTCCCAACTCAAAGGCTTTCCAAATCATCTCTCCAAATTTAACATACCTAAAGAAACCCTCCGGCATATCGGAAGTAGCAAGGCTACAAGTATCCATCATAGCCTTAAGAGTCATCCTTGCTCTTTCTTCTTCAGTAGGAGGGGAACAGGAGGGCTTATTGCAAGGAGGCTCTCCCACCTCTTGGGAGGCAACCAAGAGGCCGGTCATAGGAGATTTTATTTTCCCCCCTGTTCCATCATTCATTTTCTACCTCTTTTAAAAATTCAGCAATCGCTTCTCGATAATAAGGTTGATCCAATGATTTAGGTATGACTCCCTTCTCTATATCCTCATACTCTTTATCAGAAATATAAGGAATAAAACAAACATTACTAATAGGCACAACCCATCCTTTGGGAACATACTTTCGCATGAATCTCTCTAAAAAAATAGCTTTTTCCCAAATTTCAAGCATTAACGGTGTCCTCCATGACCACCATGGCCACCTCCATGTCCACCACCGTACCCTCTACCACCCCCACCTCCTCTATATCCCCCTCCTCTTGGAGTATAGCCTCTATGGAATCCACTCATACCTCTGGGCATATAATGAGGAGCACCCCAATATCCATGATAACCATATCTTCCATGCCAATATCCCCCCCAGAATCCATAAAAATACCCTCCATACCAGAACAGAGGATACGGACTATAAGGATAGTAATAATATGAAGTCCCTGGATAAAGGATATACCCTTCAGGAGGAACACCAGCATTCGCATTTAGGCATTCCTCAGGGGGAGTATCTGGAGGACAAGGGGGAACAGATTGTGCAGGAGCCACTACCACAGTACGGGGCCTTGTGGCTTCATAAGTAATCAAGGAACCAGCCGCAGCACCAAAAAGAAATGGAAACGCTCCACGGCACCCCGGCAACACAAAAGCCAAAACCAAAACCACAAACAATAGTCTTTTCATCTCTCTACCTCCTTACCAGCATATGATCTTTAATTCCTGTCTTTCCATTCCATTTCGGTCAATCAAATATGCATCTGGACAATCTTTGATCATCTTAACGCTTGCACAAGAAAAAGTCAAGCAAAATATTATGACCAAAAGGATAAATCTTATCACTGGACCCTCACAAGCTTCCCCCAAATTCTATTCCCTACAGTGTATAACCTATAGGTTCCCTTATCATTGTCAATCATAGCCCTTAAGAAAATAACATCATTCTGATAAGGAATCATTATCCAAATAACAGGTAGCCATCCCGGTTGCGATTGAGACATCATGAATTTATTAGAATGGGTCATAACCACCCCAGTATTGCTAACAAATTCATTTTTCTCATTCATGATACTGCTTCCATCCAAGTAGAAACTGACACCACCCTTATTGTCCATAATCTTGTATCGGGCCGCTTCCGCTTTCGTATACCCAAAAGCTAAAATCAAAACCACCACCAACAGTAATGCTAATTTCTTCATACTCTTCTCCTTTCTTATTTTTATTTTAAAACTTAAGTCTTACTCCAGCAGAATAATTATGAACATCACAACCAACCTCAACCCCAATAGTAATGATCTGGAACCATGGACGATATTCTTTCGGCAATAAATGAACAATCCCCAGGTGAAGAAGACCAGTTGCAATAAAATATCCATTCACTTGATCCAGTGAGGGGTGTTTACCCAATACTTTATTAGTTTCATAATACCCCTCATTTGAGCGGGATTCTATATCTCTTGTCTGCGCCCAATCTGTAAGATGGAATACAAAGTAAGTGGCCTCCAGGTATTTATCCCGCTCACTCCAGGGATCTGCCGCTTGGCATATGCTTGTCATAAGAAATATTCCCATAAGAAAAATAATTGTTCTCATTTCAATTAGGAACCTTTCCCGCTGGAGAAATTTTTAAAAGAGTCTCAAGGCATGTTTCCAAAAGATTTTGGGACTCTTTTTTCAAAGTTTCATTAACCTCTAAAAAATGCTTGATCTCATCGTCAAGATCTGCTAGAAAAATTCTCATACCGCTAGAGCACTCATTAATATTTTTCTCTCTTTCCTTACATTCCTTAATCAAGTCAGAAAATTTCTCCCTCTCACTGGCAGACCAAGAGGAAATAATTTCATCTACAGTTTTCATATTTCCCTCTGAGAATCCGAAGTAATGAAAGACCTGCAGCAATGAGAGGCAGTCTTTCGGGAGGTAATTTTTTGGTCCGGAATTCCCTCATCTCATTTTCCCACCTTTTTCCAAGTACTACTCCGGATTCTCTCCAAGTCATAAACTCAATTCTCTACTTCGATGAACTCTCCTTGTCCGATTCATAAATAAGAATTGTTCGGCCAATGGTGCAAATTCAGATAACTTGGTAAGAAGACCTTCACGGGTAACTCCTGTAATTCCTGATAGGATATAATCTAAAACCAATTTCCATTGGTCATTAGTCAAATGTTGAATATACCCTTCAAAAGCTTTCCGGCAGTCAAAAAAGAATAAGCTATCTACTCTTTCCTGCTCCAGGAAAAATAACTTTTCGTCCTGATTATAATCAGAATACTTTGATTTATCATACACTTTCAAAGGTAGAACTCTCTGATTTGTATATCTTCCTGATTTGATTCCGATTAGAATATCATTAAAATCCAGTTTCATTTTCCTCTCCCTTTATATATCTCTTCGGCATATCCAAGGAGAAAGTTTAGCTATTTCTTTAGTGACATTTTCTGTCACTTATCCAACTTCTTTAATCTAATTAAGTCATCAATTCCATTAACCCCTAAAGCAGGATGATTACGAAGTTGCCCATCTAAAAAGTTACATCTATCACAAAGAATTCGGAACCCAGGAGGAAAATTATTTTTCTTAAGCCATATCCAGAGTTTTGTTTTACCTCTTGGACTTTTACCATCATACCCACCAATGTGGTCTACCCCAAGATTTTCAGTAGCAGCACATTAGCTAATAATTTCTTTCTATTTTTTTGATAGTAACATTTTCTATTATAATTCTTTCTTTTTCTTCTGCAAGAAATACATCTCTTTTGATGATTACTTGTAGGAGTATATAAAGAATTACAATCCTCACAAACTTTTTCTATTTTTATAGACATATCAGAAATCTCTAAATAGTATTATTTTTCCTTTTTTAGTTTTCCGTTTCCTTCGATTCCTCTTGGGATCAACTGCTGTAGCATAAACTTTACCCTCAGACAGTCTTGCCCTTTTTAGATTTTTATCTTTCCTATTCATGATCTTTTCTCCTCAGGATGGGGTACATGTTCATCAGATCCAGACCTTGCAATCAGGATAAAATAAAGACCCAAACCAATGATAGTCATAGAAATTAATAAATAAATCATTCTCCCCTCCCTCTAAAACCTTTCTCTTGCAATCTCTTTACAGTCTCAGTCAAATTGGTATGAGGGCAATCTTTCTTATGGCTTTCAGCATATCTTCTGGGAATACGCTTATCACAACCAAGGCACTTGTGGGGTCCATCAATCTTTTGCTTTTTCATTTTCTCTCCTAATCTGTTCCAAATATTCTATTATCCCATAATGAGGGCAAACCCCCTTATTTCTATTTTTACCACAATTACAATTAAAGCATAATAACTGTAAATCTTTAGGATAATTATTCTTTCTAATCCAAATTAAATGTACTGTAGTGCTTACTCCACGTGTTCCTCTTTTATTATTATACCCTCTTTCCTTATAAATATTTCTTCTCCAAATGTATCCATCATTATTAATATGATCCATAGTTAGAAACATTGGGTTACTTTCCCCACAACAAGAACACTTACCCCCATAATGATCTATTGTATCTAACCATAGTTTCCAATACCACTCCTTCATTCTCTTGAGAATTTTTTCTTTATTATTTTTATAGTGGTCTTTTTTCCACTTTTTAACCTTTTCTGGATGATTATTTCTATATTTCTTTATTCTACTATCCAATTATTTCCCCATACTTCTCTTGGATTTCTTAATCGGGTCCACGTATTTAACTTCTTTCTTTTCCTCTTTCGCAAGATGGGTAGCCACAGGGCATTTTCGGCCATTCATCCATTTAGATTCCGGGCTGAGAAAAGTCATGCACCTTCTTGTCTCAGGCACTTCCAAAACAGGCTTAGGCATTTCCGGGGATACATTCATGGGAACCTCAATAATCTCAACAGGTTTGGTATCGGGCAAATCTTGAGGGTCAACCTTAGAACAACCCATGCACTGGGGAACAATAGGCAGAAAATCACTTGCATCAATCTTCATTTGTTTAATCCTCCAATTACATCTGAAAGAAAATGTTTTGATACTCCTAAAGTTCCCCAACTGGTTTCAATCCAAACTGGGTCAGGAAATACATCTATCTTTCTCTTGCAATGAGGACATAGCATTCCATAACCATAATCCCCCTTGCCAACCTCAAATTCTTTACCACAATATGGACAAACTCCCTTATCCATTTGACCTGGCCTCCTACTTAGTCATTCATATGGGATTTACCATCTGAATCAAACTCCATTGTTCCAAATCTTTCTTTAGGTGTCTTTTTCTTTTTACTATCCTCATCAAGTAATCTTGAATATTCATCACATGGGCCTGAACACCTACCAAGAGTACAATGGTCACAAAGATCTGAAATCTGATCATCCAGGCTTTTACTCTTACTTGTCTTATCGGCAGAATCCTGAGAAGGTTTAGGAGTTTCTTTAGGGGGGTAACGTCCACGGCTCTTTTAAATCGGTCTATGAGCCATTTCCAATGGAAGCTCATAATGTTATCAACTGATAGATAGATTCCTCTATATTTTGAATGAGGTCTATGATAGACAAGACATTCACGATCATCCAAAATAAAGATACCACCCTGAGGACCAAAGATAGCATCTATTAGGCCAACCTTTAAAGTGGTAATGGCCAGGAAGAAATCTGTCTCTCTCACAATATCAAATTCTTCATCTAGTCTGGACATAATAGAATAATCCCTCCGTGTTTCTTTTTACAGATACTTTAGGAAATCGTCTGCAGATCCTATCCAGTTTATCAGCCAACACCTTGGGATAATGATTCCAGAATCCAGGGATTCCATTTCTACTCATCAAAAACTTATGTGCCACCTCTTCCAAATCACAATCCCCTAACTTATTACCCGCTCTGATTATAAAAGATCTAAAGTCTCCTTCAGCCTCAGAAAGTCCTTCATAAGAAAACATACAGTGAAATTCACCTTTATCAATAGGATCTATCAATTCAGGGAAGGTAAAACAGACAGAGGATTCCAGGTATTGAATAATAATCTCAGGATACCTATTGAATTCCTCCAGTAAGACCCTGACCCGGCTTCGGTTAACCCTTTTTTTCATCCCTAACCTCTAGCTTTTCAAAGTCGATAACTGTAACTTTCTTTATGTCTTTTTGCCTTTTGATTAAGTCTGAAAGTATCATAGCCATATCCATTCTAGTAAGATATTCCACCTGCCTGTTAAAAGGTTCCTTAGTGGTTTCCATTATCATTGTTATCTTGAATTGTGGATTACCCATTTTTCTACCTCCTTACAATATCTCTTAATTTAATCAAATCATCAATTCCATTTATTCTAAGATTTTTATTCTTTCGTAGAAATCCATCTATAATATTACATGAATGACAAAGAATTCTAAATCCTGGTGGAAAATTATTTTTCTTAAGATATCTCCAAAGGGTATCTCCTGTTTGACGTTTACATGGAATTTTATTTTTACCTCCAATATGATCTACTACTAAGTGTTCAATACTTCCACAAATACACTTATGACCATAATGGTCTAATATTTCACTAAATAGTATTTTATCATTTTTACGTTGTTGATCAATTCTTTTCTTTTTATTTTTCAAATATGAATTATGACAATAGGATTCATTTTTACCTGGATTCTCTTTTTTTTCATTGCCTCCAATGCAACAGCTAAATTCAATATCGCCTCATCTTTTTTCTCTTTTCTTATTTTTTGTTTCTCAATTTCATTTAGAGCATCCTGAGTAGCCGCCACTGCTCTTCTCTCATGGGGCCTGTTCTTCCACATCTTGTTATAATCCGTAAAACTTTTACCATCTTGACGGTCACGAATATGGGCAAACTCATGAATAGCAGTCTCAAATATACTAAGAGCAAATTCCAGTGGGTCGGACTTGCTCCGGGGAGACATAATGACGCAACCCCCATCAGTGTAGACTCTACCCTTTTTAAGTTTGGTTTTATCACTTGATTTAGTATAACTCCTTTTGGATAAGAAAAATTTAGCAACCCAACTACACATAATAGCCTTGGATGTAGTGTATCTCCCACCTTTAGTAACTTTAACAATGATATTTCCCCTGCACTTAGCCGCTCTCTTGGCTATTTGGAGGACAGGCATCAAAACCTCAGAGGGAATGGATGATAGATTATATAATTTTACCATTAATTTTTACCCATTACTTCTAAAGCTTCATCAAGTGTATTGGAATGCATAGGTCCCATATTCCAGGATTGCCTTTTCCTGAGCCAATAAAATTCACCCTTCTCAACCCTTTCACTTTTCCCAATAAATATAAGATTACAACCCATTCGCCACCTATACATTTCATCATACCGGGCTGTTTTCTCCTTGGAAAAAGCTACCAATTTCTCTAATTCCTCATCAGTGTAAAGATCCTTAGGTTCCATAATGGCAACCACTGATTTCAAATCATCCTCTGGAGTCTTGGGTCTCATGTCATTCCAAATCATAGCCCCTGCAATGGAAAAAGAACAAATTCCATATCCTGTTCCCCCGCTATTCCACATGAGATTGTCAATCATTTCCTGTCTATTCATAATTCCTTCCCTTAATTATCTTATCGGCAGAAACAGATAAAAAGTTTAGGGAACAAATACAGCCGCTGCCACTACGGTTGTCCACAAATTCTTTTTACAAATCGCAGACTGGCATATGCTTTTGGTCTTAACCACCCTCTTGCCTATCCTGAAAATATCCTTATCAACATCCCAAGCCTTATCCGAATTAAACTGAATTCCAAGGGTAGAAGCCAACAATTCTGCAGCTCTATCTTCAGCCCAATCCCGGGACTCTCTTTCATTTAACCCCTCAGAATGAAGCTCCGATAAATATCCATGCACCTGATTATCCTTTGGAATAGCCACACCAATAGCCGCAGAGATAAGCCTCCTATTCTCTTTAACCTCATTCCTGGCCAAGACTACATTAACAATTTGACCTGGAGCAAGAAGACCTATCCCTATCTCTCTCTTGACTATCTCACACTTAGGGGGAAGGATACTGGATACCTTAACCAAATTATAAGGAGCAATCTTAGCATCCCTCAGGGCAGCTTCAAAAGAGATCAGCTGATCCTTATGGAATCCAACACCCTTGGTAAAGAATATTCTAGTAGGGATCACTTATTTTCCTTTAAAAAAGAAATTACAGACATTCTTTTCCCAAATACTTTAGATAGATTATTATGCACCCTATCTATCCACAAAATAAATTCATCATAAGACATTCCTTTTTTAGCATAATTGCATGTTACACAACATGGAACCACGTTTTCAATTTCATATCCCTTGGAGTTATTAATCCTATCAATACCATTATAAATATAATCACCATTAGAATATTTCTGATGAGCCTTTTGTTTTGGTTCTAAACCGCAATAATGACAGTTTTGTTTACTAAGAGACCTAACCTCTTCGTCAGAAAGGAGAAAAGAAAGATTACGAATTTTAGCATTTCTCTTTATCCTACCTAGATAAACACGAAACATTGATTCACCATCTGGAAGCTTGTATGCACAACCACAACTCTTGCTATCTCCAGTAACCAAGCATCTACTTGGAATTTCTTTCTCTTTTCCACAATCGCATTTACATAACCAATACATAGCCCCGTTAGGAGTTCTTCTTTTCCCCCTATCAATAACAACTAACTTTCCAAATCTTTTTCTCATTAAATCAAGAATCTTAGGCATTAGAATTCTATCTCCTTTAACCCAAACATCCTTTTGATTATATCAGCGTCTTCTGGCTTGGATTTAAGCTTCAGGAATACGGATTCCCCATAAGTGCAAATGTCAATCTCAGTAGAACCATCCTCATTTCTCTTAAGGTATATCTGGACAAACTCCGCTGAAGTCGGTTTATGATAAGTATATTGGAATATATTGGCAATATGCTCATGGGTAAGACCCTCATGAAAAAGCTGAGGATTAAAATCATCGAACATGACATATTTACATCTGCTATCCATGTTACCTCCTAATAATAGCTTCGGGCATACTCTCCAAGGTTTCCAATGATGAACTGATTCTTGGTTTCATCCTCAGGCTTACCAGCATCTTCCCATTCTTTACAACCCTTATTACACCAGTAGATATGATTGAATCCATGGTAATTATTGGTATCCATCAGGATTGATTCAAGAATGCTGCAAAGAACAGATTTGGTTTCCTGAGAGAGATTCTCCCTTGCTAAGAGATTATTAACCCTGGACCTAATTTCTGCTACCTTTACAGTCTTTTTTCCCTTTGCCACTTTGAGCCTCCTTAGATTCCTTACTCCAGTAAATGGCCTGACCAAGCCATAGATGGACTCTTGCCTTAAACTCTTTACCACCACCCTCTAACAATGCAGAGTGAAGGTCCCTGGATACATTATCCACCAATTCCTCAAAAGTCATACTTATTAATTGTTTCTCAGTCATTTTTCCCTCCCTTTATATATCTCTTCGGCAAGAGGATAGAAATAGTTTAGGAATATTTTAATAGTGACATTTTATGTCACTTTCTTTTCCACTATCCAAAGATGATCGGGATCTGGAATGAAACATATTGCCACTCTCCAATCCCATCCAGGAGTAAATCCATGATTGGGATGATTATGGACTACCTCCTCCAGGACTTTAAATATCCACCCCCCTGGAACCTTTAACCTAAAATGGAATCCATCAATCATTTCCCAATCCATTATAAATATCTCTTCTTTCCAGGCTTTGGTACGGGCCTGTTTTTCTTTACCGGCCTATTTGCCCTTCGGGATTCTGCTTTCATTCTCTGCATCTTGTTTCTCTTTTTCCTCTCCTTAGAAGTTATAGGTTTCATCGGATTGACTTCTTCATTCCTGGAAAACATCCCACCAAAACCTTTCAATGAATTTAAAAGCCTTTGGGAAATTGGTACTTTCTCAAAATTCTTTAACTCAGGCATTAGTCATCCTCCCTCATATAGTTAATTGCCCTTAATTCATAATCTTTGTCCTCCCGTGTTTCATCAGAAACCTCACATCCGCAACAAGGGCATCGGTCAAAGCAAGGAGAACAAAATTCATTAAAGAATGTAAGCTCAGCCATTTCCTCCACTACCTCTTCTGACTGGGCATCACAAACCATGTGCTCTTGACAAACCCTGCAGAGTTCAGAATCAAAGTTCAATTCTTTCATGGCTGCAATCCACTTTTAAACCTTTCCTTAAACATTTCTGCAGTTTTCTTTCCAATAGCCTTCCTGGCTTCCTTGAAATTCTCTACCTCTCCACCAGCTTCCTTTTCAATGTCCTTTATCATAGCCACTATGATTTCCCCAAGCTGCTCCATGCCAGCAGTTATGGGGAATTTATCCAGGACATGAACAAGGCGCATTGGGGTAGCCCACTCTTCGGCTATATCCTCTGCCTTAGACAGGATAGCAAGCTTCTCAGCATCAAGCTTACGTGGGGTCTTGGTTTCCTTGAAATCTTCTGCCTTGTGCTTTGAGATTACCCGCTGGCCATTGTTCTTTCTAACCTCAATCAGGGGCCTCAGGACTATTCCCTCCCTCTTCTTATCATAACCCATACCATTTCTAATAGCTTGGATAGAAGGAGCATCCCTTTCGGCATCCAGGGAGGCTATGTCAGTAGAAATCTTTTCATAGGGAACAAACTCAAGGCCGAATTCCAGGGCCACCTTTTCTGCATGAGGAACATTAAGAAAGCTATGCTCCCCTATCTTGACTTCAAAGACAATGAATTTCAATTTGGGTCCATAGGTGTCACTCATGTCCATCATCTTTCCACCGTACACCTCTCCATATATAACAACATCCCGATCAAGGAAACGCTCAGTAAACTTGGCCTTAAGATCCTCAAGATTGAATAGAGCAGAGAAAGATGGATAATCAGAACCTCCAGGGAATAAAGAAACCTTTCCTTCTTTCCATCCTTCCACAATGGGGGATTTCCAAATGATATGAGCACTGGTCCCATGAATTTTTTCAAGGGCATAGGCTTCCCGAAATAGCATTATGTCCCTGTTTTTGTAAAGCTGATCCATGTCCATGTAACTCATTGTTTTTATTCTCCTTATTTATTTTTTGTTTTCAAGAAGATTTCCAATCCTGGATAACTGTATTGCTTGGGAAATAAGACAAATTCCTTTTCCCATACAATACCAACCTATACCATTCGCAAGAGATTCAATTATGCTATTCACTGCTGCTGCCTTTATACTGGCAAGATAAATTCCACCACATATACAAACAATTCCACCAATAATTCCTCCAATCATTTTAATCCCTCCTTAGATTTAATTTCTTGATCACCTATATATCTTAAACTTTTTAATTCATCAAGAGCAGTTACTTCATCAACTATTTCTGGACTTATTCTTGCCATAATAAACCCTAATCCTGAAGAAATTTTAATATAAATCGTATGACCTTTTTCCAATACAAATTTACACTTTTTGACTACTTCTGTTTGAATTAACACAGTATAATCTCCTGCTGGCCGATCAACATAGAAAAACCCCCAAGATATTGCTTCACCCACTCCTTCATTATTAAGCATAACTTCTGGTTGTATTGCTGACCCAAAAGATGAAGGACGATAAAAGAATACTCTTCCTTGTTCAGGATCTTCAGGCACTTTTCCAATATTTGTTTCACTAAATCTTAATCCACTGGTAGCACATCCACCAATGAGCATTGTCAATACCATTACTATCATAATCATTTTCTTCATTTTATTTCCTTCTCTCCACTTAAATTCCTTTCCTCAGAAATATCAGAAGGTTCATCAAGTTCCAAAAAGTCTGCTTTTTCATATTCTTCTTGAGTAACTTTACCAAACCAACATGCTCCCGGGTGACAATCGCATCCAAAGAAATAGTGCTGATCTTTTTGTGGGTGCTTAATATTGACATTGTAATTTCGGGCGACCTTATCTGTCTGGTTTTTGCTTGCTATAATTAACTTCCCGGATATTGACATCCCTAAATCTTGTCCAACAGGAACACGAAAAACAATTCGTTCTCCGCAGCCAAGGATATAAATCACCTGTCCATTTATTCTTATAGATTCTCCATACTCACATCCCATATGACCAGACTTTCGGAGAATATGTATGGTTACATAATCATCACCAGAATTTATTTTAGGTAGTGTTCCCGCTACTCTTCCTACATAAGTAGAACACCCTGACATTAAAAATGCTCCCATCACCAAACAAATTCCAAACCATTTTTTCACTTTGTATCTCCTTTTTTAATTTTACCTGTCTCCATTTTAGAGCCATGGTTTTGACTATCACATAAGTCATGGTTGAATACATGGATACTTGCCGGGGCATTAATGGCTATAGCACATCCTGACAGTATCAAAGTTACTAAAACTAAACCAATCATTCTTTTCATTTTCTGCCTCCCTCTATATGTCTTATCGGAATAATTAATAAGAAAGTTTAGCTATTTCTTTACCACCCTATAAGGCTCACCTTTTCTTGTTTTCAGAATAGGTTTAACTTCCAGATTTCCTTTTTCGTCAAAGAGGAATAATACCCCACCAATAGTATGAGTATATAGATATTCATTTTCTCTTTTTCTTGTAATTCTTGAAGGCTCAAATCCAGTCCAACAAGGTAGTTGAACTACTGTTGCCGAATCAGTTTGGAAACAAAAATAGCCATGTTTATGCGCTTTGATAAGCAAATCTATTTTGGGGCCTTTCTCAACGCCTTTATTTGCATCTACAGTCTTAATTTCTTCTTTAGGAGATGTACTAGTAGCATGAGTAATTTGAATAACCTTATTAATTGGCTTAATTCCTATTGTTGCCGATTGACCAAACCATTCTCCCTTGAGTTCTTTACAAATGTTTTCTTCAAAATCATTATTAGGACTTCCTGAATGATATTCAGAACCTTGAAAAAACCACGATTGCCTTCCATTACAAAATGGTCTTAATATTTCTACAGCCACTTCAATTTGAAGATTTATCTTACCAAAAATAACACTCCGGCCATCATCTTTGTGATTAGTTCCATGAATAATATCTCCATTAATAATGGCAGTATCAACCTCAAGTTCATTACATTGATCATTAAAATCTTTCCAATAGGACCAAATTAATTCTTCCTCTGGACTTGGATAGAGACTTCCTCCCTCTCTTAAACTCACCATTTTGGGAAGAATTGCGTAACCTGATCCAACATGCAAATCGGCAACTCCGGCAAATCTCCTGACATATTTCTTTTTAAATTCCTTAACTTTGTAACTCATAACTACCTCCAAATTATAGGTTTAATAGTTTCTTCAAGAGTTGGGGGAATGTATCTAATAGGATATTTCATCCAACTTATCCCACAATCATGGCATCTCCATTGACAATTACCTGCTGATCCTGTATGAGAAGACCCACACTTACACAATACAGGACCTTTTTTTATAGCATATATTTTTAGTTTATACTCTTTTTTCCATGTTTTATGGCATGTATAACATACCCAAGAATCACCTTTTGAATGTGTATCAGAAGATCCACATTTACAAGAGGGAGCGGGTATTATTTTTTTTGGTTTTAGATTTACATACTGAGATTTCCTACAATCTAAACAGTGCCACCTTTCTCCAGTAGAAGAATGAATAAGATGAACTCTTTTAGATCCACAAGAGCAAGGAGGACCAATTATTGGGTCTGGCCGGGGGTTTTTTGGAAAGGTTCTTTTACAAGTCAAACACAACCAACTCTCTGGTCCTTTACTCTGTGTATCTCTACTTTTACAATGAAAACAAGGTGGACCATACTTCCTTTTTCTAGGTTTTGGATTTTTAGACCAGGACTTCCTACACTTATAACAACGCCAGTGTCTTCCATGGCTCTGAGTGTGTTCACTACCACAATACTTACAAGAAGGTGAAGGAATTATTTTCTTAGGATGATATATTTTTTTCCAAGATTTTCTACATCTTGGACAATACCAGATCTGTCCACAACTCTGAGGTTTTTCCCCACATTTAGAACAGGATGGTCTTTTTAATTTCTTTTTCATAACAAAATCAATTTTATTTCTCCAACTTTCATTTTTTTGAGAATTCTTTCTGCTTCCCTTTTATCTCTAAATGGTCCATCTTCAAAAACTGTATATTTAGATATTTTTTCCTCACAAATAAAAAGATTAAAACTAATTTCATTATACTCAGTTTCACTTACTTTTTGTACTGCTACAGGCTTCCACTTATCAAAGTCTCTTCCATAATTTTCAATTAAATATTCTATTATCCTCTTTCTTTGTTCTCTATTTAACATAATATTTCTCTTAGCATGACCAAAGCCAATCTTCGATCATATTCAATAGTCAAAGCCCTCATTGTTGTTTCGTCCTCAGCCTCATAACTCTTATCCCTGGAATAGTTGGCATACAAATGAATCATTGCATACATGCCTCTGGATGCCCTTTCCAAATCAGCCCAGAAGGTTTTGGTTCCCATCATTTCCCTGAAGTGAACCACCTGATCCAAGAAATATTCCCTATTGAAAATTACTTTTTCTTCCATTTTAACTTTCTCAGCAGTGAAATTCTTGCTCTTTCTCTTCTCCCGTTTCTGTGTTTGACCCATATTCAATATATCTTAGTCTTTCTCTATTCTCATATGCTTCATCACCCCAATGGGTATCATTACAATTTGGGCAAATCCAGTAGCACTCACAAATTGTAGGATCAAATCCACCCTTCAACAAAGATCTAATAACAATAGCAGAAGTATCAGGTTGAACATCCAAGTCAAAAGAAACTAATAGTTCATCCTCATGGATAGAAATATTAAACATCCATGTACTATAAAGGAAAACAAAATCTTCCTCCACTTGAAAATCAAGTTCTTCAGCATCAACTTCAAGATCTTTCATTAACCAATCTTGAACTTTCTTTAGCATTACTACTTGTTCATCTTTTGTCATTTTCTTACTCCCATTTAGTTATATTTCCTTGTTTTTTTACACTCCTCACATTCGCAATCTCCCAATTCTGGGCCAGTAACTTTCACACTTGGTCCAACTGGTTTACCACATTCTAGGTACTCTAAGTCATAGCTACCATCCTCATTCCTAGCTAACTCCCAGTGCCCACCACAACATTTACTATGCAAAAACATTTTTTCCATTTTTAATCTCCTTTGTTTATCCTCTACCTATCTTATCGGCCAGAAAGGGGAAAAACTTTAGCTATTCTTTGAATATTTACAATAGGAATTTCTCTCATTGTAATGCACCTTTATGCTTTTCAAACAAAGATCCAAGTTCTTGTACTAACTTCTTATAAGAATCAGGTCTTACAATAGTTTTATCTAACGAACCAAAATATTCCTCTAAACAAGCCAAAAGTAAGTCCTTAATCTTATCTTCATCTGGACCCCAAGGTAATGTACTTTTATTATATAATTCCTCTAAGGATCTCTCTTTAGCAGTAAAATAATCCTTTATTTGTTCAAGAGTCCATCCTCCTCTACGAATTTCTTTTAACATCTCTCTATCTCTCTCCAAATTAAGTTCACCAGTTTCCAATATTTGCTCACATTCCAGAAGCAATCTTATTACATGATAGAGGAACTTCGTGTCCGTTCCAAATTCAGCGATAGTCTCTTTTCTCTTTCCAATTGGAACCTTTGTATCAGCCTTATGAAGCTGAGAAAATGCATATCCCCGGAATTTATGGTAGCAAGCTTTACTCAGAAACATCTTTCTACTATCCCTTACCATTTGCCCAACCCTAGTAATATGAAGAGTGCATCTTTGAGGAACCCAGAGAGAGTCTTGCATATTAGGATTCCCCTCCATCACAAGATGAAAATACCTAACAATATTATAAATTGACAGGTCATACATATTCTTAGTCTCTTTATCCTCAACATGATGCTGCTGAAACTGCTCAAATCTATTTATTTGCTTCCCAAACCCTAAAATTTCCCCAGCCAAATGAGGGAAAATAATGTCCTTATTTGGTATGCAGAACCCATAAACGTCCCGGTCAGACTTATCAATCGCCACTCCGTATGCCTCAGATCCCATCAGGACAAGATACTGGGTACTAGAGACTAGAAAGGACGGTGGAGATATTAGATTTTTATCCTGAAGTCTTTTAAGAAGCATACTCATAATTTTTTATCCTCTTTGGCCACTTCATGAATTCTCTTATGGACAACCAACCTGGATCTGTTAGCAATATTTATCATTTCCCTAATCGCTTCCACCAAGACCATCTCACAAAAATGGCATACGTCTAATCCCTCACTCCCCCGGACATACAGGGGAAGGTGCCTTACCTCTTGAACCATATGGCAAATCATACACTCACCAATCATAAATTGTCACTTATTTCGGATTCACTCCAGGTAAACATTTTTTTTCCATCAATCTCAAGATAGAAAAAGGCAACAGGACCACTGCTCCAAGGTTCAGCCTGGACTACCTCAAAAGCCACTGTCCCATCCTTCAGGGCATACTTTTTTAGATTTGGTCCATTCTCATAAAAATCCTCTCTCTGCTCATAAACCTCACAATCCATTTTCATAGAAATCACTTTACCACAATCAGGACAAACTAAATTAGGAAGCATTTTACAATTCTCATGGAGAAACTTCCTTGCTTCAGGTTTTAAACCAATCTCTTGATAACATCTAATTCCCATAGTTATCTCCTTTTAATTCTTTGAATTTCAGTCATTTTAATTATTTAACTCTCTAATATTCTTATCGGCAGGATAACAGGGAAAGTTTAGAATTTTTTCTTGTTAAGATTTTTTAGGATTTTATAGACACCCCTAAGGTAGAAAAATCCTAATATGGCAACAATAGTTACCACCAAATCAGACACCATCTTAAGAGGAACATAATAAACATGGAAAAAATTAAGAATCATTTTTTACCCATAATATTAGATTTCAGTATTTCAAGCTTAATCCTTTTCTCTTCAGCACACAACTCTTGGGCCTTCTTGGTAGTCTTGGATATATGACTTTGTAAGTCCATCCTAGCTTTAGCCGTAAGGCTTTTATCTGAGGATAATAGATCCTGACAATTCTTTACTTCCCTCATCAGTATTCTAACTTCCCTGTTATCAGAGCATTGGTCTATCGCTAAGGCCAATGATGGGGTTAAAAGAATTACCAATATGAAGGCCCAAGATAGTGTTTTCATTGTTAAATTACTCTTGAACGGCTAATACCACCATCCCCTCTTTGTAAAGAGGTTCAGCAGTGGCTCTGTTATAGCCTGTACCAAAGGCACCAGCTTGAGAATTGGTTGCACCCTGGCCACCAAGTTGTCCGGCAACACCACTAAATCCTACCCCCCATCCTGTGGATCTGGTAGCGGTAGAAGTTACTTTCTTAACTAGGTAGATGCCAGTAGCACCCATATTATCATTGGTAGCTTCGATAATGGCTTTAGCAATTACGTCAACAGTAGTAGCATTTGCATCTCCCTGTAGGAAAATAAAGGCCACCCTCTTGAATTTTGATTCATCGGGAACCATGACAGACTTCTGCTGCATCAAGGGCTTACCATCCTTATCAAGAATGGCTTTCCCATTCTGGTCCAAAACTGGGAATAATTGAACAACAGGCTTCCCATCATTGGCTAGAAGCTCTTTCATGGGTAACTGATTCATCAGTTTACAGGTTTCAAACTGGTAGGAAAAGTCGGCCATTTTACTAATTCTGGCCTCTACCCCACCCTTATACATCTTCAAAGCCTGTTCCCTTGTAATCACTTCAGGCAATACCCTCAAGTCCTCAATGATATTGGACCCAGAACTCCAGGGGCCAAGATATGGAAGAACAGGGGCATTGTAGGGTTGCACTGGAGATACGAACCATCGGCCTTGTCCCTCATTAGCAGCAGGATAATTCTGTGTAATACTTGGATTGGAAACTATCCCAATCTGAGACTGTGCAGAATTTGTTGCGCTAACAGTTTGAGAAAAAGCTGACGGTGCAAATACCAGCATTATCAAAATAAAAAATACAGCAATTCTTTTCATACTTCACGTTCTCCTTTTGTAAAATTGAGGGTGAGATATCTCACCCTCAAAAACAAATTGATGAAGGAATTACTTCAGCAGCTTTACACTTGCACCTGCGTTAGATTGTGCATGAGTAGAAACCTGCATTCCACCATCATCACGGCCCACCGTTTGAACCGTGGTCATTCCAGAACCATTCAAATATCCAGATCCCTGAACACTCTTGGTAGGATCAATTACGTAATTGAAAGTCCCTATAGTTGAGGTTGTACCTAACACATAATTGGGGGTGTCAAGGCCGATACCAGCAACCGTGGCGGTGTTAAGGGTTCCAGTACCCTGTGCAATAGCGTTCATATCTTTGCACGTTCCATTAGAGGTAACAAGAGCCTCAGCGGAATTATTAAGGGTTCCATTCACACTGGCCTGATAACCGTTAGAGATTTTATCCAGGTCACTCGTAATTTTGGCAAAACCATCAGCAGCAGCCTGTCCATCAGCATTCAGCTTGTCTTTCCCGCTGAAGGTGGCGGTATAGGTTCCAGTGCTAGTCTGGTCAAAACTTGCACCAGCACCCGCTCCGTTGGCACCAGTACCAATACTCTTGGAAATCTGCCCCAGACTTGACTGGCTGGCGTTTCCAGTAATAGTAATACCACTGTAATCAAGGCCACAATCCTGGCCAAATCCACAAGCCATAGCGGAACCCGCAAAGGCCACCATCACCAACGCTAAAATCAAAGCAAACATCTTCTTCATTGTACTATCTCCTTTTTTGGTTTTTTCGCTCCGAAGAGCGTTTATTTTGGCCACTTTCATTAGTCACTATCCTCATTACCACTTTACCAACCATTTCATCACCACCTCCTTCCTGGCTTAATTTAAGTAGTAATGAATCAGGTAACTAATATGTGAGCCTTTCTGTCAGTCTTTTCGTCAAGTCTGCAGAAAAAGTTTAGCACTTTTTACTCTTTTTTTACTTTTATTTCCTCTTCAAGAGAAAAATCTTCCTTATTTTTTAATTTTATCAATGCATCAATTCCATTAATCCCAAGTCTTTTATGTTTCCTCAGATAACCATCTAATAAATTACATTTCCGGCAAAGAATACGAAATTCTTTTGGGTAATTATTTTTCTTAAGCCAAAACCAAAGCTGATGACCATCTAAATACTTACCATTACCATTCCATCCACCAATATGATCTACTCCAAGTTTTTCCATGCTCCCACATATTGGGCATTGGTGTCCATAATGATTCAATACCCCCTCATATAAATCCTTATATCTTTTAATAGATTGAGATTTTTCCCTTTCTGTATTATCCCAATAATATTTTTTACTATAGGAATTTTCTTTTTCTTTATTTTTCAAATGATATTCTCTTCTTTGAACAGTGTCATAAGTCATTCTAAATTTTCCTCCAACCCCTCTATATCCTCACGATGAACCATCTTCTTTGTCACTGGATCAAACCACCCTTTACGGGAATCCAGGTAGAGATTATCCTCCTTGGAAATCAAAACAGTAAAATAAAAGGCCCTAACATCTTCATAGAGAATTTTTCCTTCACGGTATTCGAGAAGGACAAAGGCAAGAGAGTCTTTAAAAGAAACCATCTCTGAGTAGAGGGCATGGCAAGAGGGACATTCCACAACCTCTGCATAATTTTCGGCAGTTATGGGAATATCAAAGTTACAATTAAAACAAACCACTTACTCTTCCCCCGATTAGGAAAAACACACAGTTAACGGCAAAGCCATATAGGAAAATATCGAATATCATGATCATTCTCCTTAAATAATACCAAATAGCCTCAGCACACCTAAAGCTATTCCTGCGAGTCCTAAACCTACAAATATTCCTGTAACAAAATTGCCAGTCAATGTGCCATTCATTGTACCCTCCTTAATGACTACAGAGTGGATAGAGAATATAAAATCCGTACAAAAACGCAGCAATATTAATTAATAAATAACACCAAATCTTGCTCATAATATCCCTCCCTAAACGTAAATGTCAATCCTTTTAGGAGCAGTTAATAGCTTAAATTCACACACTTCCACTATTTCTGCCTCAATAATTTCCCTTGAATCTATCTCTTTTTTGATTAACTTGTCAATCCACTCATGAATTCTGTTGGGGGTCATTTTATCCTCCCTTTGAATGTCTCTTCGGCACTTTCTAGGGAAAAGTTTAGTCCAAAAGCCTTAAAATTATCATTGCTTCCTCTTTTTTTATCAAAAAAGATGGTGCTCCAGACTCAATTCCCTTCTGGATATTCTCTTTTAACTTCTCAATAACATTAATGTTTTTTGACTTATTCAAATCATCAGAAAACATCTTTTCAGGTATAGATTTGTAAGCCTTGGATGTTCTTGTCAAAAGCTTGCTCTGCATACTACCCAGAGCATTAAACATCCTGATTCTATCCTTAAGAGGGACACTTTTATCCACTGCATCAGGTAATCGGGCCGCTACCGTGTTAAGGGCCTTGCTTGCCACAATCAGGAGGTCAATTGTAGGATCTCCTTTAGTATCATAAGGATGTAAGTTATAGGTTTCAATCATTTTTGAGGCAATATAGCGTGTATCCTTTTTATTCGCAAATATGAGATTAAACTCCCCTACCGTTAAATCTATCAATCCATCCAGTTTTTCCTTGCCCTTCTCATACCTAAGATCCGGGAAATTCTTACCATCTATTATCATTCTGGAAACTATTTTAACAGCCGCTTGAACGCTCTCCAGTTTCCTAATGGTAGGGATCTCAACCTTTCTCCCCCCTGATAAATGGGACAAAGTATAAAGGGTATTGATATCACAAGCCAGTAATAAATTTCTGTCAATCTGTTTCTCATCAATTACTTCGGAAAGGAACAGGGTAGAGAAAGCCATGGACTTTTCGGCCTGTTTAAGGGCCTTGACTGAAACCTCATCCAGGGGGAATCTTATATTGTATTGCTTAGCCAACCTACGTGCTCCCCCTAAACCAATTCTCATGAAATTGGTTATGTAATCAGGAAGATTATCAGGAATAGCTTTATCCCCATCTCTGAAATATAATTCCGATGCCAAAGGCCAAAGCCTGTTTATTTCCTCATCCACATAAAAACCCTGAAGATATTTATAAATCTTAACCGATAATTTATCCTTGTCAATATTTGTGTTTAATGAATCTTCCTTTTCAAACCAAACATCTTGAGTACGGTCCTTTAAATCCTCTTCACTGGGGACAGCATCAAGCTCTATTATTATGTCAGACCATAGAGTATTCTTTCCCATATTATCTATCGTCCGTTTTATATTCTGTCTTATGTATTCATTCCAGGCAAAGCGATCAAGAGGACCCCACAACAAACCATCTCTTCTTTTGGGCTTGAGAGCCCCAGTCACTAACCTTTCATACAAATCCACCGTGTACTCATAAGCGATTTCCTCTTTATTCATCCTCTTCGTATTCAGGTTTCTATCCTGCAGAATGACATCTGTAAGGACTTTTATTGCCTCATACAGTTCAGTTTTAGTACCCTCACTAGCTTGGCCCTTACCATGCTCGAAACAAAAGCAAGCATATGCAGTTGAAATCCGATTTTCCATTTCGGGAAAGTTATATCGTAATTCCATTAAAAATTCCTATCTTTTTCTTTTTAACTTGGAAATAGCAGAATAGATTGCCACCATTAAAACAAGTACGAAAAGGCCATAAAGAAACACGGTGATAAAAGGAACTATATCAATTCCCCCTGTAAGTCTTTTCATGTATCCTCACTTTCCATAAAAGTAGCCACAGCTTCCTCCTCACTATACCCTTGGTAATTTAAAATATCATAATGAGGATTTTTTATTAAACTTTTTGAACGAACCTCAAACAATTTACCAATTATCATGCCAATAGTTACCCTCAATCAATTCGGAATTACCTGTCTCTTTAAGCTTCCTCAGCAATTCAGAATTAGAGAATTTTATTTTCAAGAGGTCAAGCATGATCCCATCCTTAACCTGATCCCAATCCTCTCTTACATGAACCTGGCTACCTCTATACTTGGCATCCCCAGGCTTTTCCGCTATTGCTACCCAAGCCTTTTCGGATAGGCTCAAAGTCTTTTGTGCTTGGAACGCATGTTCAAGGGTCTTATAAGTAACCCCCTTATAATAAATCCCAATCTCATAAAAGTTAGAGAGGAATCTTTTATCCCCCCTATATCTTGTTATTTGGGTAATCATATTTCAGGTATCTCTTCTGTCTTGGGTGGTTTCCTTCCCTCCATAACGGAATTCAATTGGTCAAAAACCTTTTCCCAAGTAGGTGCAAAAATTATCCCAAAACCTTCCACGTAAACCTCACATTGAGATTCAACAAGTGGGGGATTATATTTATTACAAAAGGTTAGCTTATAAGATATATGGCTATATCTTTCCCCAATCATGGACTCCAATTTTTCTTTAGCTTCCTGAAATCTCATTCTGCCCTCCTATAAGGATATTTCTTCCAAAAAGAATTCACAATAGTTACTTGTGTAATAAACTTTCTTTATGCCCACTGCCTCAATATATGAAAGGCATCGTTCACAAGGCTTAGCAGTCCTAAATATCCCAAACCGATTAACCCTAACCACTATAATACTGCAACGGGTCAAATCAGTCTTGGCTTTAAGTATTGCATCCACCTCAGCGTGAATACTTCCCTTCCATCTCTGGTATCGGGGATGAAGATGCTTAGCCGATTTCAAGGGATGATTATACCCCAAGGATATTAACCTCTTCCCCTTAAAGATAGCTGCTCCCATCTTTATTCGATGAGGAGATTCCTTAGAAATCTCTATGGCTTTATTTTTTAGAGTTTGTAAGTCCACTCTCATTTACCACAAGTCTTTATTCTTCCATCAGGGAAATATGCCGGGGTAACTCCAGAGGGAAACTGAAGATACTCCACCCCATCTATACAAATTTTATCATAGCCTGTAAGGTTAGCTATTCCTCTTGAACAGCTTCCACAAGAGTTAGCCATAAACATCATGGCCAGCAACAGAACACATAGCATTCCTAATTTAATTCTTTTCATACCTTCCATACTTTCCTCCTTTTTATTAATATCCCTTACACTTAGGGAATGAAGAACATCCTAAAAATTCAACCCCAGTGGTCCTATTCTTTCTCAATACCAAAGTACCATCACAACCTTTGGGACATGGATCACCAGCATAACGGGGTTGGGAAGGAACATATTCAGGGCAATCATCTGGATCACGAAAACCCTCTTCCCAATAGGAATCAAAATCCCTTTCCATTGCATCATCAGCACCATCACCCATTACTGGCCTCCACCTTAAAAGGATTTTTATTAATCCATTTATCTATTTGCATGTAATCAATATCATAATAATTTGGATTTACAAAGTCATTTGAAGTTTTCCCACCTGGAAAAATGAACGTCCCATTTTTCTCTCTCCAAGAGAGGCCAGTAGTCCAATTCTTTCCAATCCCATGAAGCATTACATGTTGATCTGACCACCCCTTACCATGCAATTGCTTGTGAGAAAAGAATGACTGACAATACATCTGAAGGCTATTCCTCTTGCAATCCTGATACCTCCAGAAGAAATAATTGGGAGTATCTTCATTAGGAATATTATGAGATCGACCGTCAAAAACCCCCAGACTCCCAAAATCTTGGGTATAACGGCTCAAAGCTAAATTAAAATAAACAGACATTGTAGAAGCTGAAATGCTAACAACCTTATTAATATTGTAATCAAACCAAGCCTCAGTTTCATCATGGTCAAAATCATGGAGAAGAAATGAAGACTCATCAGATTGAACGTAACCAAGCTTGAATCCCTGCATACCCTCAGCAGTATGGATAGCAGCAGAAATCATTGAATCCATAAATCCAGGATCAAAAGGTTTACTCATATGTCGGGTAAGAGAATGAAAAGCTCTACCATCTACACGAACAATTACAGGCACTTTTCGGAGAAGATGATAGCGATAAGTATTTTCATACATCTTCATCCGATTCCCAAGACTATCATGTTTCATTTTTTCAATCATTTCATACCTCATAACCCTTCATTCTCAAATAGTTTTTCATATTTCTCATTATTCTAACATGTTCCCTGAATTTTATTCCAAGAATCCTAGATACTACAGAAGCGGGAATTCTCTTACAATTTCTATACATCTTAGTCTTTTTTGCTATCTCTTCCCACTTCTCCAGAACTTCAGGGGAGGGGGTAAGGAGTTCCCTTATAACCCTCTTTGTATTATCATCCTGTTCCGAAACCCAGGAGTCAACCAACCTCAAGAGTTCATTACCATCAAAAATATCATCAGGGGTATGGATAAAATGAGAGTATAAAGCCTCAATTGAATTTTCAATAATGTCTACCATCTCTCCATTATCTTGTATTTTGGGAAGGACATTTATTCTGACTGCACGCCCCCTAAGAAGTCTAATCAAATGGTTACGGAACCGTTTTCTAATGAGGAATATATTCACAGCATCCCCATAATCCCTGACAGTTTCAAAAACTAATACCCATAAGTCATTCTCAATATCTTTCATGGAATAGACAGAATCCAGGTGATTAATAACTCCCCTAATATTCTTACAAAAAAATTCCACTTCCCCCTGATACTCCTTTACCACATCTCTATTCATTATTTCTCCTTACGGACTAATTTATAGTGATTAATTATATAATCCCTATCCCAATCATAATTTTTACCACACCTAGAGCACACAAAACTAACCCCCCACCCACCAGTATCATCATCCCCCTGCCACTCTTCATCTAATTCTAATTCATCATGAGAGCAACAATTAGGGCATTCTTCAAATGACTCTGCATAAAATTTTTTACATTTGGGACATTTCACATTCCCGTATCCATCAGTTTCCATTACTTTCTCCACCACTCTTCCCAAATAATCTTTATCCGCTCAATAAGGAAGTCCTTTTCATCCCTGGAAGGATCTTCCAGGACTTCTTCAAAAAGGGTATTGAGAATCTTTCCTACATTTGGCCCGGGCTGGATACTCAGAGTATCCATTACATCCTTTCCATTAACCTTAAGGGACTTTAAGTTAAAGGGTTCATTCTTGTTTCCAACAATCTCTCTCCTAAACTTTCTCACAGCGTCCTTAAAGCTTTTGGGATTAAAAGATTTCCTAAGGTTGGCCACCATATCTGCATGTCTAAGCCTAAGAAGATCCCTATAAGACAATCCAGACTCACACAAATTTCGGAGGAGTTTACGGATAGCCTTAGGACCCATACCAAAAGAAATCCTCATATGAAGCTTCACCAATCCAGTAATCGTGGCAATTTCCTCATTGGAAAAAGTCAAGTCTCTCAATTCCTGTTCCAGTATTTCAACCCCTGTGTCAGCATGGCCTTCAAACCAAACATTCCCGGTATTGGGGTTTAATCGCTTGGAAATAGGCTTCCCTACGTCATGAAGAAATCCAGATAGTTTAATAAGGGGGAACTTAGGAGAAATGTCATTACCAGAAATTAAATTGTGGGTATAAACATCTTCACCATGATGAATTCCCCCTCCCACTTCTACACAAGAATTAAGAGATGGAAATATATACCGGAGGGCATCAATCTCTCTGAGAGCGTTAAAGAAATCACTTGACTTTTTAGTTTTCATAGCTTTTATAATTTCCATTCTAATCCTTTCTACTGCCACATGAGCATCTAAGAAGTGAGCAAACTCCCTTAGGGCATTAAAAGTATCAGGATGAAAAATTCCACCAATTTGTGATCTAAATCGACAGGCTCTTATCATGCGGTTTGGGTCCTCAAATATTCTATCTTTTGGATTTCCCACAAACTTGATTATTTTATTTCTAATATCTCTCATCCCCTTATTAGGATCAAAAATAACTCCACTAATTGGATCAAAAAATATTGAATTAATTGTAAAATCACGCCTTGCAGCATCAGTATCAAGAGTACCAAATTCTATAATTGAATTTTTATCAGATAAGCCAAAATATTTATCATTACGATAGGAAGCCACTTCAATACCATTAACTAATACTACTCCAAAAGATTTACCCACCAAGTCAACTTTATCATTAGGGAATAATTCTATAATTTGATCTGGTAAAGCTGAAGTAACAATATCTATATCAGTGGAAGGAATTCTTAAAATAGAATCTCTAACAAAACCGCCAACAACAAAAGCTTCATAACCTTTTTTATGAAGAACTTCAAAAATTTTAAGTGCTGATGGACTAAGATTATTTATTTTCATTGTTTTTTACCAATTCAATAAGTTTATCAATCCCATTAATTCCAAATGGTGAGTTACGAAGATACCCATCTAAAGCATTACAACGTTGACAAAGGATACGAAATCCAGGAGGGAAATTGTTTTTCTTCAACCATCTCCAAAGTTTATGCCCCTTCAAATATCCATCTCCATTATCCTTCCCACCAATATGATCTACACGGAGATTTTCTATACCCCCGCAATCAATTATAGAACATTGATGACCATAATAATTTAATATTTCATTAAACAATTCTTTATTTTTTTCCTGTACTATAATTTTTCTTTTTTCCTTATGCGCCTGATAATACTTATAATGATAACTTTTTACTTTACCTGGGTTATCTTTCTTCCATTTAATACTCTGGGCTGATCTTTTATTTTTATGCTTATAATATGATTTTCTACCACGTAGTCTTTCTTTTTCCAAATTTTCCAATCTCCATTTTCTTCTTTCTTCTAAGGTTAGCATATTTCCTCAAGGAAAAAGAAAATTTAAAACATGGATAGAATCAACAACAGAAAGAGCTAGTGCAGCAATACCAAAGCCTACTGTAGGAATAAAAGATAATCTATTACACCTAAAAGACAAGTAACACCACAACAAGAAACCCACCATAATTTTAAGTGGTAACCACCCCTCAGGAGATAAAATAACCATCAGAGATCTCATTAAAGGATTCATTTCTGTCATTAAACCAAATTGCTTTACCATACCATAGGTTGCAATACCGTCAAAAAAATTCAAGACAAAAAGTATAAAACCAACAATATTGCTACTCATTTGGTTCCCCTTTTTACCATGAATCTGTCACGATCAAAAGAATCCCTTTTCTCTGCCTCAGCAGTTGCAATCTGGTGGGCATAAAACAAATTACTCTCATGTGTTCTTTTTAACTCTGCTTGCCTTCTCTCAATTTCCTTTACAAGATTATTTTCGGTAATCATGGAATTATACAAACACGCCTTATGCCATTCGATATTCATTTTGTTTGAGTTTGCCATTGGTCCCTCCCTTTGATTATCTCTTCGGCATAATAAGGGGGAAAGTTTAGTCATTTATTGGATACTTCTAGCCTTCCTTTCCACTCAACAGTATCCCCCAAGACACGATCTAAAGTGAAGTAATCTGAATCTACAGGCTTTTCCTTTTCCAGGTAGAATTTCATGTTATAAGCCTCTTGTCCCACATTCATAAGCATATTAAAATCCTTCCTAAGTCCCTTTCCCTTTAGAAGTGCTCGATTTTCCTCAAGTTCTTCTACCTCTAATTTTATAGAACTTCCCAATGATGTACCCATAGAAATGTCTATTTCAATAGGACAAATAATCCAAGGATACATCCTCATAGTCTCAGCCTCAAGAATTTTCTTCATCATGGCTATAGAAACGAATAATTCTCCAGGCTTAAGATCGGAATAAGCAGCATCATGGATAGCGGCAAGAATTATACTCTGTAAATGTAACATCTTGAATTTCTTATATAATCTCACTAAGCCACTATTAGCCAAATCGGAAGCCGTTGATTGTATTGGATAATTTACAGACTTTCTCTGGGCCTCTAACTCAAAGGTTCTGCCCTGAAGGTAGAACTCTGGAATGGGAATCTCCCTACCAAAAATCGTCTTGATTCCCCCTATATTTTCCAGTTCCTTGTGCCTTGCTTCCATCCAGGACGCTACTTTATCATAACCCCCTAGCACACTGTCAATAATCTGCTGCGCTCTTTCCCTGGACACATGCAAGTCATCTTTCAGGGTATCAGCAGTTTTTCCGTACACAATTGCAAAATTTGTGGTCTTTCCGATAGAACGCTCATCAGGAGTTATCTTATCCCAAGACTTACCCGCAATCTCCCCCCCTGTCTTGGCATGAATGTCCACATGATTGATAAAAGCTTCAATCATTTTAGGCTCTTGGGATAGACAGGCCAAAACTCTCAGTTCCAATTGTGAAAAATCGAATCCCAAAATCAAGCCACCTTTTTCCCTCCATCGACTTGTATACATTCTCTTAATATCTGACTCACGGGGGAGAGTATGGAATCCCGAAGAATTGTGGACAAAAACTCCGGATGAAAGTGCAAAATTATTTGTTTTAGAATAAGCAATTTCATAAACAGAGATGGGATTTTCTAATTTTATTATTTTGACAGACACTACTCTATGGTTGTGTTTACAACTGTTCACATGCCCAATATAGCTGCCTTTAATTAAAAAAGTTTTCCCACATTTAGGGCAAGACTGATTAACAACGTCATTTAAATAATCTTTCTTATTATTTAATCCTTTACCACAGTAGCCAAGATGCCCATTTAAAGCTGCTTGTTTAACAAATATCTTACCACATTTAGGACATAGTTTATTTATTACTCTATTAAACACTTCAGTACCACATTTTATAGCAGCTAATCTTGATTTTTCTACAAATATAGGATCTTGAAGTTGCTTCCTAATTGTATCTTTAGCAATGGAAGACATTTTTTCTCTATATTCTTCATTATTCCATATTTCTTTAATTCTATTAATACAATCTTGTCTCCACTTTTCATCAATGCCCCACAACTCTTTCCATCTTTTAGAATTTATAGGAATAGATAATTTTAAAGACTTTTCCCTAAATTTAGGGGTAAGCATAAAATGGGCATTATTTCTACCAATCTGGACTTGCTTGTTTCTTCTATCTTCTGACTCCCAACTTTTAAGACCATTATTTCTAAGAATCTTTATTTGTTTTTCTCTATATTCTAGGTCAGACCATCTTTTCAATAATCTTTCACTAGATTTTTTTCTACCCTCATCAGAACAAACATATTTTAGAAGTAAGTCCGCCTTACCAAGAGAGGCGTGAAGTATCCAATGATCATGTTCCCCCATCCAAATTAAATTTTTAGGGTAATTATTTTTTCTATTAAAATCGTCATGATGAATAACCAAGTATTTATCTTTGGTATTTTTCCTAACCTCCAATTTTTGATCTCTATTAAAATAATTAGCTACTAATTTATGAGTAAGAATTTTTTTACCATTTTTATTATTTATAATAACTTCATAATCTTTATATTCTCCTATTTTTTTAGTTTCTCTGTATAAAGGCATTAAAGAATCACCAGGATTAAGATACTGGGCTTCTTTATAAGACCCATCTCTTAACATCCAAGAATGGTCAAGAGTGCATCTTTCAATACAACCATTATCTAATATAACTTCTGCAATAATAGTAACTTTCTTAGTTTCCCCAATTGATATAGCTTCAACAGGAATTATGCCACCATCTTGAAGACAACCATATAAATATATTTTTTCATTTATTGGTAATTTATCAATTTCTATTTCTTCACCATTTAGTAATGAAATTTTTGTACTACCAACTAAACAAAGTCTACCAGTTATGGTCCCTGGAATCATGAACTCTTGACGGTAAAGATTATCCACAAACTGGTTCATGACAGGATCTACATAGGTGGATTTCAATTTGTCTATGGTTCGGTAATCAGCCAGGTTATCAATAAAGATTCTCTGGTCCTCATTCAGCTTAGGATAAAGATGGAGTAATTCCACGGCTTCTTGGTCAGTGGAAGGGGCTTTGGCAGACCTATCCTTTCCCCCCTTGGTTTTCTTGAGTACAGGCATACCCAAATATTCTTTGTCATACATTACATCCACAAGGGCCAACCGTTTTGTCATCGTAAATACTTCAGCTACCATTTCCTCTTCGGATAGCTTCTTTTTCTTTCTAGGCTTTTCATTTGCCTCTCTCACAGAACCTATGTTAGCCTCAATATATTTCTTAACCATAGGAAAGGATAAAGCCTTGTCAAACATCTTATCCAGCATATCTCCATAGGTGTTCGCAAGGAATTTATGAACATCCTCATCCAAGGCTATTCCCGAAATCTCAGATTCGGTCAAGACAATTGTTAGATAAGTAATAAATTCTCTTAGCTCTGTCAAATCCTTAGGGAAGTCCTCAAGAAGATGGTCATGTAACTTCCGATTGTAATAAGCATCCAAAGCCCCATATTCCCCAAGAATGGACGTAGGCAAAAGGGCATAGTTAGTTTTATCCTCCTTTAATCGGAACAACTCCAGGTAGCTTGTAACTTTCTTATCCCAATCATCTACTATATTAAACAATTTTTTACAGCAATCCTTGAGTTTCAAATTGCCTAATTTCTGATTGTAAATCAAATGGAGAAGAATCATAGTATCATCAAACACAACAACATTATCTAAATTTGCTATCCATTTATTCCAAAGCAGAATCAACAAATCATATTTGAGATTATGGCCGACAAGAGGAACACTTTCAAGAATCTTTATAAACAACCCTATTATCTTAGAAACCTGTTCAGGAGTAATATCCCAAGGAATTATTGGAACCTGGTATGGATATTTATCAGGATGATGATTTTCATTAGTAACTCTGAGCGGTATTGAAAACCCCTTGGGATTAAGAGAATGAGCAAAGTTAATCATAAGGATTTTGGCTTTCCAATAATCCAAAGAAGTAGTTTCCAAATCCACTATTATGTATGGAAGATTTTCTTTATTTGCCAGGATAAATTCAAGTTCCTGGATAGCTCTATTAGGGTTTAGAATTTCATAGTCTGCTCCCTTACTCTCGATACTCACAGTTGATAAATTTCCTTCTTTAGCAAGGCCCCAAGCCCTGTTCAAAATACCTCTAAATTTTCCCTCTCTTTCTTTAGGGGCTCTGGCAACCCAAGAGGGATGAACATTAGGTACTACCAAAAATTCTGTGTTATTTATTTTTACTCTCATAGGCATCCCGGCTACTGACAGAATTCCAGGATCAGGAGGGAAACCAAATATGGATTGATATGCTATTGCTCCCATTGGCATCAAGATAACTTTATTGGGATCAAAAGCCTTAAGCTCTTTGAATAAAAGTGAGCGGCAAGAAAAGATTTCCAAAGCCTCAGGAGTACGGAAACCTTGTGAAGGATCATCAAACCTCTTGAGGGGCAAACACTTTAAGGCATTAGTAAGATATATCAGAGGAAGTTTATCACCCAAAAGCAATTCCAACTCTTTCCCTGCTTTACCAATGAAAATTGTTCCTTCTATATCCTCATCAGGTCCAGGGGCCTCCCCAATCCCAACAAGGATAGGATCATTTAAGTTTCCACGGCCACCAAGACCTGGATGCTTTATATCCTGATAACAGAGTAAACACTTTTCACAATCATCACAAATAGCAGGTGAATTCCCCATTAACCCTCCGTAAAGTTATCCACATAAGCGGCAAGAATATCCCCATGACAAAGAGTTTCCATTTCAGACTTACCCTCTTCTTTGCACCAGCAACCCAATATTTTTCCCTTAAGTTCCTGTACTGCATCAATCATAAGAGCAGAATTGGAATAGAAATATTCCTTGAACTTCTTAAGACATTCCAACCTATCACCGTCAATCCCTATCTTAAAAGGGTTTCGATATTTACTATCAATAGGAATTCTTGGATTCCAACGACCAATATAAATATCATCCATTTTCCCTTCTAAATTTTATTTCTTCTTGTTCCCTATCTTGATTAACTTGATCCATCCAATCAGAACTAACCTCAAGGTATTCTCCTAAAACCACTCTAACACAAGTTTGACAAAGATCAAGTGTAACTTTGGCTTCATCTCCAAAAATGGAACCATAACCACCTTCAAACTCAACATGAAAAAATTCCTGCCATTCAATCATGTTATCTGAATTATATTTAAACGCTCTCTTACATCGGTTACATTTCTTTTCCTCTGGTTCTAAAATAAAAGTTTCAATTCTTTTATATTTTATAGGCATGATTCCTCCTCTCTTTTATTGGCAAAATCCTCTAATTTGTTTAGTGCATTCTGTAAATATTTATTATCCCTCTTTACTCTTTCCAACTCTTCAGACATTCTTGGAAACTCTTCCTCCATGACTTTAAGATAAGTCCACAACCATGCAAGGGAGTTTCTTTTTTGAAAGTTCTTTGGCCTCTTTATCCAATCAAATTCCACTCCTCTGGGTCCTATATTCTCATAAACCCAAAGTAATCCAAATGGCTTTTCAACCTCTTCAGGTTTTATCAATTCAGCGGGGCAAGCAATAATGAGGGATGAACAGAACTGAGAATACAAAGCCCATTTTTCGTCTTTAATAAAATCCCCCCTATTGACTTTAATTTCAAAACCTCTTATTAATCGTTTATCAAAATTTATTAGTAAAGCATCTATTCTAAGATCTCCCCAAGTAAATTCAGGAATTAGAATAGACCTATAACTTCCTAAACGTGGTAATTCCTTAATAATATCATTAGCAGTCATTATTTATGCTCTTTCTTTGATAAGATATATTCAACAGCTTTATCTATTGGAAAATCAGATAAATGTCTCTCCTTAATAGAATTATTTTCTTTACCCTGAGAAACCCTGCAAACCCAGCTTATATGTTTACCCAATCTTTTAGAAATTTCAGTTAGTGTAAGTCCTTTACTCTTTAGTTCAAATATTTTAATTTTTATATCATCAACAGACCTAGAAACTTTTGAACCCTCAGGAAGGAAAGGCATTTGATCTTGAATAAAATCAATAGGAATATAACCAATTTCTTTGCTATCAAGAGCAATAAAAGCAAAAATATCTACTTCCTTATCTGTATAACAATTTTTTCCATGCTTTCCACTTCTTTTTCCATGAAAAATATATCTAAAAGGAGATTCACCCTTTTGTCCATTCTGTTTACTTCTTTTTCTTTTTCCAATTGTTGACTTTACTTGAATTTTTAAAAAAATATGATTTTTAGTTTCTAAAATAATATCATAAGAAAGACCCTCAGAAGTAGGGAAAGCCCTAAATCCCTTTAAAATTAAATCAGCAGCAACTAAAAATTCACCTGCCCTACCTACATTTAAACGATAATTTTTATCAATCATAGAAACTTAACCTTAAATTCAAATAATCCTTTTCTTTTCATATTAATAAACTTTCCCTCAATCCCTGATTTCTCCAATCTTTCAGCCGCTTGCTCTCCATAAGCAATCAAAACAGAGGGGCCACCATTGGAACTCTGCCCTTCATCCCCTGTGCAATCGGTAAAGGAAACCCTCTTTTTGATAAACAGGATTGCAGAACAGTCATTCCAAACATGGTCAAAGAACATTTTGGTTTCAGTCAGGGCAAAGACAAGAGCTATCCCATTCCCATACTCTTTAAGCTTTTTAAGCCACAGCTTAGTCTCAGGGCCATAAGGTGGATTAACAAATACCATACCAAGCCATTCCTTACTCAACCCATTATCCTCTTTTGTAAACCATCTAGGCGCAATATCAAATGGCCTTCTATCAGAGGAGCAGGGGTCCAAATCAAATTGCCCAAGCTTGTCTATAATCCATTTCGGGGTAAACCATTCATTGGTTCTACCTTGATACGTTCTTTGATGACCACCTATTCCAGATCCCATATTGAACACTCCTTAATCGATCTTTTTCTGACATTGAGGCAAACCTGTTTCCCTAATATCTCTTTTACCCTAACGGAATATTTCTTACACCTACCATTCCCCTTCTTGTAGGTGCATGGAATCTTTTTCATTGGGCAAACCAAATTTCCTATAGAGTTTCTTACAATCAAAATTTACTCCCTATCCTTATCAGGCATAAAAGGTTTTCTCTTCTTATCCTTGCGATAAATTTTTTCCAACGCCTCACAAACAGGGCATCCAGACATAGGAGCCACACCACCATGGGGCCTGGATTCAGGAATCGTTGTCTCAAGAATTTTCTTTGGTGCTTCGAGTTCCACTTTCATTTCTCTCTCCTTTCTGATTTATAACCATATATAGTCTAAAATAAATTTCCCATTGAATTCTATTCTTATTTACTTTAACATTGCAACTTCTACATAAATTAATTAAATTACTAAAATCACAATGCTTCTTATTATAATCAATATGATGAATAGTATTTCCATATTTTTTACAAAGTTGACAAATATAATGATCCCTTTCTCTAATTTTATTTTTTAATTCATTAGTCCACTCTAAACTATAAGGTTCAAAAGAGGACCCTCCATTCCAATTATTATTCTTATCACCTGTTTTTTCTTTCATTAAAATAGAAACAATAGGATTTTTCTTTCCAAGCATAGGACTAGGTTTAGCTGAAATATCTGGTCTTTTCTTTCCTGCCCAATAGCCAGGTTTACCAAATCTTGGACTCTTCTCTCCTAACATTCTAACAGAATGATCAAAATTTTTCTTTCCAAACCAATAACCTTTCTCACCTTTTTGAGATTCACTCATCTCTCTCAATTCATCTTTAGTATGTTTCCTATTAAATATAGGACTATTTTTACCAGTTCTACCAAACATTGGATTTTTATTACCTATCCTAGAAGCAGCTTCAATATTTTTCTTCCCTATTCTATTATGCCCATTAATAAATCTATTTCCTGGTTTGGCATAATTACCACAATTGCATTCACATAATTTAAACTCTTTGGTTTTCATTATCCCCCCGTAACTTGGGGTGGAGTCTTTCCCCAATTCTCCTTATCGTCAGATAGTTTAAATGGGATCTCATCTTCTTTATCTCCACGGTGTTCCCAATACTCTGTTGTCTTTTCAATAAATCCACCTTCGGCATAAACTCTATACGGCCGGCACCATCGGTTGTCATAGAATAATTTGTAGACTACAGGATCTACTTGTTTAAATTTTTGGACATAAAGAACATTGTATCCACTACTTTTAACTAAGTTAAAGACAGTAGAAGGTCTTGTTGTCAAACTTGGTCCTCCATATGCCCTCAATGCAAAATTATCCTTGACTTCTTTGTTAATATTAATCTGGACTGACACTATTGCCATATTCCCTGTTCCTTGTAACTTATCATGGATTCTGGCCATTTGATGAGCGGCTTGAGTATAATCCTTTGAGGCATCAAAGTAATCGCAAATAATAATGGAATCTTTATACAACCTAACTACATCAGCAAATTCAGTTTCAATTTCTATTCTATGGAAACTAAGATTATTTTTATCTTGCCAGTATTCCATTGGTTTCTCACAAAACAGATAAGCCATTCTGCTTTCAATATCCTCTGCATCAATTTCGGAATTACTAAAATAATGAATAGGAGTTATCCTATAATTGGGTTTAATAAGGCTAAAGTTAAAAGCAGTTTTTCCTGCATTAACTTCCCCTTGTACCAGAATAATCCTCTCAGGCTTAAACGTCCCTAAGAGATTAATATTCAATGGCAAAGCTATCTTAAAAGACTTTTTCTCATTTTTAGCTAATGGCATTTCCACCACCTTTGTTGAAATAACCCGATAATTACCGGATTTTGAAAGTTGTTCAATTATATTATCTTTCTTAGCTCTAAACAAAGTAACACGTAAATTATTTTTTTCACTTTCAGAAAAAATATGAAATTCATTTTGAAGAAAACGATGGTCAAACATTTCCCCTGGATGATCATTAATCCAGGACATTATGTTCCTATTCAAAGATCCATCGGAAAGAATATAGCCAAATACTTTTCTACAAAAGTCTTCCCATGAATATTTATCTTTACAAGTGGCGTGGGAACAATGAAACCATGGCCTTCGATGGTCTTCAGGTACAAAAATAAAAGCATCTCCTAAGTTATTTACACCGCTTTCATGTTCTGTTCCCTCCTCTGATCCCCAAGGGCAAGTAATCTTAAATTTGAATCCCGATTTTCCACCCTGATCCATACCCCACTCTTGCTTATATTCAAAACCAATAGAGCTAAGTTCTTCGGCCAAATAGGATTCTGTTATCTCTACATCTTTCTCTTTAACTTCATTGGATTTAACAATAGGGGGGAACACTTTTTGATAAATCATCTCTGTCAAATCTTTTGGTCTTTTTTCTATTTTATTGTTATCAAATCCATTTATTTTAGGAATAGGAACACCCGTAATTGTTACATAGTGATTCCCCTCACCAAAAAATTCTATTTTCTGCTCTTCTGGTTCCCCCTTTTCATTAAAATCTTTGAATATCCCTGCTTTTCTCCCTCCTTTCATCCAATTTTCTCTCACATAGATCCTACACCCCTTTCCTGAAGGGGTTAATTCAGTCCAGGACAAGAGTTTAGTAATAATCCTAATCACGGTAGCCTTAATCTCTCCTGATTCATTCTTAATGTCATCCAGGTCAAAAGAAAGGATATGAGAATTTTTATCCTTATCCCCCTTACCATAATAATTTAGACCTAAACCGGACATTTTATCAGGGTTAGATTGGTAATATGCTTTCGCTACCCAGTATGTTCCCCATGTCTTTTCGTCATTGGTCTTTGCCTGGAATCCAGTATTGGGATCAATCGGCATCTTAACAGGCTTGGCTTCTCTCATTAGGACTTCAGCCTTTTTAATTTCAGCCTCAGAGGGAGGAATCTCTTGCCAACAAATCCAAATAGGTTTATCCAAGTCATCTTTGAATATTAATTCTATATTCTCAAAATTTGGTTTTATTGTATACACTCAATCCCCTTTCAGCTAATATATAGAAGCTACCTACTACCATACCTACCATCCTACCTACCTATATAATAGTAGTTACTAGTAATTACTAGAGAGTATATATAATAATATATACTATTAATAATAATACTATTAAGCACTCATTTCATTACACGCTTCTGAACTCTCTAACTCTTTAATATAGTTTTGATTTTTAAAAATCATTACGTAATGCTGCATTACAACTTCGTGTAATGCTATTACGCAGTCCATTTTTAATCCCCTGAATTTGGGTATGTAATGCTCCATTACATTCATTTTTGTTGCAAAAAAGACACTGTAATGCTCCATTACACTCTTGATTTTGTCAAAAAAGGTAGTGTGTAATGCTCCATTACACACCTGATTTGGGTTTAAAAAAGGTAACGTGTAATGCTCCATTACACCCCTCATTTTACCTCTCCTGATAATTCGGCTATCTCTTGTCGAATATCTTTTCCGCTAATTCCATCCCCAATAGTATCCCACCCAGGACGTTTCTTTCTGGCAAAAATATCAATCCTATTTTCTCCCAAAGGATTAATTAATTCATAAAATCTATCTGGCTTTTGTGAATGCTTAATATTTTCTGCATTGAAAGCGGCGGGTATTAATTTTCTGATTGGCCAGAGGTCGGGTTTCTTCTTGTAACCAACAAGGATAAATTCTACATTCCATAGGAATCCATATAAGGGCATCCCTGCAGATCGGCCATAGGTTTTTTCCCATGTCATGGTCAAAAGGTGATTGAATCCCCACCCCTCAAGGATGGGTTTGGCATTGAATAGGAATTTTTGGATAGTCCAGAGAAAGCACCAACATGAATCATCAGAAATTGCTGCAAGGGGCAAGGCGGCTATTTCATCAACAGTCATGGTGGAATAGTCCATCTTGACTTGATTTGGCCTTACTTTTCGGGTTAACTTCTTGATATTCCACGGAGGATCAATAACCATTACCTGATATTTTTTCACCATTCCCCCTTTAGGATAGGTAAGTTAACCACATGGCTAACTCCTTGAACTCAAGATCCTTAAAGATTTTTGTAATATAACCAAGGTTCTTTTCGGCTTTTTGGGTAGAAATCTTAAGTTCTTCCAGGACTGAATCAAGGGAAACCTCACAATGATCCAAGTCCATTAAGAGGTAGTTTCTCTTTACTATCTGGAAATGATTAATGATTTTGTTACCAAGGGGATCTGGATTGGCTACAGCCCAGTCATATAATCCCGAAAGGGAGGGTTCTTTTAACTGTTTGATAATATATGGAGCAGCCTTCCACTTATCACCTAACTCAGGAAATTTCTTACCCATTCCTAACCTTGGGACTCCCAAAATTTTGTCGGAATCATCCCCCACCAAAGATTTCCAAAGGGAGAAATACTCAGGGGCAAATCCCCACTCTTTGGTGAATTTTTCCCTATTCCAGTGCTCATCAGTACGGGGATTATAAACGTCAATGTCCAATTTGGTCAATTGTAGGAAATCATCATCCCCAGACAAGGCTATAATGCCCCAGGTTCGCATATGCTTGGCTAAGAGGTAGAGAACGTCATCCGCCTCTGTTTGTTCCATTCTGAGGGTAGGGAAACCCAATTTAGGGGTAATATCCATGAGAGTGTCAAAGGTAAACTTGAGAATCTTTTGAATCTTGAGTTCCTTTTCGTCCCTTACCTTGTACTCAAGGTAAAGGACTTTTCGGTAGGGACTATGCCCTCCGTCAAAGACAAGGATCATTTCATTACCTAATTCCCTCAGATACCAAAGAGACTTCAGAAAAATAAAAATCCCCCCTGTAGGAATCCCTTGAGAGGTTTGTAAATGAGAACCCTTATAGACTGACCTATGGGCTAAATAATTTGCATCTACTAAAGAATATTGGTAAGCCATTTTCTGTTTCCTTTTTAAGTGGACAGTCAGGGCAGGAGGAATTGAACCTCCGTAACTGGGTTCCAAACCCAGGACCTACGGCCAGCTTAGGCTATACCCTGGCTCTCCACTCAACTCAGTTTTACAAACCGATAGGGTTTATCTTTCTTCCCGCTCTTAACTTTGGGTTTAGCATTTTTCCAACTATTAATAAGACAATTTACGTAGTTAAGCTTATGTAATGCCCCTTTCCAATCTGCATACTTACAAGTCCATGAGTTTTCAGTATTAGACAACCAAATAGCAAAAGTTTCTGCAAAGTCCTCATCAGGGTGAATCTGAGAGTAGCAGGAATTATAATCACTTAAGTTCTTAACAAAATCCCTAGAATTAAGATTAGGTTTGAATTCATTAGAATGACTATTAGGGTGTTTATAAGGCTTGTTAAAATTTCCAAAAATTTCAGACCAATCTTTCATCTCATAAAATTTATAAGCATAGTTAATACAATGTCCAACCTCATGACGAATGATCTTTAGAATTGGTTCTTTTTGAGTGATAATTCCATCTTCTTCAAATGCTTTAAATATTGGATAATAAAAAGAATAGTGAACTCCAATAATAGGAACTTTGTTAGGACACCCCCAAGAATCAGAAGGAAATATCTTTATAATAAATTTAATATCTTTATTAAACAATTCTTTTTGGATAATATTAATAGAATCCAATAAAAATTTGCTAGGAATTAATTTCATTTCTCCTCCGATGATATTCTTTCATTATTTCTGCATGTTCTGGCCTTTTCTTTCCAAAAAATGGATGATCACTACCTCCCTTAAATTCTGTTTTTGAGTGTTTACCTTTATGTTTATCTCTATTTATTGCTTTGGTTTCTTCAGTATGAAATTTCCCATAAAAAGGATTCTTATCTCCAATTTGCTTTTTGTTTCTTTCTGAAGTATGAAGGAACTTTTTTCCTTTGGAAAATTTATTTCCTCTCATTCTTATAGATTGATCTGGATTCTTTTTTCCTCTCCACCCACTGCCCCTTTTCTTTCTTACTTCTTCTGAAGGATTTGAGCCACCACCTTCTCCACCATCAGTAACATTATATCCATTAGGTACTTTAGTTTTATAAAAATCAATCATTATTATTTCATATTTATTAAGTTCCTCAATAGATCCTGCCCAAGAAATTTCTTCCCATTCAAAATTTTCCTTACCATATTTTCTAAGTGCTTTATGGAAAATCATACTACTATTTCTGGAGAAACTAAAGTGTTCAGCCTTTCTAAATCTTAATTCTTTGGTTGTTTTACCAACATAATTCTTACCATTTATTTTATTTGTAACTATATAAATTCTACCAAAAATCACTATTCCTCCTCAATCCATTCCCTGGACTTTGATTCAAGTTTATCATATTCTTTTTTGGAATAATGATTTACTGGCCATCCATTGTCTTGATGGGGGGGAATCACAGATATATAATCTCTTATATCCCACAAAAGATTTACAATAAAAGAGAACATTGACCAAAACATTTTTCTATCTGATTTTCTCATCTTCTACCTCTTCCACATCACAGGGTTTCCCGCAAGCGGTACATTCATGCCACATTGTAATTTGGGCTTCTTGCTCACTATGATAAAATTCTTTATCTGGCTTAATGGACACCAAAGCTTTGCAGCATTTGCTGACAAGTGGAGATTTTGTAATTATAGTAGCCATTTTAAACCTCACGAATTATGATATGAAGATACCATGTCCCTTTATACTGGGATTTTTCCCAAACCTCTGCCTCAAATAAAGCACCAGAATCCATCAAAGGGGCAATCATTATATTCTCTTCCTTGCTCACGTATCCCACTTGTTTCTTATCAGCCATGACCATAATGGCGTTTGGGTCATATTCATTCTCAGGTTCACGTACAAGAGATATGGAGGCATTGTCAGACATATTGCCCAGGATTTCCTGCCTGGAAGAACCATCAAGATTGGGAAAAGAAACTCCAGTTACCTTTAACAACAGATCGGTGATTTTGTCATCTTCCATAGTTTCTCCTTGTGCTCTTCTTTAGCTTTTTATAAATTTCTCTAAGTCCAGTACAAAGTAGCTGAACCCCTTTATTTTTTTGAATAGCCTTATACTCAGTAACTTTCTCCTCCTTGGTCTTCCCCCTGTAAACCATTTTCCTTATTTTCTTAGCCCTGCTCTGATTCATTTTCCCTCCCAAAACTCTTTAATATTTTAAGTTTCCTTTTTGCATATTTGGACATTTCCCTATTCTCATAGTATGCACATTTTTCATCTTGACACCATTTCTCCTCTAAGTGTGGGCATGATTTAGGAAGTATCCAAATGAAATCAACCCACTTTCGGCTATTTAAACAAAAAACCTGATTTCATTTTTTAAGAAACTTTCTTTTTCTTTCAAAAAGTGATTTTAATTCAGGGTAAATAAGTAGTATATCTTCTTCAAAAGGGCAAGTGGCGCAGCATTTAACCTTATCTGATTTTAGATTCCTTTTGCATAATTTTACATGATTTCTTAATTTTATTATGTCCAATCCCCCTCCAAGTTATTGAATGTAACTTTTGACTTTGCATCCAATCAACACGAAGACTAACCCCACAAGTGCAATCTTTATACTTTCCTTTAAGCTTGCATCTTTTACAAGGAGCATACCATAATAACCTTTTTCCCCAACTAACTTTTATTTTATTTCTAACTGGCATAAAGGTCGAATAACAAAGTAATGACCTTTCTTAGTTATTTTAGTCTCTATTACATGCTCGTTTATACCTATCCTTAAATCATTTTCCAAATGTCCTAATAGTGACTTCATAGTTAATTTAACATAAGATTGACCTTTAATTCTTACTCTCTTTCCTTTTGGCATTTTATTAAACCACAAATCCAATGGATTCATATTTATCTTTTTTCGGCATGACTGGCCAACAATCGGTTGAAAGTCAATTCGTCATCCACTATCTTAATTCCTAATTCGTCATAAAGCTTTCGCCTTCTCAGATATTGGGAATAGAGGTAGACATGATATCGGTCAATAAAATCATAACAATAGACCCTGTTAACCTTGTCTTTTTTCTTTCGGATTATCCTTCCTATCCACTGACGTAAAGAAATCTTTCCACGTTTGCCACCGCCACCCCCGGCCATAATCATTCCCTGGATAGCAGGAAGATCAATGCCCTCTCCGAATACCTTTGTGGCAATTAAGGTATCATACTGGCCGGCTTCAAAAGATTCTCTGAATGCACTATAGTCTATGATAAATTCATTCTCATTGGCATTGTCATCAAAGGTAACAGCATGAGCACCACCTGAAACATAAATTGCCCTTGGATCTTTCAGACGATAAAGCAACTCAAGAGCATGTTCCTTTAACTGGACAGGGATAAGAGTAGGGAATCCATATTCCTTAAATACTTGGGATGCCCCATGGACCAGTATATTTCTTTGGCTATTTTCACTAATCCCTTGATTATAAATCTTTCGGTAGTTTCCAGGGAACTTGCTAATCCTTCCAGGAAGGGATTTGAAAAATACAAAAGGTTCAGCCACCAATCCCAGACTGACAAGGTAGCTTAAAGGGATAGAAAATATAGGAGCACCAGCAATTCCATAAACCTGAGTATCACTAGATAGTTCCAGAATATCGTCATCATTCTGGAATGGAGATCCCGAAAAGCAAAGAGTGTATTGAGCATTGGTTATACCAAAAGCAAGCTCAATCCAGGTTGGGGCCTGAATATGCTGACATTCATCAAAGAAAGCAGCATCAGCTTTCTCTATAAAATCCTTTATCCTGCCACCCTCTCTGTACCCTTTTACTAAAGAGTTTATCGTCCCTACAATTACTGGGCAGTCCAATTCTTGGTTGGTTCCATGCACCCTGCCCACTGATCCTTGGGGGAACCCCCGCAGAAGGGCTCTGGAATAGAACTGTTCCACAAGTGACACTGTAGGGACGATAATTAAAACCTTGCTTATTTTGTTGCTATTAAAGAGTATAGAAATAGTGGCCAGAATTATTTCAGTCTTACCACCTGAGGTGGGGATTACCTCTATCCCTCTTTTGAGGATAAGACCCTTCCGTATAGCCGCTCTTTGGAAATCATAAAGCTTAATTCCTTTGAGAATATCTTCGGGAACTTCTCCAAACTCTCCAACGTCTAAATCGGGAATCCCAAAGACTTCCAGCTTTACTTTATTTTTTAAGATATTATAAAGACCCCAGAAAGTAAAAAATGTACCATTTTCCTCAAATAATATAGTTTCGGTTTCAGAATATTCATCTCCTGGCCATGTAAGAAGAGATCTTACTTTATCTATCTCATCAGAACTAAAATTAGTAAATATCAATCTTTTTCCATCAATTCTACCTCTCATTTTTAAAGCACCTTTTTATTAAGTCATCAATCCCATTAATTTTAAGTTTAGGGTGTTTACGAAGATAACCATCTAAAATATTACAATAATGGCAAAGAATTCTAAATCCTGAAGGAAAATTATTTTTTATAATCCATCTCCAAAGCTTACTACCATATCTGTATTTGTAATCGACATTTTCTCCATTAATATGATCTATACAAAGATCTTCAGTATTACTACACTCTGGTATAGAACATTGGTGTCCATAATGATCTAACACCTTTTCAAACAATATTTTATTATTTTCTTTCTGACGTTCATTTACATAATCTTTATTTTTTTCATAGAACTTTCCTTTATAGTTTTTAATTTTATTTGGATTCTTTTCTGCCCATATTTTATATAATTCACTCATTCTTCCTGGATTATTTTTTCTCCATTCTCTACTATAATCTAAATTCTTCTTTTTATTTTTTTGATAATATTTACTTTTAGGCACATTCTATTCCCCAGTACCTGTCATGAGTTGTTTTAATTGGCCACTTTGTATCTTTTCAAAAAATGTCATTCGTTTCTTGGTATCATAGGAATCAGCAAGGAAAACAGCTAACACCTCCCTTTGTCCTAAATCTACCAAAGCCATTTGAGCAGCAACAGCATCATAAAGAATCTTCCAAGCAGTCTTGCTTGCCTGTTCCTCTATCTTTTTGAATGTCCCTTTTCTTGGTCTAACATATTCCTCCCGCAAAAGTTTTTCCACTACATCAGCCCGGGCATAGAGTTTGAAAGACATTAAACCTTCCCGATTATCCAGGGATCTCATTTTTACATCCTTAATCATGAAAGCAATAGCGGATAACTCACCAGTGGGTCCATACTCTTTCATAATATTAATAGCCCCATGTTGAACTAGAATCTTTTCAATAGAGGCAACTGATTTATCCGCCGAAACCCCCGAAGTATAATTTTTAAGTTTCATTTCCTTTGCGCCTTTTCTTAGTTTTCTCTTCCTCAATTTGAGGGCCAAAATCCTCTTGGTTCATTTTATCCAGCATTATGGCCACTTCTTTTTCTCTGTCGGTAAGAAGGGTTTCCCGTTTACCCAAAAATCTTTCCTCATATCCCCACAGCTTTCTGATAATCTTTACCTTAATCAGTGGACTGATATAGGAGTAAGAGCGGTAAACCAAGTAATCCATATAATCTTCCAAACCAGGAGTTTCATTGGCCACTTCTTGTAATTGCTTGGCATTCTGGAATTTGATTTCTTTTACCTCTATTCCTATTTTTTCCTCATGTTTGATTACTGTAGGGAAATTTAAAGTAGCCCAAGGAGATTTAGACATATCTATTAGTTTAGCAGTCCTGAGATACCGTACCAGAGTTTCAAATTTGTCAATTCCAGTTTCCCCTTTCATAACCAATATAGCCCTTTGCTTGGGTAAAGTCAATTTATTTTTATGAGTAAATACTTCTGTAAGGATTCCCTCAGAATAAGTCTGACCATCAGGGGCTACCTTAGTCAAATCCTCTTTCTTGGTAGTTTTCAACCGGGCTGATGCATGGAAATGGAATCCTTCCCCACCCGGGGATCTCTCTGTCTCTGCCCCTTTGAATCTGCTCTTCTGAGGGACATGATAGAGTTGATTTACAATAAACATTATGGAATCTGTTTGGGCTAAAGGTTGAGTAAGCTTTCTCAAATTGTATCGAATAATTCTTGCTTTTTCTGCTAACCCACCTTGATACTGTCCTGATGTTTCTTTCTCTTCCCCATCCTCATCCTTGGATTTCTTTTTAGTAGGTTCTGCTATTTCAGCATTGGTAGGAGCAGCGGCAATTGTGTCCCAAATAATAAGTAAATGGAATCCGTTAAGCTGGCATTTCTTTAAATAATAATCCATAATTTCAAATCCAACTTCTACTGTTTCAGCTTCACGAAAGAGAAAATTGGTCAAATCACAACCCATAAATAATGCTCTTGCCTTATCCACTGCAGATTCGGTTTCAATCCATAGGATTAGATAATTATTGTCCTTCTGGCTAATCCAATACTTGGAAAAGGCTTTGGTAGCTTCCAGGGCAAGGGTGGATTTACCACTTGACTCCCACCCCATAACCTCATAGATTTTTCCTGTGTATAATCCGCCACCCAAGACAATATCCAAAGTAGGCACGTTAAAAGGAATTATACGTGCAACGTCAGAGAATAAATCATCCTCTGCTGTTTTGACCCCCAATTTCTTATCTTTATCCTCAAACATTGTTTCAGGAATCATGTTGTCTCCTTAATAAAAATCTAAAATACAAGCAGTGATAGCCCATGATAATAGTCCTATTGATGGGAGTATAAACATAAAGAATAAATCCATCTTATCACCGCACATATTTACCAAAAGTTAATCTATGTATCAATAAAGAAATAGAAACTATCATAAAACCTATCCAATTAATAAAAAACCATGTATTAGATAGTGGAATAACTCCTAGTATAACAAGGAATATTTGAATAAAGAATATTCCACACCAACTAAAACATAATTTAGACCATCAACTCATAAAATACACCTAAATCAGGAGAGGGATTCTGCACTATGCTTCCAGGATTCCATTGCTTTTTGGTATTGGCAGTTGCTAAACGTCCTCCACCATGTAGCTTGGTCTTCTGATAGTGTAAAATGACTTATGAATCCCTCTCCCTTATCATTAAGCTTGCTTAATAGCCAATTGGCAATGAAACTCATTCATGCAACAGAGACACTTCTTAGCATTCTCAGGAGCATCATGAACCACTTTATTCCCAAAGCACTCAGGAGCACCTTTGGGTTTCTCAACCCCAGGTTTGGATACAGTAGGGGCCACAGGGGGAACCTCAGAGGCTTTAGCCACTTCTTGAACAGGTTGAGTAACCTCCACAGGCTTTACTGGCTCTGGGGGCTTAGCCGCTTCCACAGGCTTTGGGACTTCAGCTACAGGTTTTTCTTGTTCAGGGGCCTTTACGGGCTGGGCAGGAGGGGGAGAAAATTTAGCGGCATCTTGAGTTTTAGCTTCCCCCATTTTTTTCATCAATAAGTCATAGAGGGCTTCCGCACCCTTCTTACAAGTCTCAATTTCCTTATCTGTAGGAGGCTTGATAACTTTACTCAGGTCGGGAACCTTCTTGAGAATTTCCTGAATCTCTTCCTCTGTAGCAGCAATAGGAAAAGAACCACGATTATATTTCCTATCCCATTTATCACTCTTTTTCTCCCTTGAATAAGTTACAGCACAACCAGTTCTTGGATCAGTAATATCATTTACTGACTTATCCAAAACCCAAGACAAGATTGTTTCATACCCAAAAGAAGACTGTCTCATGATTTTGGGAACCTTGGGATTTACTGCTTGAGGATTTTCAGAATCTTCCAGAACCAAGACTGCGGCATATCCTTGAGCATTAACAAGGTATTCCTTCAGGTCGATGAATTTCTCAAAGTTAGCACAAACTTGATGGATAGGACAAGGATTACCCCAATGCTCTTTAAGGCATTGCGCCAACCCCCTATCAACTCCAGGAATGTTAAAGTGTGCTCCCGTAACCACACCCAGACCACCATCGGGTTGAGGCAAATAACGGACTACAGCCCTTCCCTGTTTTGGGAGAGTATAGAAAGTTCTACCCCTGCCCTCTTCCTTCTGTCTCTTTTGCCTTTCGGCTAACTGCTGTCTTGCTTTTTCAATGTCCATCTTTTACACCCTCCCTTTATTTTTTATAATTATACCAAGCCTTGAATACAACCCCATCCTTACAATAGACAATCGAATTGTCTGAGTCAGTTAATAGAAATGATTCTAAATTATTAATGCCACCATGATCTTTACAAAGCTTTTCAGCTTTGTCTATCCCATCTTTTGTTACCCCACCAGAACAGGAATAAATAATTAAAAGACTAAAAAATAATGCAATTAATATTTTCATGACATTAACCTCTTATCATTCCCGCCCAGAAGATTGTTTTCCTCAAAGGTTTTTAGCATGTCCATTGGACTTACTTTTGAATCAATAACCAGTAAGTTATCCAAATACTTTTCCATGGTAATCCCAGGAATTGAAATCCTATCTCCATCCTTTAAACTAACAATCAAAGAGAGAATGAGAGATACCACCTTTCCAATTCCTGGAGTTTTCTTTCTAATTTCCAGGGGAATTAAATCTATAACCCCCTTTAGGTTGTATTCCAAATAGACCCCCTACGTGAACATCTTTTCCTGAGCACTCTGTTCAGCACTCTTAGATTCCTCTTTTCGGGGCCTTCCAGGTTTCCTTCCTGACTTTTTAGCTGCCTTTGCTTGCTCTTCCCTTTGGGTATAAATATCTTCCGCAAGGGTGGCAATTCTTCGTTTCCAATCGGGATCATCGGAATTCAGTTTGGCTTCCTCATAGAAATCCTCAAAGTCATGTCCTACTAAATCGAAGCCGCCAGTAGCCGAAATGTAAGCATGTCTAAGCTCATGTCGAAAGAGCCTTATCTTATCCATTTCAGGGGCTACATCCCAAACTACCTTATCCGCTATGATAATGTAGTTAACCCCTTCCTCAACAAAATGTTTAACCAATTCATTGGGCTTGTGAATTTTGGCCAGGACAAGCTTCTTTTCGGAAATCTTTTTCTTTGTGTCAAGGAGAATCTTGATATTGGCATCATTCAAGAATGCAAATTTCTCTTCCCTGACTTTTGTTAACAGAGTATAATCCGCTGGTTGCACTTCCTCATACCTATCTGTGTCCATATCTACCTCCCTTTATTTTTTCCATACTATATAATAACACCAAAGTGCCTTTACTATTACACCTTTTCTTCAGTTGGAGTAAATTTTTCTTTGTATCTTTTTTCTAAGAAATTGCAAAAGTCATTGAAAAACATAATAATAAAACGATCAAAGCGCATATGATGAAAACTTAAATTATCAAACGGATACTGGTGTTCATTCAGAGAAAGGATAGCTAATTCAGCAAAATAGGGCTTGGTTATAATGATCACTGGATAATGGGATAGGTATTGTTCCCCGGCAAGTTGAATATCATTTAGCAGCTTTTCCCACCATGAAAGAATCTTATTCTTTTTGTTAAGATTCATGAAGTCATCCAGGGACCACCCTCTTCGGTCTTTGCATTCTACCACAAACTCGAAGGGGAAGGGAACCTGTTTTACTGGATAAAGATCTCCTGGATGAATCCCACTCTTATTATCTTTTGCCCTCTTCCAACCACCGCTACCGTGTGTCCTCCAAATAGCATCCTTATCCTTATAGATTGCCTCCCCCAATTTTCTGGCAATATCCCTTTCAAACTGATTTCCTGTCTGAGCCCCTTTTTTTGGCATACCTCACCCCTCTATTTTGCTTATATCATTCTGTTTAACTACCGTTATCACATCGTCAAAAAGATCTTTGAAAGCCTCTTTATGGGTTATGATATAGATAGCCATGTTTTCTGGAAAGAGAATGTCGATGCAATTCAAAACTGTCTCAACCCCTCTATTGTCCAAAGGGTCCATAATTTCATCGAAGAAAAGTAGGTTAGTAGATACTGAGTAGATTTCCAAAAGGAATCTTTGGAAGGCAAGGATAAGAGCAACGTCAATTCTCCTTTTCTCTCCCCCTGACCTGGATTTATATGGGATTACCTTACCATCTTTTGTAATCTGGAGGTCAACCCCTGATCCACGCTTATCAGTTGATATTACCAGATCAACCCCTATTTTGTCAAGTATAATTGGGCAAATTCGGCCCAAAATATCTGAATTTATATACTTTAAATATTTTTCCAGGGTAGAACTCCGAAACTTGGAGGAAGGCTTGAGCAAGTCACTCAGGTAAGTGAGGTAGCCAATTTCCTTGTTGATTTCGGCCATGCTAACGCTAATCAAGTTAACCGTATCAGTAAGAGCAGTAAGAGCGGTTTCCAGCTTAGAAATCTCCCCTGTCTCATCCTCCTTTTCCAATGAACTGACCAAAGAAAGGATCTGGTTTTCAAGCATGGTCTTGGTAGTGCTCAGCTTGGTATCCTCTCTCTCGATAATCTCAAGCTTATCCCTGATTTCAACAAAGAAAGGTTTGGTACTCTTTACCCTCTCATTTTTGGCATCAAGTTCAATAACTGATTCTTCTGCATCCTTAATTGTGGATTCAGGAAAATTTTGTTTACAAGTTGGACATATTTTAGTGCTAAGTATTTTACGAAAATCATTTGCTCTACTGGATAAAGACATAATAGTAGAATCCAAATTAGATATTGTAGATTTGGATTCGTTTAGGATAGTCATTCCGAAAAGCTTAGTCTTTTTCAATTCTTCAGTTTTCTGTTCCCCCAAAAACTTTTTGGAAATTTCAACTCTATCCTTGGCAATTCCTTCTAAAGCCGTAAGGACAGGGAATAAATCCGCTTTGATCTTCTTTATATCGGCCATGATTTGATCTTTTTGGGTTTTCCCGGCATCCTTCAAGGCTTGGAGTCTCGAATTCAGGTTGATCATTTTTTCACGCTCAGCCTGGAATTTACTTGTCTTGTCATCTATCTTAACATTTTCGGCTGATAGGAATTTATCCAGGAGTTTCTTAATATCATCCCAAACAGAAAACCCCACCATGTTTTCAATATATCCCTTACGGACAGTAGGCATAAGGGTAGAGAAATTGGATGGTAGACCCTGCAGGACAGTAATGGTCATAGAGGCGATATCATAATCCATTCCAATGAGTTTAATTATCTCATCATCAACTTGGGTAGGTAGCCTTTGGGAGATATCGTCACCATCTTCCAAAAGCTTAACGGCATTGTCCAAGCATTTGTCTTTTCCTTTAGCCTTTCCATATCTATCAATTTCATAGTTATGCTCATTGGCAAAGAATTTTACTGAACCTGAAGAACCTCCCTTCCAATTCCTGGAAATATCCATCCCATCTTTCCCTGCACCTTCAGAAGATTTCTTAAACAAAATCCAATCAAGGGTTTCAGGAATAGAGGATTTTCCAGATCCATTGGAATTTGCGTTAGCTTCAGATAGATTCTTACCAATGATAAGATGTTTCCCAGGAGTAATTTTTAGATTAAAATTCTCATACTGGAATACATCCTTACCCCCAAATTCACGAAACTTAATCAATTTTATTATTTTCTCTCTTTACTTAGCAATAATTTTTAGTTGCATAATACAATACCCTTCTGGTATTCCAAGTTTTCCCCCGTAAAGGATATATGTTATATCAGCATGAATTTCTCCACCAGTGCTCTCTGTTTCAGGGTAGTAATCCATAAGAAGGAGTGTATCCCCTACTTTATAGTTTCGATCATTCTTTCTATATTCAAATGATTTTATACCATCATAAATAGCTCTCCAACAAGAGTGCTCTGTTTTTAAGGAGTGCATTTTATTTGGTCCATTTCCATAAGAGTTTTCAATAATCATTTTTTCCTCCCCATTATTAGGTAGCTAAAATTATGAAATTAACAATAAATAAAATTATTCCTATAACAAAGGCTCCAATAATAAAACACCAACCACTAAATCTAAATATTTCTTTATCAACTTTATTCATTAATCACAAACCCATTCCGCTTGAAAGATCCAGTAGTCAATTTTCCTATTAAGAATAGGAGCCCACTTTATTACCCTCCCATTCTTGATAATGAATCCAGCTACAAAATAATCGGTTACTACCCGATAGAGCCCGTCTTTCAAGATCATTCAGAATCAATCATGAATATAACTATTGTCACTAATTCCTCTGCTGAGAAATCGGGATAAGCCTTCTTCATGGCCTCTAATAGGCCCACAAAGTTATCACAAGTCAAGTCATGCTCATAGGAAAGGAATTGTTCTGGAATCAAAATAAAGGGGAGATAGGCTATTCCCACAATCTTAGCGGAATTTACTGGATTTTCACATCCCTTTAGTGTCAATTCTACAGTATCCCCAACCCTGGCTTTATTGTACCACTTATCCCCTCTTCTGACAGAGACACCTATTCCTGGATAAAATTCAGGGTTAATGAAATCCATTCTATGAATCATATTACTTCTCCTTTCTTACTATCTTATTAAATGTTTCAAGGGCTTCAGGTTTATCCTGAGAAATAAAATTCCGCAGGGCTTCTACCGGATTCTCCACATTCAATTCTGAATACGACCGCTCACCATCACCTTCCTCTTTGGTCTTGTGAGGGAAATATACATATTCATACTTTGAGAGAATCTTTTCTATTTCCTCTTTGGGAATATCTGAAACCACCTTCAGAATGGCTTTATCAGGATCAAGGTTTCCCAGGCTTTCCAGGTCATTAACCACAACGTAGTGTTTGCTCATTGTATTTTGGAACCGATTATAGAGCCTAGTTTCAGTATCATAAAGAAGAACACCATTATCATTAAGCTTGTACTGCTGAAACTTGTTTTGGACTAAAGATCCTGCATAGATTACAGATCCCACTGATTGGGGCAAATGAATATCCCCTGCGATTATCGTAAATGGGAAATCAGAAGAGGTTGCTGATTCTGATTCATGCCCATTTTCATATTTAGCTCCAGCAAAATCATGGTGGCAAAAGACAAGCTTGATTTCTGAGGGCAAAGAAACTAAAGTCTTATACATCTTTTCTGGATCAGACATGTAAGGAATGAAAGCTACTGTCCTACCATCCTTCATGATTACATGCATGACCTCAGTAAAAATGTCGGTAAAGTATCCTACCAAAGGGCTAATTGAATATATGCCTTGAGTTTCGCTAAGGCAATCGTGTTGGCCTGGAATACAATAATGGGGAGTTTTCCCGCATGCTTTATTAATCATTTTCAGGCCAAGATGAATACCATGCAAAGTTTTCACGCTCACAGTTTCTTGGTTATTAATTATATCTCCCAGGTTTACAACCATGTCTGGTTGCAATTCGGCAATCATATTAGCCACAAAACGGCAACCCTTGATTAAGTTATTAAGTTCAGGAGTTAGGCCGTTGGAGTCTACCCGGTTCCAAGGAGCAAAAGAACCAAACTCTCTGAAATGTTGGTCGGCATATGCAAGTATTTTCATTAGGCTTTCTTTTCCTCTGTTTTGACACGTTTCATAAATACGCAAAGATCCTCAATCGGCTTGCCCTTTTCATCTGTCCGATCTGTCTTTATATGCTGCAATTCCCACCCAGTGGCACCGAATTCATTAAAGAATTTCTCAGTATCCAGAACTGATCCATCTGTTTCCATCGGCACTACTTTGTAAATGGTCTTCATAAATCCTCCCTTAATTTTTTAGTCTACCCTATATAATAACACCAAAGTGGTCTTACTATTACACCTTTTCTTCAAAAAAATGCATACGGGCCTTAGAAATCTCGAAACTCACAGGATCATTATCAATTCCCTCAAACTTGAATCCTTCTTGGACTGCGGCTACCCCTGTAGACCCAGATCCCATGAAAGGGTCCAAAATAATGCCCCCAGGAGGGATAATCAATCGGCAGAGGTATCGGCAGAGGCCAATTGGCTTAACAGTGGGGTGTACGTTGCCCCTGGCCCTACAATCGTCCCTTAACCCCTCATATTCCCCTACCTCAATCCTAATAAACGATTTATCGGCCTTTTTCCAATAAAGACCCTCTGTTCCCTGATTCCTCTCTGTCCTACTGGACTTGGAACTGTAGAAAAACCTAGAGGCACCACCTGAATCCCCAAATCTATGACCACCCTTTCCATGGGCAGGAAATATTCCTTTAGTTTCTCCTGTTATATCTCTCATACCATGTCTTTCATGGCCAGCATTATGGACTCCCATTTCATAACCTTGTTTATCCACCATATAACAAGGGCAATCGGGATTGGTATGAATCAAAACCTTATTATTTATTTTGTGGCCGGGGTCATCCCCTACATTTGTTCCCTTCCCACCCCCATAGATTTTATTGTGAGTCCTGATTGTCCTACCCTCTACCCTTATCTCTTCAGTCTCAATTACCTCATTACAAATACAGTCAAGAAGTAAATTGGCAGGGAAACGTCCTAATTGTTCTCCAGGTCTTTGTTCATTATAAGATTCTGGTCTAGCTGGGGTTATCCATCCAGTTGATCCAATACTTTCCCCTGGTGCCTTATTTTTCCTTCTCTCTACAGAGGGTGTTTCTCCCGAAATTCGACAAGCATCAATATTCAATCCTCCTGTTCCCCACTTGAGGATATTCTCCGCTACCGTCCCTTCCACAGGCTTACGGGCAAGGATGATAGGTTCCCATCCTGGCTTCAGCCCAGTACCTTTTCCTTCCTGTCTTAATTCCTCAGGCATTATAAACTTACCATCTGAATCTTGCTTAATTTCATAATCTTTTCCAAAAATAGTTACTTTAAATATTGACATTCTATCCTTTCAAGATCCTCTGCAAGTAAATGTAATTCTTTAGAAGTAGCATCAGAACGTATTCTATTAGCTCTATTACTTATGATTCTGACATTTCCAGGAATATATCCAAAAGAAGGTATAATTCTATCTATTGAAGGGCTGGAATCAATTGGTCCCGCTTTCGTATTTGCTACAATTTTAATACCTAAAATTGGGCATCTCTCTGGAATTGGGGGGATATCATAGATAGTCAAAGTAAAAATAACTTCGTTCTTTTTAGCTCTTCTCTTTGTACGATCCCAAATTTCCTTATATTTAGTTCCTGTCAATCCATGAGTAGTATTTTGACATTTTCTTGAGCAACAATGAGATAAACTTTTTTTAAAGTGTGCTAGTCCATATTTATATTTAAAAATTTTTCCGCAAAGCTTATTATCACAGATTATTTCCACTGAATTTCTCCTATTACTCCCTGAGTTCTTAATTGGTCCTCTATATCCTTTTTAATCGCCTTGCTTATGTCCATGGACTTGGGGAATCCAGACCCATATACCCACATTAAACAGTCTCTTATCTCAAAACCAGCATCCTCTATAGCACAAGCAAGCCTATGATACTTACGGGTTCCCCCAAAGGCTAAAAGGTATGCCCCGGGCTTGGCCACTCTAAGTATTTCAGTCCAATAGGGAATCCCCGGAATCCCATAATCCCATCCTTTACCCATAAATTTTAGTCCATAGGGGGGATCACAAACTATCCCATCAATGGAATTAGAGGGGAAATTATCCCTCATGACTTCTATAGAATCCCCCAGGAACAAACAGGAATTTTTAGTTTTCTCAAAAATCATTTACCCTATTCCTTTTCAGGTAGGGGGATCTTAACCCATCTCCTAATTGTGGTACTGGCAAAATTTTTCCCCTTATTCATAAAGAAGGAATTCTGAGAATTGAAACCCATATCAGCAATCCAACTTTCAGGAATGATTTTATACAAAATGGGAATAAGGATCTTGTTACGTTCTGCTCTCTCATAGGGTAATTCCTCAGGAACCTCAAAAATAAATTCCTTATTTTCCATTTTTGTCCCTACCCGCTCTAGGCCCCTAACTTCCATTGACTTACATGGAGTATGGGCCAGTCTGCCCAAAGCTTGGGTAAACTGTTTAGTAGTAAGCTCAACCCTAACAAAGGTTATGCTGGAATCATCATCATGCAATTCAAGTTTTACACTATCCCCTTCACACAAAAGAGTAATCTTCCCGTTGATTTTCATGACCTTCCCCTCTCTTCCTCCTCTATTTTATTTTTGTAGACCTCTAGCCATTTGAGATATAATTTACGCTCTTGGCAGACAGGATCAGAGGTTATAAATTCCTCCGCAAAGCATTTGTTACACATGATGAAAGCACCAATCTTGACCATTCTTTTCTCTATGCAATCACATTTAAGACACGAAGCATTATTGTAGACCAATGCTCTTGACACAGTTACCTCCTATTAATGAAATAGGTTATTATCTTGGCTATCCCATAGATGATTAACAGACCACTCAGTATCAATAATCCAAGAAGGGGATAGACATTTATGGTATTAATGACATTCATACTTCTTCCCAAAAAGTATTGGAATTACATTCAAATTCTTTATTTACATAATACTCAATCAAAGAAGTCTTTTCCTCTGTAGTCTCACAAACTGCTAATTCTTCATCAGGGATATCCAAAAAGAATTGATTTATACTAACCACCTGTCCCTTATCCCTAATTTGAATTCCCCATCTTATTTTCATAATTCCCTCTCTAACTATCTTATCGGCAGAAAGACAAAAAAAGTTTAGTCTAAAATGATCTTTCTTTTAGAAATCATTTCAATTACTTCCTTGGCAGTCTTGGGAATAACTGGATCTCTTGGGGTCTGTATCCCCTGACTCTTTAAATATCCATCCAAGCTTTTTAAATCCCCAAGGGCTTGTTTGGCCAAATCAAAAGCCTCTTCAATCTCATCAGGGGTTCCAAAAGTCTTATATCTTTCAAGAAGATTACTAGCCCCTTCCAAAGCTTCCTGTATTTCCTCAGGAGATCACAAAGATTTATATTCACCTATAATCTCTTCCGCTTTGTATATGGCCCTCTCAATCTCTTCCGGGGTTCCCAAAGGTGCATATTTATTCAAAAGCTTTATAGCTTCATTTAGTGTTATCATTAATCTTTTGGTTTTTCTTTAAATACTGACCAAATAAGAGCAACTACCCACCCAAAGAATGTCCAACCAAGTAAGACATTCAGGATAAAGATAGCGGTCATGTTCCTGTGTTTTCTTATGACAGAAACAATGGTCGGGAGAAGATATATTGCAACAAAAATAAACCACATGATAATAAATATAATAACATCTTCAATCCCTCCTGGTGTTTCTTGCGGTTGAAGTCGAAATGCATTTGTTATCATATCCTCACCAGTTCTTTCCAGGATTCGGATGGGGTTGTAAAATCGTCTATCTCTTCCCCCTCTAACCATATGGCTGCATCCATAGCCGCTGTGTAAACATTTTCTGGCTCACCACTGAATCTATCTTCAATGTCATCCTGTCCCATGTATTCATCTATGACTTCAATCTGGGCGTCAATAGCGGCATGATGGTCATCCCCAAATATACTCTGCCTGAGCACATGAGGTTTCATTTCCTTCAGTTTCTTGACTTCCTCAATTTTGTCTTTCAAAGTGGGTCTCTTTGCCATTTCATTCTCCTTTTTAGTCCAATCTGATCTTACGATCTATCTTTGGATTTTTTGTAACCTCTTTTGGAATATTTTTAATCCTCTCTGATGTTTTAACTAACTTTTCTAACTCTTCTTTAATAGACTCAGACAAATTCACATAAATCGGAATAACTATTACTCCCAGTATAAGAATTATTCCAAGAGATATATAAAAAATATAAGAAAACATTGTTAAGATCCAAACTCACGAAATCCTAAAATCTCATTCCAGGGTTTATATAAAACCTCAGCCACTTCTTCTTCAAGATCCCCAGGATACCTTCCATTCAAACAATCCTCAATTGAAAGATCATGATCATAAAGCCATTTCCTCTGTTCTTCTGTCCTGAGGTATTGCTTAATAGCCGAAACAAGGTGTTCCTCCCTATCGAATGCATCTTTAAATTGGTCTAAAAAAATGGGGAGGGGCAAATCCTTTGGTACTGAAGGGGATACCCTCTTGAGAGACCTCTGGAGGCCCCTCCCCATACTCAGTAAACTACTCAAGGCGAATCATACGTTTCTGTGATATTTCCAAAGCTATTGACTTGGCTTCCCGGGCCACCTCCTCTCTAACACTCCTGGATTTACGAAGGTCATTGGGGTCAAGGCCAACCAAACGGACTGAAATCTTTAACCTCATCTCTTCCAATTCAGGGTTGTTGGTGAAATTCAGGGACTTCAGGACATTACAAAGACCATTCATGTTGTCCAGCATGGACTTGTGTAAACGGGCATCAGAACCAAGGATCTCTGCCATGTGAGCCACTGCATCATAGGTTTTGTCCCACAGGCTTTTCATGGCGATTTCGGACATCTTAGACATTTCCTCTTCCACGTTCTTACGGACGTTGGCCAAATCCCCGTTGACTAACTTGACCACAATGTTATTGACTGAGGGGAGAGGCAGGAAAGAATAGCGGATAGAAAATTTCTTCTTGACTTCTTCCACTGAGGGATAATCGGTTTCCTTGAATAATCCCTGGAGGCGGGTCCTGGCTTCTTCTTTCCACGTGGGATATTCAGAAAGGAATTTATCCAAAGCTGCCGGTATCTTGGTTTCAAACTCATTCATCTTGGTGCAATATTCGGTGTAGAGGTCGGTAGTAATCAGCCGATCTCCATCAGCACCTGAGGGCATCGTGACACTGATATGATAGGTATAAGCCTGATTCAGCAAATCATTGATATCCTTCAGGGCATCTTTGCTGATTTTCCGCTTGGTAACATGGGTATCTTCCTTCTTGGAACCCTCTTGGGTAGCTACCTCTGCAGCCTTTTTTTGATCGTAACCCCAGGGACACCATCTACTAATATGTAGTCTTACAACAAGTACCCTTTCCTGCATGTTAGTTTCCATTTTGTTTCCTCCTTTTGTTTATATATCTTATCGTCAGTTTTTTAAAAAACTTTAGTTCTTTTTTATCAATAAATAAAGCCTAAAATAAGTTTCCCACTGGTCCCTATTGAAATTTACCTTAGAATTATCGGGATTGCATAAAGTTAATGCATTATTAGGATTGGTATTTTCCTTGTTGTAATCTATGTGGTGAACAAAGTTTCCATATTCTCCACATAGTTGACAAGTGTAATTATCTCTTTCTCTTATTATAGTCTTAAATTGTTTATTAAATTTAGGAGAATAAGGTTCAAAAGAGACGCCACCTTGCCAATTAGGATGATTTTCACCAGAAAATTCTGGCCTATTTTTATCTCTCCAATAACCAGGTTGGCCAAACCTTGGATTTCCTTCACCTGTCATTTTGATAGAATGATCTGGTCTTTTTTTGCCAGCCAAGTCAAGTCTTTTCTTTCCTCTTGTATGATGCCAATGTATAAATCTCTTACCCGGCTTAGCAAAATTCCCACAGCCACATTCACATAATTTAAGATCTGGTTTAGGCTTTTTATGGGACTCACTATCTTTTCTTCTAAGTTCTGGGCAAGAGCTAGGCCATTTACTACAACGCCATTTTTTAGTTTGTTGAGAATAATACTTAGCTTCTTGTCCGCAACCATGATCACAAATATTCATATCTTACCCACAAAGATCAGTATCAATACAGCCAGATAACTGAAGGTTTTCTTCGAACCATTCCGATTTTTGGGTAAAATCGGTTACTTCCCCAAGGGTATTTTTAAGAAATTCAGTGGCCTTTTGGCAAGAAGGGCCTATAAATCCTTCTGCTTCCACCTTTATTTCTCCCGTTCTCAGATCAAATCTCATTTTGATTTTTTTAGACATGATTATTCCTCCACTGTGATTTCAAGTTCTAATTCTTGAGTTTGGGAATTATAACTTTCCTCTACTGTGTAACCCTGATCCTCAGCTTCAGCCTTAGACTTCTCAAGGCCATAATAGGCCATAAGTTTGGTAAGGTCCTGCTTGTTACCCCAAGACCCTTTATAATCGTCAAAGGCCAAGGTCCCATTATCCTTGACTACTACCGGGTAATTCCAGCCAGGGATTTTAAGGCCAATTCCATATTCAGTTCCACCATAAAGATGGTGGCTATTACCTTCAAGGATCTTGATGCCCAATTCCTTACAGGCAGCTTCAAGAGCTATCCGGTCCCTTATCTCAGTTCTGATGTTCATTGTATGAGAAATTGTAGTACCCTCCTTTGTCTTTTATTTTGCTTACTTCTATAGATCTTATCGACAGAAGTTAGAAAAAGTTTAGTTATTTTTAAGGTTGACATTTTATGTCATTTTGGTAGGCAAACTCTTTAAAATACTTCCTGGCTGCCTCATTATAGGCTAAAGCAGCCTCAATCTCTGTTTTGAATACCCCAAGATGAATATATTTCCTATTAACCCTAATCCTTGCTACCCAAGGATGTTTTTTCCTATTATGCCAGGTAACTCCCTTATAAATAGAGCAAAATTTACTGTCAGTACTCCAAGGGTTAGAATTTTTTGAATTATCCCCACGGGTACATGACCTCAGATTTTCCTTCCTGTTGTCTGTCCTATTATTCCTCTCTTTATGGTCAGTATCCAAACCTTCAGGGGTATTAAAGATTTCCCTGTGCATACGGATGTAGACCCGCTTCCCATCCTTCTCAATATACCGGACTGCGTATCCCTGAGCATTCAAATACCACTTGTATTTTATAAGACGATCATAATCCTCATCGTCAACAATCGCTTTTTGGTTGCCCATTTCAGGGACTAATGGGATTAGAGGAATCTCTTTCAAATTCCTACCTTTCCATCCTTTGCTCAATTATGGCCTTCCACTTTTTAAACATGGTTTCCTGAACCTGAGTCAAGGTTAAAGTGGCTTTGTCTAACAGAAATAACTTCTTCTGCCGATGGTCCTCAAAGTATCCGATGGGTTTAACAATCTTCACTCTCTTACCTCCTTGTTATTTTCTTGCCTCTAAATATCTTATCGGCTATTCCTGGAAAAAGTTTAGTTATTTTTTAATGGTGACATAAAATGTCATTAAATAAAGAGCAGAATGATAAGGGTAGGATTTGAACCTACACAGCCGAAGCCACAAATTTACAGTCTGCTGCCCTTCCCCACTGGGCTACCTTATCATTCTACCCTCTAATAGGAAATCACAGGGATAAAGGACCTACAGATACGGGAATCAGCCCTTCGAGTAGTTATTCTGGGTCTCCGGTTCCCATCCCGTTTTCTCACCTTCTAGGTATTCCTGAGAATCCACTAAATCAGTGATAGATTACTAAATTCGTTTTCCAAACCCCTCTTAAGGATTTCAGCCTTAAGAGTTCCTTTGATTCTCATCTTGGACACCTGCCTTTTTGTTACCCCCAGCTTAGCGGCTATCTGGGCATTGGTAGGCATGGGTATTTTCTTTTCCTCAGGGGTTTCAGTGAGCCTTGAGGAAAGAATCCTATAAGCCTGGCATTTATCAATGTAGGCGCAACCAGTCTCACAGATACTTCCATTTGTATTTTCATGAAGACCATTGAATATTGTTTGGTTCTTTTTTTCTCCCACCAAGAAAAGGCATCCTGCGGTAAGGTATTGTTCTGGACTTGCAAATTTCATAGTGATTTTTCTCCTTATGGATGTATCAGAGGGGGAAGCATAAACCCCAGTTTAGCCAAGGATAAGACTATCCCTGAGATAGCCAGCAGGATTGCGATAAACCTTACAAACGTATTCCCCCATCCTGCAGACCACTTAACCACGAATCCGGCAAAAATAAAGAACAACGTACTTACATAAATATATATTGCCTCCATGTTACTTCCTCTTAAACCCCCTTACTCATTAATTTTTTAAGAGCCTGTTTTCTGGCTTCTTCATAAGGTAAATTTGTGGACCACGCTATTTCAAAAGTCAAGGAATCAACCTCAAGTTCAAATTCAGCTTCGGCATTGAGTTCTTTCCGCTCTTTCTCCAGTTGACTTACCTCTAATTCCACATGTTCTACTTCATCTCTTAATACTTCCCTTGGCATTTTATTCCTCCTTTAATCTTAGAATATATGATCTAAAATAAATTTCCCATTGGATTCTATTCTTATTAACTTTGGAATTACATGAATTACATAAAAGGACAAAATTATCTTCCTGATTATTCCTCTTATTATAATCTATATGATGGGGGATCTTTGCAAACTCACCGCAAAGAACACAAGTATGATTAAATTTCTCTCTAATATATTTCTTTAACTCTTTATTAAATCCAAGACCATAAAGTTCAAAAGAGATTCCTCCTTTCCAATTTGGACTAAGTTCACCCTTCTTACCAAATATTGGATTCTTGTTACCTACCAATTTTTTATTTCTTTCGGAAACATAAGGTCTCTTTTTACCTTTATTAAGCTTACTAAGATTTCTTAATTCATCTTCAGTATGTTTTCTCTTAAAACAAGGATTCTTTTCACCCACATTTTGTTTATTCATTTCGGAACGAATTGGATTTTTATTTCCAAACATAGGGTTATTCTCACCCTTCATATTTCGTTTCTTATTTCTTTCAGAGAGAGTAAGATTCTTTTTCCCTTTTGTATTATGACCAAGAATAAATCTATTTCCAGGTTTAGCATATTGGCCACAATTACATTCACAAAGTTTAGAAATAATCATATTAATTCTCTACACTCTAATCTTTCTTCCTTCAGGTTTAATTTCCACTTTTCTTGAATTAGCGATACGTGCATTTTGTAAAGACCATTTCCGGGCATTTTCAATGATCTCTTTGTTCTGTTCACTAATTGGATGGACATTATTGAAAGCTTCTTCTTCTCCATCATAAATACTGGCTATAACATATTTTTCAATTTCTGCTCCAGTCCATCCCTGAGTTCTTTCCGCTAAATTTCCATTTAATTTAGTGCTGTATCTCTTATTCATAATCTTAATAATTTCTTCACGTTCTTCTTTAGAAGGAAGATCTACAAAAAAGATATCATCAAACCGTCTTAACAAGGCACCTTGGGAAATGGCCAGTAAGTCTTGAATTTCATTACAGGTGGCCACAATGTAATGGGGGAATTTTGATTCTTGCATCCAGGTTAACAGGGTTCCAAACATGGTAGAGGTTGTCCCTGCATCCGATTGGCCACTGGATTGAACACCGCTCAGGACTTTTTCAATCTCATCCATCCACACTACACAGAATCCTAAGGCATCAATTTGGGCTAAACACTGTCTCATACGGGCTTCGGATTCCCCCACCTTGCTACCCTTTAAGGCCCCAATGTCTACACGAACCAGAGGGCAACCCAGAACACTGGCGATAACCTTAGAGGCCAATGACTTCCCACCACCTGGAATACCCACCAAGAGAATTCCCTTAGGAGTGGGCATAGTAGAATCAGGCTCAAAACCCTTGACTCTCCTATGGATATACATTTTCAATCCATCCATAACCAATTCGGCTTCGGGCATGGGTTCAAAGAGTTCCATCATGCCTGACTTCTTAATGCACTGGAGTTTTTCTTCTTCCAGGATCTTTCGGGAAAATCCCTTTTCTTCCACTATGGATCTGGCCATTGCATTTTCGGCCTCTTGTAGGGTTAACCCTTTGGCCACTGAAATGGTTTTACGGTCCACTTCTACTTTTTTAGAAATCAGTTTATTATTCTTATCAAATTTATCTGAATCAAACTTGTTATCTTTTACTATCTTCTCCGCTACCTGGACCAATTCATCAACGGTAGGAAGGGTAAAGGGCAATACGGTTACATCCTTTTCCAATTCAATGGGGATATTTACCGCAGGACTGATAAAAATAATATGCCTGTCATCAGCTTTAATCTCAGAAATGAGATTTTTAATTGAACGAAGGACTTCAATATTGTTAAAAAACTTGGGAAAATCCTTAAGAAATACTACACTACCGGGTTTCATCTGGAGAATTCGGCCAATCTCTTTCATCGGGGTTTCAGGGGATTCCTTTGTATACTTATCAGTGGCATGGTCCCGTTGGCCAGTGACTACATCCCATGAGAAAACCGAATATCCATTTGACTCAAAAGCTAGGGTGGCAATAGCCCTGAATTCTTCATGAGTTTCAATCCAAATGGCCGGATACCCCGCTTTAAGATATTGATTGAATTTTGAAGCCATTTTCCTTTTCCTCCTTGCGTTTTTAGTGCCTCTTTATATATCTCTTCGGCAAGGATATAGAAATAGTTTAGTCTTTTTTAACTAAATCTATATTTTTTATTGCAAATTAAGCTGATAGTACAGGTATTTATTCCTGTTTCATTTTTTATTTCTTTTAATTTTTTACCATTCTTTCTTAACTCCGTGATTTTTAAAATCATTTCATTAGTTATTTTTCTTTCTTTTTTCCATTTATGTTTTATTCCTTTTGTTCTTTCCATATTTTCCTTTATCACAAAGATGTTTGTAAGCCTTAATATGGTCCAGGTTTCTTGGGTCAAAGAATTCTACTAAGTTCATAATATTCCTCCCTTTAATTATCTTATCGGCGGGAACATATAAAAAGTTTAACTATATTTCTCCTTTAATTTCGGAAGAGGGGCATTTTTCTTAATCCTGTTTTTTAATTCCTTAAGATGGTTCAGGTAGTGCTCAGTTTCAGTAATCGCCTTCAGGAGGTTATCCGTATCCACTGGTTCCACATCAGAGCAGCATCCGCAACCGACAGTCTTCATAATCAGTCTACCATCATCGGTTATGGATATGGATTTATAGCTTAAATAAATACCGTCAAACATTTTCTCGAAATGGTTTTTTAATCTCATGATTATTTATCCTCCGAAAATAGGTTAAGGAATTTTTCCAGTTCTTTCATAATCATTGCTTTAGCCTTATCAAAATCCGGTTCTTTAAATGAAGGGACATAGGACAGGGTGGATTTGCAAGTCCAGTAGTCCATAGTAAATCCTGATCCATCCTTTATCCATTTCTTCTTCATGATAAAGATTCTTGTCTCTTTGTAAAAGACATGAACCTCTCCATTATTCAATGCACGATAATAGAAATATTCCGGGATTATCATTTTATCCTCCTAATACTTTAATGGGTCCAGAATCGCAAATTCCCCTGTAGTAAGCCTCTTGTGGGTCCCATTACGCTTCAGGGCTAACCTGATAAGGGTCTTAACCTGTTCATTGATTGTAGGCCAAATGTCAGTGGCTACTTGGGTATCTGGGTTCAGTTCCTTAATGTAGGCTTTTACTTTTTTCTGGTTTATAAGCACCTTACCCCCCTTTTATAGCCCTAAAAATTTAGGATCAAATACCCCATTAAGTATCTTGAATTGGGTTTCCCAAAAGCCTCTATCAGTATTTACTCTAGCATTATCCCCCTGGCATAATAAAGTAAGGTTTTCTTCAGAAATATTACTCTTATCATAATCAACATGATGACAAGAATGTTTCCTTCCAATTTTATCCTCAGTTATTCCACATAGAACACACTCATAATTAAACTTTTCCCTGATATATCCTCTTATTCTTTTAAACTCTATAGGGTATGGATCTTTAGAAATTCCACCTTTCCATCCTGGACTAAGCTCTCCTGTCTTACCAAATAAAGGATGTTTATCACCAATTCTTTGTTTCATTATTTCAGCAATATCAGGTCTTTTTATTTCAAACCAAGGATTATTTTCACCAGAAAGATCCGGTCTCTTTTTACCTTTCCAATAACCGGGTTTACCAAATCTTGGGCTTTTATTACCTGTTTTTCCAAAATTTGGGTTATTTTCACCCAACATTTTCTGTTTCATTAAAGCGGAGTGATCAGGTCTTTTTATTCCTCTATGGGAATCACCCATTTTTCTTAACGTGTCTACAGAGTGTTTTCTTCCTTCTGCTGCTCTACTTAATTTCTTTATTATTTCTGGGCAGGAATTTTGGCTAAGGTTACAGCACCATTTACCATTCTTAAGTTGATATACACCTTCCTGACCACAGCCATATTCACAAATCATTTTGTTCTTTCCATTTTAAATTTTGTTATTGCATTCCCTATAAGATCGTCTACAGAATAAATTTCATTAGGTAATTTATACTCTCTTCCAGTTTTCGTATTTAATAAGTATGCTTCTCCTGTGAATTGGTCTTTTACTACAACATAGTGAATTTTTTCAGGACTTATATGCCAATCATGATTATACACCCAATTTGCAATAAATCCTAATATCAAGAGAATTATAAAAAATTTTTTCACCTTTCCCTCCTTGCCTCTAATTATCTTATCGGCAGGAGGATAGAAAAAGTTTAGTTATTTTTTATCCTCTTTTGGAGTGACATTTTCCGTCACTTTCTTGGGAATAATCTTATGAATCTTTTTATTCAATTGGCTGTTAAAGTCCTTAAAAAACTTGGTGCATACTTCACAGAGGTGGGGAATTGGAATCTCATCTTCTGAATATTTAAAGTCTTTTTGGCACCTAAGGCATGGAATTTCATACATTTTCTTATTCTTTTCCATAAGTTATTCTCCTTTGGATAACATTTAGTTAAAGTCTTTGATAATCTTATCGGCTGGAGTTTAGAAAAAGTTTAGCTATTTTTACTTTTTTTAAAAAAGGGTGTAATAGTAAAGGCACTTTGGTGTTATTATAGAGTAACAGGAGAAAAAATATGCCAAAAAGAGACTTTTCTTCCTTAGCGGGTCATATCCTCATACTGAGGAAAGATTTTGGCCCCAAATTTAAAGCTACGATTGGAATGATGTCTGACAACGAACAATATGTCAGTTTACTTTTGGAAAATGGAACCACGGTATGGGAAGCTGTTGACAAGCTTATTTTAGAGGAAGACTTTGAAAACAAAAAGAAAACCGATTTGTAGCTCCCCCAGCCTGATAAAGCTGTTGAAGAATAAAAAATGTCCATGGGATAATTGTGGGGGAATGTTATTCTGTGAACCCATGCTTACTGATTCAAATGCCTATTCTGATAAGCGGGGTTACGAAGTTCGATGCCATAATGGTCATTTAATACCAATTATCCGAAAGGATAATGGTGAATATGATATTGACGAAAAATATTTTGAACAATTAAAAAAAGAAAGAGGTATAAAAATAGATGTTATCAAAAGCTGCTGAGGATCTTTTAGTTACACGTTATGCCCATAAAAAAGAAACTGCTGATGGTGTCCTAAAAAGAGTTGCTAAACACATCTCAATCAGAGATGAAAAATTTGAAAAAGAATTATATGATGCAATGGTCAATGGAATATTTCTTCCTAATTCTCCGGCCATAAGAAATGCAGGTTCAAAGAAAGGTAGTCTTTCAGCGTGTTTCGTCCTTCCTCTTGAGGATAGCGTAGTAAGTATCTTCGAATGTGCAAAGAATATGGCCTCAATATTTCAAAGAGGTGGGGGATGTGGAATCAATTTTTCCGCTTTGCGTCCCAAAAATGCCCCACTATCCTCAGGGGGATCATCCAGTGGGGCTTTAAGTTTCATGAGTGTGTTCGATGCCATTATCAATACCGTTAAGCAGGGTGGGTTCCGCCGTGGGGCTTGCTGCACTTCTGACGTAAAAGCTCTGACTGAAGAAGGGTGGAAATTATATTCTAATTTAAAAATTGGAGATAGAATATTAACTTTTAATCCAGAAAAACAAATATGTGAATTTCAACCAATTCTAAAAATGAACATCTTTGATTATAATGGAGAGATAATCACTCTAAATAGTAAATTCTTAGACTTATCTGTTACTCCTGATCATAGAGTTATTTTTAAGGCTTCAATGATTGAGAAATATTATAACATAGCCCCTGCTGAAGATTTACCAAAAGAGGATAAATATATCCCTCTTTCCTTTGAAACTCAACTTAATAGAGAAGATTATATAGGAATTACTGACAATTTAATTAAAGTTATGGCTTGGATAATTGCTGAAGGAAGCAGAAAAGACCCCAAAAACTTGAACTTTAACGGATTTAATATATCCCAAAGTGAAAGAGCTAACAAATCAAATTGTGAAGAAATAGATAAACTTTGGGACGATTTAGGGTGGAAATATACCAAATATCCAGAGAATAATAAGCATTACTTTGAGAGAGGAGAAAGATCCTGGTATGTTCCTGCTTATGAAACTAGGAATATATTTGAACTTGAAGAAAATCATAAGATAATACCAATCTGGGTTTTTAATAAGTTCTCTATGAGGCAATTAACAATATTATTTGACACCTTAATGAAAGGTGATGGTAGTAGAACAAAAACATGGGGAAAATTTACAACAGCTAATGAATGTATGGCTGAAAGATTTTTAATGCTTTCAACACTTCTTGGATTTAGATGCTCCTATAAAAAAAGTACAAGGGATAAATATATATGGTGGGATGTTTTAATTAATTTCAAAAGACATTTTTGTGATTTAAAAAATGAAACTAAGGGATACTATAAAGGTACTGTTTGGTGCCCAACAGTAGAAAATGGATTTTGGGTTAATCTAAGTGAAGGTCATGTATCAATCACTGGAAATTGCCTGGGTGCTCTTAATCATAATCACCCAGAAATATTAGATTTCTGCAGAGCCAAGCTAAGCGGAAAGTTGACAAACTTTAACCTTTCAGTCATGGTAACAGATGAATTTATGGAAAAGGCTACTACCAGTAATGGAAAGGTGGATTTGGTTCATGAAGATGTTGTTTATAAATCGGTTAGGGCAAGAGATATCCTAGACCTGATAACTTTAGGGGCCTGGGTATCAGGAGATCCTGGAGTCCTTTTCTATGACCGAATAAATAAGGATAACAAACTATTTCCTGAAACCAAAATCACTTGTACAAATCCCTGTGGAGAACAGCCCCTCCCTGAATTTGGGGCTTGCTGTTTGGGAAGTATAAATGTAAGTAAATTTGTAGAGGGAACCAATTTTAACTTTGAAAAATTTTATGATACTGTAAAATTAGCAGGAAGGGCTTTATTAAATATCAACACAATCAATTGGTATCCCTTACCTCAGATAACCAAGTTAATGAGAGATTTGAATAGTATTGGTATAGGAATCATGGGATTTGCCGATGCTTTGATAATGCTTGGAATAAAATATGACTCTCAAGAATGCCTGGATTTCATAGATAAATTATCCAAACCCTATGTCAAAGCCTCTGAAGAGGTGGCCCCGGACTCATTTACCAAAAGGTCAATCGCCCCTACCGGATCTTTGTCAATCATGGCCGATTGTTCCGCTTCCATTGAACCAATATTCGCAGAATCATTTGAGAGGCATTTGGTAGACAGAATTATAGAAGAGAAAAGGGATATTTACAAATCCGAATTCTGCAGGACTGCCCATGAAATTACCCCTGAATGGCATTTAAAAGTACAGGCCAAATTTCAATCATTCATAGATTCAGGAGTGAGCAAGACTGTAAACGTCCCTAATGATATCGGAGCGGATGATATAAAACAGATATTTGTCAAAGCCTGGAAAATGGGGGTTAAGGGGGTTACTGTCTTTCGGGATGGATCTATTGAAGGTGCTTGGGTTGCTACAACCAGAACCAAATGTGATGATGAGTATTGTCCATTATGAGAGAAATTAAGCTTATCCTTTCTGATAAATTATTTTCGGAATTAAAAACAGACCATGCCATTAAGGGGGTTAGCGGAAATCTGTACGGAAACACCGATGAATTTATGGACAAATTATTAAAATCACTGGAGAGAGAGGATATAGAACTCAAATTAGATTTCAAGAAGAAAGGGAGGAAAAGATGAGAGTTAAAATGGTTACAAGATGGGTCGGATTTGATATTTCCTTTTCTGCTAAGAAGGTTTTTTTAGCGGGAAATGAAATGTACCCTGCTTTTTTTCTAACAAGGGAAAGAGCAAGAAAACAGCGTATGTTTTCTAGCATTGAACCTGTCAAAGTAAGAATACCTAAATATCTTGCTGATAAAATGACTCAATATTAAAAGGAGAAAACCATGAGTGACAAAGTAGAAGATCCAAAAAAGTGTGAAGTACACAATGTTTTTCTTATCCCATCCAAGTCTAATCCCAACCGTCTTGTTTGCCAAGATTGTATTAATGAAAGGATTGCCAAGATGGTTATAACCAGAAGTAAGAACAAGAGGGCAAGGGATAAGGGAGTCAAGCCAGTAGAGAATGTTAACAAAAAGATAGAATTGGACTTCACTGGCCATGAGGATTTAATGAAAACCATAGTGGCATCGGCCAAGACCAATTTCAGAAGTGAGGATCAAGAAATCCTGTTTCTTGTTAATAGCTACATCAACCAGAAGTAAGAGGTAGCTATGAAAAAAACTATAACCCTGAAAGAGACTGTCGATATTCTTAATGAAATCCTCAGGCTGGATAGGAAGGGAATAAGTAAATTTTGTCTAACCAGAACATCAATAAATGATGAAATTGTCAACCACCCCACGGTCCAGGTCCATGCATATTCCCAATATGAAGGAGATCCTAATCCATCCTTGGGTCCAATCGGCTTACTTAATGGGCTGTTTGGAGAGAATGGGGATAAATCTGGGGCTATCGCTGTTGTTGTAGGAAAACAAGAAGGGAACCCCAAGGACTGGTTAATTGACTTTTTCATTGAAAATATTCCAGAGGAGAAAAAATAATGGATGCTAACCTAAATTTCACCGGAAATTTTGATGTTGCCAAACTGGAATTAAAGCCAGGGGAAATCTTTATTGTTAGAGTAGACCAATTTGTTGACAAGCAACTCTATGAAGCCATGACCAGAGGATTCAAAAATTTCCTGAAAGCTGCGGGGTATCCTCAAATCCCTGTCTTAATTTTGGAAAAGGGAATGAATGTGGAATTAGCTGACCTCAGCAAAATTGAAATTATAATTTGTGGGCATTGTGAAAAAGAGGGTGTACCTTCAACCTGGACTTTTGTTAAAGGTGGAGTTAAGAAAAGGATATGTCTATTCTGCGAAGGGGTTATGAGAGATAGAGCGGATTTAATATTTGATGAACCAACAAAGACAATTAACTTGTGGGGGGAGGCTAATAACTGAGGTGACTAAAGAAGAAATAAGGATCTATAATCAAAAATATTATCAATTAAATAAAAGAAAGATTAAAGATTACAATAAAGAATACCGTAAATTTCATTTAAAAGAAAAAAGTATTTTAAATAAAAAATATCATAAATTGAATTCAAGGGAAGAGAAAATTTACATAGAAAAATATCGTAAAGAGCACAAAAAAGAAATAAGAGAATGTAATAAAAAATATGAAAAATTACACCCTAAGGATAAGACTTATATGAAAAGTTATTATCAAAATCATAGAAAAGAATTAAAATTAAGAGAAAAAATTAAAAGAGAAAAATGGATGATTTTAATTCATGAATTGGGAATGGATAAATGTTCTAAATGTAGATATAACAGATGTTTTGCTGCTATTGACTTTCATCATTCTGATCCAAAAGAAAAAAAGTTTAATATTGGTAACTTATTGAATACAATAATAACACCGGAAAGAATTGAAGAATTAAAAAAGACTACTCCTCTTTGTTCTAACTGTCATAGAGAATTACATGATGGAGAAAAAAAGAATAAGGAGGAAAAAGAAGAATAAAATGAGTAAACATAAATTAGAAAAAAGATTTGGATATATGAATCAATTGATGGCTAAAGTAAAAAAGATTCTAATTGAAGATAATAATTTTAGTAATCCAAATGTAAAGATAGGGAAAGGTATATTGGAAGAAATTTCATCCACTTGGGAAAGAATAAAGAACGACAGCAAACGGATAGAAACCTTCTGCCCACCAATTGTAACACCTGAAGCAAATTGTGACTCTATGGAGAAAGGAAATGAACATCCTTATGTTAGATTAGAATCATTAAAAGAGGAATAGTATGGACAATCTAAAACGGGCTTGGATTAATGAGTTGACCCCTGACCTTCTTTCAATAACTCTTGAATCAGAACATATTCTACCAGATATTCATGATTTACAAGTTGTTGAAATGACAGGGCCAGTGGAACCAACCCCCGAACATCCTAAGAGGCATACCATAAATCTTGGATACTTTAGTATAGGAGATTTAATAGAAATTAATGAAACTCTTGATAAATTTATACGTGAACAAATTTTTAAAATGAGAGAAATAATATAATGAAAATATTTATCCTTGCCGATGAACCCAATTGGATTATAAATAGAGTAACCGACAAAATAATTGCTGGTATCCCATCATTTGAATTTACAAAAAGATACCATCTTGGAAATTCTTGCTACAGTATTAGCCATGAAGAATTCATGGATTTGGGATCACAGAATGATCTAATCCATTTCCAAAATTGGGGCGTTTTTTATCATGAAGAAGGTTTAAAAAAATTAGGACATAAAACATTACTATCAGTAAGATCATTCAGATATCCACAAGATATGTTTCCCAAATGGTCAATAATTGTTAAGAAAATCCATGTAATTCACCCGGATCTTATTAAACTAATTCCTAATTCTGTTTACATTCCAAACGGTATTTCTGAACAGTTCAGACCAGACCATGAATTTACTGTGGGCTTTGCAGGGGTCCAGGGAGATTATAAAGGGTTCCCTTTAATAAAGCAAGCTTGTATCGAATTAGGGGTAAAATTCAAACCAGCTTGGGGTATTCAACCCAAGGATATGTTAGCTTACTATAACTCAATAGATCTTTATGTCTGTGCCTCAATAGCGGAGGGAATGTCAACCCCTGTGATGGAATGTTTATCCATGAACAAACCTGTTTTAACCACTAATGTTGGCATACCTAGACTCCTTAATGTTCATACTTGTGAGAGATCTATAGAGTCAATTAAAAATGGAATTGAAAAATTCTGTACATATCCTCAGGTTAGGGGATATACTTGGGAAAATATTTGCTTGCAATTCAAAAAATTATATGAAGAGTTAGTAAAAGGAACAAAATGAAGATACTCATTCTTGCTGATGAACCCGGTTGGATTATAGGCAGGATAACTGATAGAATGATTGAAGGCATTCCATTTGAGTTTACAAAAAAATGCTATCTTCATAATACCCCTCTAAGTATTAGTAAAGAGGAATTTCTGGACTTGGGATTTCAACATGATTTAATTCATTTTCAGAATTGGGGTGTTGTCTTTTTTCCAGAGGGTTTAAAGGAATTAGGATACAAAACATTAATGTCAATCAGGTCATTCCGATACCCACCAGAGTTATTTCCTGTATGGTCAACAAGGGTTAAGAGGGTTCACGTGCTTCATCCTGAACTTCTTGCCAAGATTCCCAATTCCGTTTACATTCCTGATGGTATTTTTGACCAATATATCCCCCAACATGAATTTACTGTGGGCTTTGCAGGGGTTCAAGACGATTATAAAGGTTTCAATCTGATAAAAAAGGCTTGTGATGAGTTAGGAGCTAGATTCAAGCCAGCATGGGGCATACCCCCTGATAAAATGCCTGATTATTATAAATCAATAGATTTGTATGTATGCGCTTCATATCAGGAAGGATTTGCCAATCCAGTAATGGAATGTTTAGCTATGAATAAGCCAGTTCTTACTACTGATGTTGGAGTCCCAAGTTTACACAATATTCATAAATGTGAGAGATCCTTAGAGGGGATTAAGAAAGGAATTGGAAAATTTTATACATACCCTCAAGTAAAAGAGTATTCCTGGAAGAACGTCTGTTTACAATTCAAAAAACTGTATGAGGATATGATGAGTGAAATAATAAATGACAAAACAAGATATGAAATGTATTACTGGCTAAAAACAGGTCAATACTTAGATCCCATTAAACTCTACACTAAATTATTAAACAGTTTTGGACTTACTCCTGAAGATTTAAGTGGAAAAGTAATATTAGATGCCGGATCAGGTCCATTTGGGGGAATAACTTGCCTAAACTCTTCTTTCCTAGAATCCATTGCAGTAGATCCAATGTTTGACTATTATGAAAAAGACAATTTATTGAAACTTAAAAAAGAAGTACAAAAAATACCCATGTCCATAGAGGATGTACCTCTTGATTCGGTCCCACCATGCGATTATATTTTTTCAATAAATGCATTAGATCATAGCACTCAATTTAACGTGAATCTTGTAGAGAAAGCGGTAAATAACATGGTATCCATGCTCAAGCCTGGGGGATCATTATGTATCTGGGTTCACTTAAGGACTATAGAACAGTTAAATTTAGGCCATGATTTCCAAATTCAGGAAAAAGAAATAGAGAAATTGTTATCCAAGAATTGCAACATTACCAAATGGGAACATACTAACGATGAAAATTATAAAGTCTTGATAGCCAAAGCGGAAAGGAAATAGCATGAAACTGAATTTGGGTGGAGGAAGCTTAAAAATTTCTGGATTTTTAAACTTGGATCTTTGTGAGGGTGCTGATGTTAAGTTTGATTTATATAATACCTTACCTTACCCAGATGGATCAGTTGAAGAAATAGTAGCCATTCATGTCATTGAATCTTTTTACAAATGGGAATTTCCTGCTATCCTTAAAGATTGGAGAAGGGCTCTAATGCCGGGAGGAAAACTGATTATAGAATTTACAGAATTAACGGCTGCAATAAACTTATACCTTAAGGGAAATATTTATGGGATGTGGGGAATATATGGAAATCAGGACAAGGCAATACCCCATTGTGTAACCCATCATTATGTTTATGAAAAAGAAGAACTTAAAAACTTGTTGTTAGTCTGTGGATTCAAGAATCTTAACTTCACTAAAGAACATGTAAGTCATGTCCCTGAAAGAGACTGGAGAGTGATATGCTCATAAGAAATGACGATGTAGCCTACGATGCTAATTTAGATAATATCAAATGGTTTTGTGAACTTTGCGATGGGTACGGATTCAAAATTATCCAAGCAATTACCCCAATAGGATCTGTCATTCCGATAAACGTAAAAATGGATAATGATGAAATCAAAAGAATTTCTGGTATTCATGTCTTTAGAGACAATGAAAGAGTTTATGATTACCTCACAACCAGGGCTGACATTATAGGCTTACATGGATTGTACCATACCCATGTTCCTTCAAAAGAAGAGATAACAAGAGGGAAAGAACTTCTAAGCTATTGGGGTCTAAGACCAGATTATTTCGTTATCCCATTCAATGAAGGCAATTATCCTGAAACTATTGAGGGACTAAAAATTTCAGGGGAAACGACTAATCTTGAGATAGTTATGATGGGAAATGATACATTAAGGGATGAAATAGCATACCTTCATAGCTGGAGATTTGATAAATGGTATAAAAGAGAGGATTTAGAAAAATGCTTGAAACACTTGTCTCTATTGCTGAATCCAAAAAAATAATAGAACAGAAAAAACTTTTTCCAGTCTGTAACTTATGGCACTATTCGTTTAACATAGAATATTTTTATAGCCATATGATTCTTGAAGAAATTGACAAAAAAGTTTATTTGTATGCCCCTAACCTAATTCATCAATGGTCTCCACTACCTATTTTTACAAATGATAGTAGTATAGAATTACCTGATAGAAAGGTTGGACAAAATCCATTTTGGTTTTGTAGACTAACAACATTTGAGGATTTCTTAGATCGAAGGAGTATTCTTAGTAAAAAACCAAATAAACATTTTCCCACAAGGCAAACTTTTAAGAAAAAGGATGAGAAACTTCATGGTTGCTTATCCATAACTATTTTTAACGATTTTATTTTTAAGGAAATTTATGATAAACTACGTAGACAGTCTCATTCAAACGGAAATGAATTCATAAATGGTATTCGCCAACCATATTCTAAAATTCCCCCACAATGGTTCAAAATGATGACTTTAACCGTAGATGGGAATGTTATTGGAATTGGTTCAATGATAGATGATGGTATTAGTCAATCCTTATGGGGTTTAGCTTCCGTTATTAACAAAGATCGGATAGGACTCTATATGTTAACTCTTTGGATTAAATATTGCTGTTTAAATGGGAAAAAATCTATAGATTCCAGTATCAGTGGAACATATGGAATTTATAAGGATCAATTATTTTTAGATTCTAAAATAGTTTCTAAAGAAATGATATTGAAACATGAATAGAAAAGTAGATTTTGAATCAGTAATAGAGCCACAAGAGGTGGGATTAGATCCAAATCTTGTAAATCGCTCTTCACCGTCCGGCAATGAATTCCTGGCTAACGTACTAATGGATTTAAAAATTACAAAGGAAGATACCATCATTGACATAGGATGTGGCTTAGGAAGTGCAATGTCAATAATGCTTAGATTTTCTTTCAAGAAAATTGCAGGAATAGAAATCTCTGAATGTATTGCAAAGAGAGCAGAAAACAATTTTAGGATTTTAAGGGATAATAGGTGCATAATCTATAACCAGAATGCTATTACCTTTCCTAATTATTCTGAATATAATTATTTTTATATGTATAATCCCTTCCCCTGTCAAATTGTAACAGGAGTAATGCATAAAATAAATCAACAGAAGGGATTAAAAAAGGAAAGATTTATTATTTATAATAATCCTAGGTGTCATCAAATTATCTGTGACAATGGATGGGATAAGATTAAAGAATTCCCAAATTCATGGATTCCCATGACTTTCATTTATAAGGAAAAAGAAAAGTGAAAGAAGATGAAAGTAAACTATGTCTTATCTACTATGTAGTTACAGAAAGGTATGAGCATTATATACCATTTTTCTTATATTTTCTTGGTAAGGCTTATCCAAATATCAATACCTACATAGCCATAAGGCAACCATTATGTGGAGTAGTTAAAGATCAAATGCTCCCTCTTGTTGATAATAAAAACTACAAGATAGAGATAGAATTTCAAGACTATCCAATATATAGTGAATTTACTAAAATATTACGGTGGATTGTAAGAAATGACCATACAGATCAGTTTGAATATCTTTATTATGGAGATATTGATATATTCATAATGAAACAAAAACCAAGTTTGATGGAGAGTCATTTGGCCAGAATGAATGAATTTGATACTTTCTATTCAAATGGCACCTTTACTGATATAGATGGAATTGAGAAAATGACCGGAATTCATTTCTGCAAAAGGAAAGAGTGGTATAACGCTATATGGCCCACTCTTGTCAAATATAGGGACAAAATAAGAAAAACTGGTAGAATACCTGAGGAATTTAATAATCCCATTACTAAGAAATTTACTAATTTATGGGCATTTACTAAAATGGTGGAAGAAGCTGGAATCCCTATAACAAAGGGTCTATGGTTAGGAACTTCTGGCCTCCATCTTGGTAACTCAAGAGAACCAGGATATTGGAAAATATTATTTAATCCTCATAGTCAAGCTAATGATCAAATTAATTTCTTTAGAACATTTAGATCTCTTATCAAAAATGACATAGTATTTAACAAACTTCTTGAACTTACAATCAAGGAGATTCGTGAAGAGATCAAACTTATGATTGAAGAAGGAAATAAATACATCAGGTAACATTTTAAAACTTATGGAGAACTTATATGGCTATTATCAATGATTTATTGAAAGAAGCATCCTTTGAAATTCTTTCTGCAGAAGTAGAAAAATTTAAGATTATTCATAAGGGAATGGGTTTGTCAATTACTAGTGAGACTATTGACATAGAATATGAAGCTTATTACAACATTGCTTATATGATTAATCCTGAATCTGTATTAGAAATAGGAGTATACAAAGGAATGTCGGCTTGCGCCATTATGTTAGGATCTCACAGGTTAAAGGAGTATATAGGTATAGATAATGAATCCTATATTGAAAACTCAAATGATATAGCCAGAAGGCTTATAAATAGCTTCAAAAATCTTCACTCCAGTAAATTTCCTCATTTAGATAATATACTATGGTCCATTTTTAATTTAGATACTATGCCTGAGGGACAAACTAACAGCCCAGTATTTCAAAGAACATATGATTGGATTCATATAGATGGTGCTCATGGGGAGTCTCAAGCAAAAAAAGACATCCTTAGATTTTGGCCCGTCACTTTAAAATTTATGACTATTCATGACTACAATTATGTTGATTTCCCTCATGTTGCTAAAGATATTGACGAAGTAATTGGAAGAAACCTAATAAGTGATATAGATTCCTACAGTGTTACCAAGTCCCTTAGGAATTTTATGATAATCAAGAAAAAACAAGGAGATTCTAAATGAAATTTCCATCAAGTGTCTGTCATTTATTTCTGGTTTTGGACTGCAATTTTAATTGTTCTTATTGTATTAATAAGTTTAATAAAGGATATAAACGTAACTATCCTAGAAGAGATGCTAAGGATTGGATAACCGCCATAAATAAGCTATCCGGGGTTGACAAATTAGTTATTACAGGAGGTCAACCTACTCTACATGAGGGGTTTGTTGAGATTGTCAATAGTATTGATTATAGCAAATTTAAAGAGATTGACATAGCTTCCAATACCTCAGATCAGGGGGTGAATACCTTAATGAAACTGAATCCAAACAGCATTCAACGATTCCAATTATCATATCATTCTACCCAAATTGGATTTAAAGAACATTGTGAAAAAATATCTTTACTAAGATCCAAATTTAAGAGTGTTGGAACTCACTATTCAGCTTTAGTAGATCCTATAACAGATAAGGAAGAATTTGAATACTTTGGTAATAGCTTCTTACCAAGAATAGGATATCGACCAGATGGTTCATTTAATCCTCATCATCTGGTTTATAGGTGTAATAATGAAAAACAACCTGCTGCCAAATGCTTTACATTTGGTGAAGATATAGTATCTCCACTTGGTGATATTTACTTTTGCCATTACTTTATGTATACCCAGTCTAAAAAAGGAATAAAAGGAAATTTACTTGATGATTGGTTACAAGAAGGAATAACAAGTATGCTATGTCCAGATGTAGGATATTGCAATCCTTGTGATATTTTTGAAGATAAACATCGTATAGAAAAAGAGGAGGAATAACTACTATGCTACTTATACACCCTTACCCAGAAGAAATTTTAAATTCTGACGTAGAACTACTTAAAGAGGTACATACAAGCACCCCTCTTATTGATGTTAAAGTACTTATATGGCTATCCAAACAGATAAGTGGAAACATATTAGAAATTGGAACACAATTTGGTCATACAACTTGTCTATTAGCTAAGTATAATCCTAACAAACATATATACACTGTTGATTGCCCTGATCCTGTCGTAATGCATAAGGATCAAAGAATAGATTGGCCCGGAACTGAAAGAGGCAAATGGTGTAAAAATGCAAGAAATGTGTCAATGATCCAATGTGATTCTAAAACCTTAAATTATGAAACATTTACCAATCTTGCTATGGTATACATAGATGGTGATCATACCTATAATGGGGCAAAAGCAGACTCAGAGTTAGCGTTAGAGGGATTAAAAAAAAGTAATGCCCCACCCCCTAAAATAATAGCTTGGCATGACTTTATCTATTCCCTAAGTGATAATGAACCTTGGCATTTAATAACTAAGTATATCAAAAATGAAATAGCCACCAAAATGGATGTTATATCATTTGAAAAATCACTTGTCTGTTATACTGTATTAAAATAAAAGGAAATAGTATGAAAATCAGTTTAGGATCATCAACCCATCGACCCGGACCCGATTGGACTTTAGTAGATATAGATCCAAGCTTAAAACCTGATATTTGCTCAAATGCAATTGATTTCATAATGCCTGAGGGATCATGTGAAGAAATCTATTCCAGTCACCTTCTTGAACATTTTTCCAGGGATATAGGAGAAGAATTAGTATTCAGGTGGGTAAAAATGCTTAAAGATGGAGGTACTTTGTGGTTAGCGGTCCCGGATATTGAAACTGTATCCAGGATGGTTAATGATGCAATAGACCCAATATTGAAAAATGATTGGATTAAAATCATGTATGGCTGGCAAGTCAATATTTGGGATATCCACAAATGGGGATATACAAGCCTTTCTCTATTTAATCTTATGGAAGAGGCTGGACTTAAAAATGTTGAAAGATTTAAACCTTGGGTAGAAAGTTCCACTGGAAAAGGAATGGATGTTTCAGGGGGGTGGCTACCAGATAATCAAGGAAATCAAATTTCGTTTTCTTTAAATTTGAAAGGAGTAAAATAATGGATAAAAAAGCTAAAATTCTTTTCGTGACTGATTCCCCTCAAAGCTATTCGGGAATGGGAAAAACTTGTCGGGAATTGGCTAACAGATTTCATAGGGATGGGTATCATGTGGAGTGTACTGGATACAATTATAAACAAACTGATATAAAATTACCCTATGTAACTCACCCAATAGGTAGCCGATTAGACAGGGATGCCCTTACTGGCCATATTCTAAGGATAGCCCCTGATATTTTATTCTGTCATGGAGATCTTTGGCATTTCGGAATCCTACCCTCCATAAAGAATGAATATAACCTATCAAGGGACCACAGGGATAAGAGAATGAAAGTTTTAGGATATATTAACATAGATTCCTCTCCCTTGAGTCTTGCTTACTGTGAAATTCTTGATTCTTTTGATAAAGTTGTAACTACTTCTTACTGGGGAGCTAGAGTTCTAAAAGATTACCCTTCCAAAGTTAATGCTGATAATGGAAATATTAAAGTCATATATCATGGGGTTGATTTGGATCTATTTGACAAGGCTGTAAAAGAACAAACAAAATCCAATAAGTTTACGGTCCTGGTAGTATCCAAAAATTGTGTAAGAAAGCAGATACCCCTAAGCCTTGAGGCATTTCACAAATTTTCACAGAAAAAGGATGATACAGTTTTGTATTTAGTCACCGCAGCCCGTGATCCTGAGGGGTATGATCTTCTGGATATAATCCCCCATTACCCCGGCCTGAGATTAAAGATTAACTTAGTAGATGCTTCAGGAACAGGAAAAATTCTAAAGGATGATATATTGGCCAAAATCTATGCTCAATCTCATGCCCTTCTTCTGAATAGCTCTTGTGAGGGATTAGGATTACCCTACCTGGAAGCCATGGCTGCAAAGATAGTAGCAATAGGAACCGATTATACCTCAGGAACAGAAATTTTGTCTGAGGGTAGAGGTTGTTTGATTGATGTAGCCGCTTGGATAACAGGGGATCAAGGACAGAAAATGGCTATCCCTTCTGAGCAAAAAATAGTAAATACTCTGAATGATTTGTATGATGATTGGAAATACAAAGAGGGGAAAAGGGCCAAGAAAATAACAGATACGGCTTATGAGTGGGTCCAGAAATATTCTTGGGAAGCCTCTTATGAGAAATTGAAAGAAGAGGTAGATAATTTATCCAAAGTTAAACTGGAACCTGTTAGACCCTATTTCTTTGCCCCAATAAATGTACCTCTTAGGACCATGGCTTTAGAAGCCAAGAAATTATTGAAAGGAAGAAAGTATATCGGGGTAATCAAATTAGGTGGGTATGGTGATACTCTTCAGCTTATCCCTGTATTAAAGGGAATCCGGAGAAAGCATCCCAAAGCATGGGTTGTGGCGATCATTGAAAAGGGGGATGAGATTCTATTAACTCAACCTGGATTAGTAGACTATGTTACTCTGGAAAAAGGAGTCCATTACAACACTGTCCTGAAATCTCTTTTGCATACTTTCGATACTCTTTATGATGTTCGATATGTCAGTAGAGTCTATGGAGAAGAGAATAATGAATTTGCCAATAAGTATATTGAATTTTACAATGGGTGGGCCTTTTCCAATTGCCGATTGAAACAACTTGGAATGCACGTAATTGACTTGATGTTAAAGAGTTGTGGATTGGAAAAGTATGCAAGTATCAAAGATTTATCCTTTGATATAGATTATAAATCTACTAAACTGCCAAATGGCGTGGATACCTTACCCGAAAAGTTTATTGTAGTCCATAATAATGTAGGAACAGTAGGAAACTTGAAATGCATCAAAGATGAAGAACTAAGTGAAATTTTAAGAATAGCCAAAGGGGTTTATCCCATAGCCCAATTGGGACCAAAAGATGATGATTTGATTAAGGATGTAGACCTTGATTTCAGAGGATTGAGCATTATGGATTCGGCCAATGTGCTCAAAAGAGCCAGCTTATATTTTGGATTAGAGGGATTTCTTTATCATCTTGCTCACTCTGTAGGAACCCCATCAATGGTATGGCAAACATGCACTCCTCCAGAGTTGTTCTTCTACAAGAATTCCAATGATATTCTTCTTCACACAGGGGCCTGTGATCCTTGTTTCTGGAATGCCGTAGTGGGGGAGGGGTGGTGGGAAACTTGCTTACTTCATGAACCCCGATGCCTTAATCTCCCCACAGTAGAAAAATTTCAGGGAGAATTACTCAGATTTCTTCAAAAAGATATAGTGAAAACAGAATCACCAAAATAAATTGTAAGAAAAAATAGGTAATTTTTCTTACATAATTGTAAAGGAGAAAAGATATGTGGATGACAATGATACTCAATATTTTGAAAAATCCTAAGAACATTATTATTGTTCTTCTCTTGGCAGCCAGTGGGTATTTAGGAGCCCTTCATCTTTATGAGAAAGGGGATATAGTAAAGTTACAAAATCAGGTACTTACCCTAACAAGTAGCCTGGAAGCTCAAAAGAAAGTCAATCAGGAATTGACCCAAAATCGGGATGCCTTGTTGATTCAGATTCAAAACCTTCAGGATATTGAGAAAAAGGCCCAAGATCTTCAAAATAGGATTGATGCCTTGAAAAAGACTTGTGCTAAGCCTGTTCCTGGAGTAGTGGTTAAGCCAACGCCTCCAGCAGCCCCTGGAATCATATCTACCCCTGGAGTGGCTACACCCCCTACCCAAGAGGGAAATAAGCCTGTAGAAACAACCCCTGCCCCTGAGACAGGGACAATAACTGGCCCACCAGTGCCAGAAACTTACTACTTTGGAGGATATGATTATGAAAAGGAAGCTAAGGGTATTTACAATGACGTTATTTTGTGGTTTAATTCTAGCGAGTTGCAGCCCAAAAATAAGCCAAGTGCAATGTCCAATCCCCCAATGCCCAGTCCCATTGAAACCGACACCCAAACCATTGGACATGAACAAAACGATAGCTCACCCGGACAATTTCAACCAAGTCCTGGACAATATGAATGCTATCGTCAAATATTCCAAGGAGTTAGAGGGTACAATCTCCTGCTATAAAAATTCTTTGGATGCTGTTAAAAAGTAGCTAAACTATTTCTGAAGATTTGCCGAAGAGACTATTACAAGGGGATGGGGATCTTAGAGTAAAGAATACTCAGTTTTTGCTGAAATCCCTTTATCAAGATCCTGCTCCCCACTTTTAATGGTTAGGAGCCGGGGAATTACCTCTTTTCTGGTGCGGGGAATTCCCAAGATTCCAGACTATGGGAGGTTTAGACACCCTGGCTCCCGTATTAATGAGGTAAGAATGTTTAGTCAACCATTACCAATGACCAGATTTGACGATGATAAGGGAAAACCTGTCTTTACAACAGGTGGAGTTGATTTTGGTGTTCCCTTACAGATTATTCACGAAACAGAGCATTACCTAATGGCATACAGTAAAGGCCATATGACTTGGGTAGCACGTGGATCACAAGGATATTATGGTCCAAGAATTAAGATTTTTGAAAAGAAAGGACAGAATGAAATATTTTGGCCTGAGGTTAGGGAATTTGAATACACAAGGGAAACCAGAAAAGAAACTTGGAAAGTAGCAGAAGAATATTTTGCTGAATTAATAAAGAAAGTTTTCAAATCAATATTTGAGGAATAACAAATGATTAATCGTGCTCTTGAATTACTTGGCCTGGATAACCCCAAAGACTTGAAGGAATTTGAGGTAGAGGATACCTTTAATTCCCCCAATCGGCTTTATGGATATCTTTGTAACCGGGGAGATCACAGATATGGGGCCTTAGTAATCTTTAGAGTGAATGGTGAAGCATGTGAACAAGTCATTTATGGAACCCCAAAGCTTCACTATCCCTTTGACAAAAATGGGACTTACCAATGGCCTGATATTCATGAGATAAGGATATGGGACAAACTGGATGGAACCAATGTTTTGGCATATGCCTATTGGTATCAAAATAAAAAATACATAACCTACAAAACAAGACTAACCCCTGTTATTCAAGATTCACAATTCAACCCATTTAAGCAAATGTGGGTTGAGTGTCTACAAGAAAATTCCTGGATCATGCGGTTAATCCTGTCAAACCCAGAATACAATCTTTCCTTTGAGTTATTTGGTTTCAGAAATCAGATAACAATCCAGTATTCTGTTCCTCTGGATGTTAATTTCCTATTCGGGGTAAAGATATGGGATGCCGAAGTTAATCCTCCAAATATGCTTAATTTGGTTAGTGGTACAAAATTACCTGTAGGGGGATCTTACGGAAAGGCCATACTCTCAAGTGAAGTCCTGACCACAATGTATAATAATTTCAGAGAATCTATGTCCATAAAAAATATTGATGGACTTTTCACTGAAGGTATGGTAATATATGCTTATATCGGGGGAGCATCCTGGAGGATGTATAAGTGTTTAGATTATAGAACCTCAGTTTTGACAAGAAATGGATGGATAAAACTAGGTGTAATTGTTCAAAATAAGTTAAGAATAGAGGTTGCAACTTTATTAAATGATGGATCTTTAGGGTGGAGATTTGTAAATGGTTGGCACAAATCAAAACTTGAAGGTAGAGAGATGTGCCGTGTCAGATTAAAAAATTCTGTTAAAACTTCTTTGGGTTATAGAGGAGTTAATTCAACTGTTGACCATAAATGGATTACTCCAGAAGGAGAAATTCCCGCTGGTGAATTAAGCAATAGAGTAGTCTATACCGGAGAATTAGCTCCTAATAAAAAACAGATGGAAATTGTTATTGGAACCTTACTTGGGGATGCTTCCATATCCAAAGGAGAAAGAAGATTACGTTTCTCTCAAACTGATATTCTTTATTCCAAACTTAAATCTAAATTATTAGATGAATTTGTTCAATCGGAATTTGAGTTAGATATGCAAAAATATAGAGAAAGCCTAGCAAATAATTCATGGCAAGTAAGTACAGAATCTTGCATATGGTGTTCTCAATTAAGAGAAAAATGGTATCCAAATGGTAAAAAAATGGTTCCGAAAGACATTGAATTAACCAGTTTAATGTTAGCAATTTGGTACATGGATGACGGAAGTTTATCAGGGGGGAGAATCGCAACATTAGCAACAATGGGATTTTCCAAGGATGAAATTGAATTTTTGATAAAGAAATTATCTGATTATGGAATTAATGGTTGCAGTATAACTACCCAAAATGTTATCATTTTCAATGCAGATGGAACAAGAGAATTAATGAAAAAAATAGGTTCATATATCATTCCCTGCATGAGAAGAAAAGTAACAAAAGATGCTCCTAAATATAATCCCAAAGTATATGATATTGGTCTTGGAATACCTGGATTAGATATAGCCATTGTTACTGAATCCACTCTTCCTAAAAAAGAAAAATCACTATACTGCATAGATGTTGAAGATACACATAATTTTGTTACAACTGCCGGTATAGTCCATAACTGTAAACCTGAGGAAATAGAAAAAATTCATTGGGCAGCTTCTGGTTCTATTCCCATGATAGCATTAAAGAATACAGCCCTCAACACCTTTGAAGACAATTCAGATCCAACTGTTGCAAATTTTGAAACACTTCTCTTGGAAGAATATTCCCATGAGTTGATAAACAAATCGGCAACCAAGATCCAAAAAGCTTGGAAATGGGCCAGAGAGAGGATGATATTGGCCAAAGAGGTTAATGAGGTTTGGGCAAAAGCTAACCTGGCAGGATTTGACATAATGAAAGATAAAGGATCTACAATGAAATTTATCTCTCAATACTTTCCACGTGATAAAATGAGCAAGGTGGGGACCATAATTTTAATTCAAGCAGGATTAATAGAGAAAAACAAAACCCATAAATAGGAGGACAGGTCAATGTTTAAGCATTTTAAAGAAATTTTTGGAAAGAAGGAAAAGACTCTACCTACCATGACCAATATACAAAGAATGGTAGTTACATACACTCAAGGATTCATAGGGAGAAAATCCCGAAGTTATTACCTGAAATCTCATGATTGTCAATCCCTAGAATTTATCAGCCAAGATGTTAAAAATGCTCTTAGACGGTTGCAAGTTCAAAAGAAAGGGATAATAAAATAAGAAAGGAGAAATTTGTCTTTATGGTTAAACAATACTATTTCAAAACTGGAGTAACAATCATTACCGAAATAGAGGAAACAAAGAATGGGGATTTGTTCTGGATTAATCCTGTAGAAGTAATATTTATGACACAGGCAACAGTTCTAAGACCTCTATTTTCCACAACCAAGGATCAAAAGTTCGCCCCTAATTTGAGTGTTCTGGAAAATGATACTCTAATCCAAGGGGAAGTCTCTGAAAGATTAGAAATAGATTATAAGAAAAATGTCAATGAAGTTTTAGAAAAAATGAAAGCCGTTGAGGAAGAAATAAAGCTAAAGGAATCAGGACTTAAACTCCCCCCTGATATGCAAAGAATCATCAGAGGTAATTTCAGATTGCAGGGACCAAAGTAAAAATTTGACTCTGGAATAAATAGCTAAAGATTATTTGCAGACTTGCCGAAAAGACAAAGAAAGGAGGATTTTAGATTTAAAAAACTTGGAGGTTATAAATGAACACTAAACAATTAATAAAATGCAGTCCTGAAAAATTATTCAGGAAATATGCTTGGGATTATGATAAAAAAGAATGGTTAAAGATAGTCATTAATAGCTACATGTCTTTAGTCAAATTTCTTGTTGTTATTATGATTATCCTGCAACCCTTCATTTCAGCGGGGGTTTTAGCAGATGGAGTTAATTCCAATTATTATGTGGCCGAAAATATTAAGATGCTGGCCACTACCCTACCGGCTATGGAAAAAGCCTTCCAGGATGTAGATTCTCTGCGGAAGTCAATTAGCAAAGTGGCTTACCAAGACCCAGACAGGTCATTCATTTTCGCTTTTCTAATAACCAAGTGGGCTTTGGCTAATCATCATGATCCTCTTGAGGTAGCCGCAGTTATACTTACCGAATCAGAATTTAAGATTAATGCAGTCAGTCCAAAAGATGCTAGGGGCCTGATGCAGATCCATAAACCTTCTTGGAAAATGGATAACTATTTCGATGCTGAAGAGAATATCAAGAAAGGATCTGAAATCCTGTTGATGTATAAGAGGGGATTCCCTCAGCAGTACCTTGCCAAATACTCTGGGGGAGAAGAGGGATATGCCAAGAAGGTAGAGAATAACAAAGCCAAAATAAAAAAAGAGAAGCTAAAACAATCATGAATACTAAAGCTGATCATTATATTCGTTGGTCTAAAGAAAATAAATCAGTAGTAAAAAATAACATTATTGCAAAAAAGGTGTTGAGACTAATGACTTCTAATGGCAAAGATAAAACAGTTATTGTTAGATTTAGTGAGATTCCTTCTTGGGAGATGGATCTATTTTCAAAATTAGGTAAATTCTTTCCCATTAAAGGAAGATTACATAAAAAGATGCAACTCAATAACTGTCATGAAAATTCTAAAAAATTACTATTCAGCAACAAAATAGACAGTGTTGCAACAGGATTCGCCTTAAGTAATGATGGATTATGGAGATCACATAGTTGGGGATTAAAAGAAGGTAAAATATTTGAGACTACTCAACCCTTTATTTGTTACTTTGGGTATGATATGAAAGATGTAATAAAGTATCAAAAAGGTAAAGTATGATCTGTAATTATGGCTGTGAGCAAGAAGCCAAATATCAATTTAAAAATGGTAAATGGTGTTGTTCTGAAAGTTGGAATCAATGCCCCTCAGTTAAAAAGAAACAACACACTAAAGAGTGGAAAGAAAATTTAAGTAAAGCAAATACTGGCTCCGGTAATCCAATGTTTGGAAAACCTGGAACTCAATTAGGAAAGAAAAACCCAGAACAGTCAAAGAGAATGAAAATAAACAATCCAGGAGTAAATAAAACTGAGGATACAATAAGAAAAATAAGTGAATCCCATAAAGGTGAAAAGAATTATTGGTTTGGTAAGAAAAGAATGGAACATTCAAAAATCATGAAGGAATTATGGAAAAATGAAGAGTATGCAAAGAGAATATTTTCAGCATTAAATGTAAAACCAAATAAGTATGAATTGTTTCTTGAATCCTGGCTGAATAATAATTTTAATAATGAATGGAAGTTTGTTGGTGATGGTCAACTAATTATAAATGGTAAATGCCCTGATTTTGTTAATGTGAATGGAAAGAAATAGATTATAGAATTTTTTGGAGAGCACTGGCATAGGGGGGATTCACCCATGAATAGAGCTAAAGAATTTGAACCTTTTGGTTATCAGACTTTAGTAATTTGGGGGAAGGAATTAAAAAATTTGGACAAGATAAAAGAGCGAATAAGAAAGGAGTTTTATCATGAGATATATTAATGAATTCTTAAACTTAAAATGCAGCAGTGATGTGCTTGCAGCCTGTAGCCCCATTGGACACAACCCTGGGAAGGAAATATCTGAAAGCATGGGAATGATTAAAAGGGTAAAAAGCTTAATCCCTCCCAATCCAGGAAAATACAATGTCCTGGATCTATGTGCAGGAAATGCACTAACTTCAGTTTTAGCTTGTCATTTATTCAAGCTGGACTATGCAAATGCCGTTGACAAGAAAACAAGAAGCAGAAGATGGGAATTGGTCCAGGGATTTACCTATCTTGTTGGGGATATTTATGATCCCAATATCATGAACTGGGTAAATGACAAAACCATCATTATTTCCATTCATGCTTGTGGCAACCTAGCCAAGAGGATCATAGAAATCTACAAAACAAGTAATGTGAAAGCCATGTTCCTTATGCCCTGCTGCTTGGGAAAACTGGACCATGGGTATCCAGAAGAAATTAAAAAAAGACTAGGTAGCTATCTCATGTTCTGTTGGGATCTGGCCCAGAGTGTGGAAAATTCCAAAATCTACATTGACCCATATATTCTTTCCCCTAAAAATGTTATTATCAAAGCGATAAGGGGAGAGAAAGTAGTCGATTGAAAGAGGATTGGAAAAAGAAACAATTGGGACTCTGCAGGAGGAGGAAATGTGGTAACTTTGCTCTTCCTGGATATGATATCTGTGAACCTTGTAGAGAAAAAATAAAGAAAACCCGGGCTGATAGGTATGAAAAAAAAGTATCTACAGGGACTTGCCAAAGATGTAATGAACCGGCTGTCCCTGGAAATCGTATGTGTCAAGATCACAGAGAGGGTAGGGTAGCCGAAAATAAAGCATACAGAGACAAGTTAATAAGCCAAGGAAGATGCCCTAGATGCAGTCAGTTACGTCATCCTGATATGGACCATGAATCAAAACTTGGTGATGATGAGCATGAACCTGTAGAGCATGATTATTCAGACTGTTTAAGATGCAGAGAACGTCTTGATAGTGGTTTCAAATCTTAAGGAGGGTTGATGGAGGAAATAAAAAAGAAAAGAGGTAGACCACCAATGTCTATCCCTAAAGAATATCGTGGTTTGTCCAAAAATTTAGAAGAAACCACTGATCAACTCATGGATGCAATAAATTTCATTGAAATTAGTGGACTTAAGGATGAATGGGAAATATTCAAAGCTGAACAATATGAGAAGAGATTAAAAGCGAAAGGAAGATAAAAAATCCCCGCTTGCCCTGTTGGAAGGAGGGTGCCTGAATTCGGAGATAATCCAGGACTTTAGGCAAGCGGGGAACCTATTCAAGAGAGGAAATATATTTTTGTCTTCTCATCATAAGGACGTTAGTGACATATGATCGGTTGATGCTATAGAATGAATCTCCATATCCCTGTATTTTAATCTTCGATTTCCAGGAATACTTAGCCACTCCGTTATCCCCAAACCAATTATCACAATCTCCACCTTGACTTTGACAAAGCTTTCGATCATTACGGACCCCACCATCTCCCCCATTATAGGACGAAAGGGTAAAAGCCCAATGGTTTAGGTCATCCTTAGCCCACGTAACCCCTCTCCAGTACAATTGGTCAAAACGAATCAAAGCCCTAAGTTGATATTCGGCGTTGTATCTATCCTCATACTTCCAGGACTTTAACTTTTGGTCCAGGGAAACAGCCCATTTAAAATTATCAAAGATTACCTTACCTTGGGAATCATAAGCGGCAGTTATCTGCCCCAATCCAAAACCATACTCTCTTGAGGTCTTTAATTCGGCATGAGGATTCCAACACTCAGAAGAATGTAAAGAAGGGCATGTTTCCTGCTCAACTTGACCACCTGTAGTTGATTTTATTGGCATATCTGGCCAAACATCCAAAATATTTTCTTTCAAAACGGGGAGATATTCCTGAGCCCTTGGGGGAATTGACACATCTTGTGGCTTACCGAAAAGGATAAGCCAAGTTCCCGGCCCCACCACCCCATCAGGATCAAGCCCTTTACCCTTTTGAAATTGCTTCACAGTAGTGTCTAATTCAGGCCCAAACACGTTATCTACCTCTACTTGGTATCCAAGGGCCTTTAACTGCGTCTGGATCTGTCCTACCTCAGCACCTTTAGACCCTATTTTGTAGGTATCTCCATAACAATCATTAATAATTCCAGCAGTTATGGTAAAAGTGAAGTAAATAAACCACCACAATAGGAAAAATTTAAGATAATTAATCAGGTGTCTTTTTGTCTTTAGTCTCATCCCTATCCCTATCCCTATCTCTAACCTGATCTCTGGTTCTATCTCTAACTTCATCCCTAATTCCATCCCTCATTGTATCTCTTACTGGATCTCTAACGGAATCTCTGGTTGCATTCCTGGAGAAATCTTTATTTTTATCTTCAATACTTCCATTTATTATACTTGGGAAAGGACCTCTAGGGTGTATTGGAACAATTCCTACCACATCCCTATGAAGAACAATTTTTACTTTTTTTATTCTAAAAATTCCCAAAAACCCTTCAAGCCAACCTTTAGTGGGTGGATATAGTCTCTTGAATTGTTCTATCTCAATCATGGCCTTGGTTACGGCAAAGCCTGGAAGCTTCTCATCTTCTCTCTTTCTTAATAAAGGCATTTCCATAACAAGAATTCCATGTAGCTCTTCAAGTTCATCATTAGTGAGATTCCTAATTCCCTTATCAACCAAATCATCTTTTCTTGTTTGAGTCTCATGTTTAACTACATGAGTTGCATCCTCCGTCATTGATTTGAAGTAAATTTCCAACATAGTCTCTACCTTCGTGATACGATGTTCCAGCCTAACCCTATCCCACAGAAAATTAATAGCACTTATGAATAAGGCAGCAGCAGCCAAAACAAAGTTTACGTTAAGAGTGAATCCTTCATTAAGTGTAGGAACAGGCATAATATCTCCAATCTATAAAAGTTTCTGACTTTTAAAGAAGTTATACTTGATGTAAGAGAACAAAAGCAAACCACTTGTTATAACAAGAGTCAAAAGGTTTTCTGATAAAGTAAAAAAGTTAGTAGGCATAGTACAACCTTCAAAAGAGTATACGTATAATATCCTTCTAACAGCAATAGTCGCCTCTATAATCATAAAGACTAACCATCCAGAAGACCAAGAATCTTTGGCTAATTTAAAAGGAGTTAACCTAAATACTCTATAAGCAAAAGGGATAGCTGCAATTTGAGTAATAATTCCTATTATCAAAAAAATCCATGAAATCATGTCTTACCTCTATCTTTTATTTTGTATTTTTACCGGAGCAAAGATATAACAGCCCAAATAATCACAGCATTGAGAAATACCAATGACATAACTATTTTGGCCGATGCCTGAGGATCTTTCGCAGCGGATTCACATAGCTCACGAAAATCAAGGTAAGGAAATAGCGTTTTCCTAACCAAGTGAGCCATAATAGTACAAAGAGAAACAATTCCAATGGCAAATAATACTGTCATAGAACTCTTATCAGGAATCAGTACCAAAGCAGCTAAGAGAGTCCAAAATGAAAGTCTCTTAGCTTCAAACCAAGAAAATATGTTGAACTTACTTTTCCTGATTTTCTGTAATTCCTTTACAACCTCTTCTTTTGTAAATTTTAATTCTTCAGACATGTGGCCCTCCTTCTGGATAGTCTTTTAAATACCTTTCATCCTTTTCCATACATGCATTACAAACAAAATCTTCTCCTGGATTACAATATTCAGCCCATTCAGGATCAGACATGTCAAAATACCCTTCAGTAATTTCTCCATCTTTATAACCGACAATGGTTTCCTTACATCGGCAGCATTTTATTTCTTCATATGCCATATTCTACTCCTTTTCATCAGGAAAATCCTTTAATTGATTCTCACATTCTTTTTCATATTGCCTAAGAAAATTTCCCACTGTTTTAGTCTCAAGATGGATAATCTTTATAGGTTTATTTAAAGCAAAACAAATTCCAAAATCAAAAAGTGCATAGGCTGATCTACCATCATAAAAAACGTGAACTATATCAGACCACTTAATCAGGTTTAAATTATAGGTGTTAATCAAAAGCTCTACATTAGGAGTCTCTGGGGGGAGTCCATCAAACATTGCTAATTTTACTTCATAACCATTTTTTTTTAATTCAGCTTTATGTTCTATCATTTTAGAATAGTATGTTGTACTTCCTATGATCCCCACTTTTGCCATTTATACCTCCTTCTTTTTTTCAATTCCATGTGGACAATATCCAAGTCTACCTAATGAAAAATTACAATTCATACAAAGAGTTCTATATTCAAGAGGAAAATTATTTTTTATAAGCCAATGGTAAAAATTAATAGTTAAAGTTTTTCTATGTTTATGTCCTCCACCATTAATATGATCTATAGTTAAGAACTCAAAATGATCTTCGTTACACCCTGGACAAGAGCATTTACGACCATAATGATCAAACACTATATTTTTTTGTTTGTCATAACGAATTTTACACCTTTGTACAACTTGTTCTTTATTTTTCTCTTCCCAATTTTTAATATATTCTCTACAGTGCTCCTTATTATTTTTATACCAGTTTTTAATAGTTTCTTTTACATGATCTTTATTATTTGCAACCCATTGTTTGTGTTTTTCTTTTACATGGGTTCTATTTTTTTCTTCCCATATTTCCCTTATTTTTTTACTTCTTTCTTTATTATTTTCTAACCAAATCTTTGCTTGCTTGTCATAACACTCCTTACAAGTTTTTCTTAATCTTTTACCATCTCCATTATCAAATTCTCTAAAATATTCTTTTGTAAATGGCTTATCTACATTACATTTTTTACAAATCATTAACTCCCCTTTCCTACCCAATTTTTCTATTTTTCCACCTGTAAATACTAATAAAGTTTAATACAAATAAGAAAATTATTTGTCCAAGATAGAACCATAGATGTTTGTCAATAAATACTACAGCGCATAAAATATTGGCTACGTTGAGAATCCAAAAACCAACCCTGCGGGGAACCATAAGAAAAAAGGTAGCCAAAGGCACCATAAATGCACTTATTAGTTCTAACCACTGAATTATTCCCACTTTATTCCTTTTCTAATTGATGTGGACAATATCCGTAAAGACCAATGGAAAAATTACAATTCATACAGAGAGTTCTGAATCCTAATGGGAAGTTGTTTTTAACCAGCCACCTATATAAATTTCCTATTTTTAAATCTTTTCTATGTTTACGCCCCCCACCGTCAATATGATCTATGGTTAAAAATTCAAAATGGGCCTCACCACATTCTGGACAAGAGCATTTATGGCCATAATGATCAAACACCAAATTTTTATATTTTTCATAACGAATTTTATTACTTCTAGATACTTGTTCTTTATTGTCTTTTTCCCACTTGGATTTATATTCTTTCATGAGTTCTTTATTTTCTTCCTCCCACTTATCATGTAACTCTTTAATATGTTTCTTGTTATTTTCATAGTAATCATTATTGTATTCCTTGTTATTTTCTAACCATTTTCTATTAGAAGCTCTATGAGCTTCTAAGTTATTCTCTCTCCATTTTTTGGTTCTATCTTTATAAACTTCTTTATTATTTTCATAATGCTTACGTTTACATTCTTTAGCCTTCAAAGAATCTTTATAAGGCATATTAATACTTTATCCTAAGACCACTCTTTTAATATTTGTTATTTCTCCATCTTCACAAATTATTCTAGCATATCCAATCTCTAAAGGATCATAACCGCGCACTTCAGAGTACCCAGTTACCCCTTCCCCGTACATCCTGAGGTAGCCACCTGTATTCACATACCACCGGCCTTCAGGAGGGATATAACCATTCTCACTTATGGCCAATCCTGCGTAATGAGAATGAATTTCTTTACCCTTTGCCCCATCCTGATCCACATGGAGGCCAAGAGAATCAGAGGGGGGGATAATGACCAGTCGATGGGTATTTCCCAATACGCAAACTTTTCCATTTCTTCTAACAAATAAAGTGGAATTAGGTACAGTCACACACCAGACAGTTTTAGTTGCTTTATCTTCTTTCCAAGGATTTTTAGGAATATGAGAATTTTTACTAAAAATATGGACATTAGGTTTATTACATAACAAAACCCTCCAACCTTCTTTATGTTTTTTTACATTGGCTCTCCAACCATGACTTATACTAAGAGCTTGAAGATTATCAGCCAAGGATTTATCCCCTGTATAATAAGATCCTGATCTTTCTTCATTTTGCCATTCTCCATCCCCTGCTATTAAGGATTTTAATAAAACAAGAAACTGTCTATCTGAAAATTTAAAAGCAAAAGATGGAATATTTTTTTCTTGAATTAAATCAATAATGGGCTTAGAATCTTCAATAGTAATATAAAAAGTTGCACAATCTTCTTTAGTTTTATAGTATTTACCCATTTTTGGATCAAAAAATTCTTTTCCTTCAAATTTTCTTCTATATAAAGAGTATTTAATCCCAAGAGATTGTAAAATTCCTTCAATTTTATCTTTTTTAGACCAAGATTGAAATAATTGAACTGCTCCGTTTTCTCTAAAATGACCTTCAGAGACTAACCAACCTAATAGACTAATTTTGTCATCTGATAACTGATATTCGGGAAGGCCAGAAGGAGCAGCAACTGGGATAGCAATTTGAGAATATTTCAATACATTTTTAGCTATATCCTCTTTCCAATTTTTTCCAGTAGTTTTAAAAATTACCCTATGGTCATGAGTAATTCCAAAATCTATTACTCTGTTTTCACAAAAGAGCATATTATCAAATTTATCCTGATAAACATATTTATTTTCTATTGGTTGCCACTCTGATTGGGAAGTTTCCATATTAAAAGTCAAAATCTTATCCCCAATATTTAAATTTTGATAATTCTTCCATCCTTCTAAAGTTAAAGCCTCTGTATCCTCTGAAAAGCAATGCCCCATAGCCATAACCCTGCAATCATCGAATTTCATGAACAATTTTCGTCTTAGGGACCTATCTACACTATGTTTCCGCTCACTTGTGGAATCAATCCTGGATTGAATGGAACCAAACCCATGATTGACATAAATTTTATACAGTAGGTATTCAAGCTCTAAGTCTTTGTTATCACGTGGGGAAATGGGATAACCTGGATCTGCGTAAACGCAAATTACTGAGGAATAATCCCCATATTTTACCTTCAGACTCTTGCACATGGATTCAACCATATCCCCATATCTACGGCTTAGAGTCCAATCATGGTTCCCCATAAGGTGTAGAATTGTTTTGCTTTTTACTCTTTTGACAATCTCCTCAACGTCATCATACTGTTCAATTACAGTCTTTTTATGAAGTTTGCTTTCATACCGCTTATCATCTACGGTAATGGCCTCTACTAAATCCCCCATGCCAACAAAAAAGGTATCAGGCTGTAAAGTATCCTCAATTGTTTGTTCAACGGCCCCAGCATCATGAAGTTTTGTCCCTTTATGCCAATCCCCTGACATATTTATAAAGTGATTTTCCCCCAAATTTACTTTCACAATCTGCATAAAACCCCCCCTCTTATTTTTTTATTTTGAAATCCTACTCTATATAATAACACCAAAGCCCCTTTACTATTACACCTTTTCTTCAAAAAAACTAAGTTGGATTCCAATAAGGTAAACTAATACCAAAAAGTGGAACCCAAGGTGATACTCCACCACCTCTAGTTCCAACAGCTAAAAGGTATGGTCCTGGAGTTATTCCGGTACAATTAATTCTCAATGTAAAGGGGTATACATGAGATGGGTCTATATCATTAATTGAAACTACTTGACTCTCTGCAATCCTACTCCCTGCGGAACCCAATGTTCCCCCCACAGAAGCACATGCTACAGCAACAGGTTGGGAAGCACCATTAGATTGTAAAGTACCATATATATTTAACCAAACAGCATTAGCGGGTATATATATCATTGGAGCATAAATTGCCTCAAATCCACCACCATCTCCTATTGCTGGAGATACAAATCCAGTATCAGCTACAAATGCGGATGTTCCAGCTACAGCATTCGGATAAGGAGTAGTAGAGCCACTTGGAAACCAACTTGGATCAATTTTACCTGAAGAATTACCTATTGGAATAGCATTAACAACTGAAGTTACACTAAAAGATCTTAAACTACCAGCCTCATAAATATAAACATCCTTTGTTGGACCTATATAAATTACTGTAGTTCCTTCATAGAAAAGTTTCCAAATATTATCCGCACCTCCATTAACATAAATATCCCCTTCATTATCAACCAAAAGTGAGGGAAACCCACCTGCAGATCCTACTCCCAATTGATTTAGAACATTTACATTAGGAGATTGTACTAAAGCCCCTGCGATAATATTATTTCCTGCAGAAATATCAAAAGCGGCAGTAATGCTACGTAGGAATCCCACATCCCCCAAACTATCAAAAGTCATAGCCCTATCTTCATAAGCACTCAGGATATCATCCACCATAACGTCCATAACACTGGTAGAAAGGGCAACACCCATCTCTACAGTATATCTAGTCGGAGGAGTAATAGTAATACCACCCAAGACAGTTGTTGACAGATAATAAACAGAACCAGGGGTCAATACAGGACTTGGCCATGGGAAATATCCACCCCTAATAACGCAACAATGGGATATATCAGCAAAACCAAGAACTCTTTGTTTGATTGTTCCATCAGCAATAGCCTGTCCAAATTTATTAGTTGATGGATTGTAATAAACAGCATCCCCCTGAGTTACAGGGGCTTCAAAAGTAACTCCTGTTATGAGTCTTTCTGTTTCAGAAGCCCATTTAGCAAATAATTGGACATAAGTTTGAGAAGCCAAAACAACATTGGGGTCTGTTACCAAAGTTATAGAACTCACATTAGAAGTCACCAAAATCATCCTAAAATAAAGATCTTTAACAGACCCATCAGTAATAATAGGCTTTTCAGACACAGGAACTATACCAACAGAAAACACAACATCCCCGGATATTCCAGGACTAATTAAAGCCACCTCACGAACAGTAAATCCACCTTCAGCCGCTGGAATGTACCCTTCAATAACAAGCCAATTGGCATGATCAGGATGCACATAAACAGCATTAATTGGGCCACCCGCCCCTGAGACTGGCCATACTTGATGAACTAAATCAAGTCGATTCCATTGGCCTATAGCATCATCTACAGTAAATGCTATATTAATATCAAAAGTCCCTGCACCTATATTGGCATTTGAAACTGTAAAGTGTAGCGGAAGAGAATCATAGTGTGAAGTCCCACTAATATCAATTGATTCCCCATTTACAAGGTCATGTCCAGGAGAAGTAACTCTAGTTCCTCCAAGTCCGTTACTGGCAAAATGGGTAATACTTCCTCCAGGATTATGGTAAGCACCATTTCCATCCCCCACCCTAATTTCAGAGAAATTAAGTAAGTAGCTACCAGATACCGCAGCAGCCAATTCCGCAAGACCCGCTGCCGTTATAACTGCAAAAAATTGAGTAGGCATAATTTACTCCTTAAATTTATGGGGTATAAGTGAACCCATTATATAAAGTCTTACTATTAAAACCACATTGAACAGTTACATCTACATAGGAATTAGGAATTAACCCTGGTGGAACAGTGCAAGATATTTGTCCAGAATTTATTAAAGATACATTAGTTGCCGGAATTCCACCAAATTTAACAGTAGTTAGTGAATTCAAATTATTAAAATTACTTCCATAGATGTTAGCTGGATATCCTCCTGCTAAAGCACCACTACCTGGACTAACAGAAGTTACTATAATAGCAGTAATAGGAATGGGATGAGAACAAGAAAAATTAAGAAAAGGGAAAGAAAAAGGTAGAAAATTATTTGGTATACCAATTATATGAGGGCTATAAGCACTTGTTGGAGGAGTAAAATTAGATGTCCATCTAGCAATTCCTTTGCTTATTCTAAATTCATCTAAATATCCAACATAAACACCACCTGCTGCTAAAGATCCTATTGTAAGAGTATCCGATGTTTGGTACATATTAAATCCAGCTAAAGTTACAGATTGTTGAGATATTCCATCTACATAAAGAGTGAAAGTATCTCCATTTCTTACTATAGCTCCATGATGAGGATTTCCATCATTAATAGTATTAATAGAAGTTAATAAATGTAATAATCTATTAGCATTATAATCAGGAATAAAATCAAGCTTACCATTATTAATACGGAACCAAAAGTTTACATTTGTTCCTATATTAGTTCCTTTATAAACCAGAAAAATTTGAGTAGGAGATTGTGTAGTTTTAAACCAAAAATCTATTGTAAACGGATTAGTTGCAAAACTCCAATTGGAATCGTCAGAAATACTAATTCCAGCAGATCCCCCTATAAAATGTCCAGACGTAGGACCAAAGGCTTTCCAAACTGAAGATAAAGAAATATTACCTGCAAGAGCCCCATTAAACCAAACATTTCCAGACTCATCTAAAGGATATGTATAAACTCCACTAATTATTCCATCAAAATGAAGTAAAGCGACAGTTTGTGGATCATAAGAGAATATTTTGTTTGCTCCTTTATCCCATGTAATTGTAAAGTCTTGATTATTTCTTATAGTTGGTAATCCTATAGAAGTATCTATATAAAGAATTAGAGGAGAAGTAGCTGGATTCCCTGTATCCTTAAATAAGACAATAGCTCCAATAGATCCTGTCACAGAAGGTAAAATAATTTTATCAGCATTAGCAATATTACTGGTTAGACTTTTTCCTGTAAGTGCTGAAGAAATAGCTATTTTAGCATTTGAGGGAATTGTTGAAAGATATTGATCATAGATCTGATCTAAGGTATAATTAGAAATATCAATTAAGACTACTTTAATTGTATCAGAAATCCAATTAATTGTATTATGGATTATTCCATAAATTCCATTGGAATAAAATACATTTGCCATCTTAATTCCTTCTTATATGCCACAAGGGAAAGTATTAGGAATCAGCCAGACAGATCCCCGCTCATCCAAAGCAGTTTGTCCACTAATAGTAGGATCATATATCTCAATTTTTTCTCCAGGGAATATTCCAACCCCATAATAAGGGCCACCAATATAATATGTAATGGCAAGTTTAAGAGCTTCAAGAGTGCTTCGTTCATTCTTATACTGAATTATAAAGTTTGTTAATAAGTCATAGTTATTACTCAAATTTTGCATAAGAGCTTGGGCATTGGCCGGATTATCCGCTTTTATAGGGCCAAAAGTAGAACCTACTATTACTCCAGCAACAACTTTAAAATAAAAATCATTTCCTTTTATCCCCGCAGGTAAAACTACATTTCCCCCACAAGGATTAAGAGAACTAGGAATTGAACTTGGATTAAAATACTGATACCAATACAAAATAGTCTGATCTCCAAATCCCATAAAGCTTATTACAAGCTTGATTACCCTATAAGTTCCTACAATAGGCTTAATCAAAGATCTGAAGTAGGCTAAAAGGGCCTCATTGTCACCAGCAACAAGAAGCGCACGTGCCTGTTGAAGTATATCTTGATCAACCACAGGTCTAAAAGCAACAAAATCCTGGAGCATCACAAAATCTATACAAGGGCAAATCAAATCGTCATACAAACTTTGCACTTGGTTATGAGGAGGTAGATATTTTAAACTCCAGTTGGCCGGGATACCTTGAATATACGGGGTCCCAAAAGCCTCTTCAGAGGGTATTCCAGTTAAAAGAATTGCTTGAGGTAATGAGGGGGTCCCAAAAGCCTCTTCAGAAGGAATCCCCTCCCCTACAAGGTTTATAATTGATAAACCAGGGACTATTACCACTCTACCAATAGCTTCAGCAGAAGGTATTCCTAAAATTTGGATAGTCTGGTCATAAGTCAAGGTGTCAGAACCAAAAGCTGTTTCTGAAGGAATACCTGATATCCTAAGAATCTGAGTCAAAGTTGAGCCTGATGAAACAAACTCTTCTGACCCTATTCCTTGGCCACTGAGGTCAATAGTCTGAAGTGCTGGCATATATTATACCTCAGCAATCTTATAATTTGAATACTTTGTTAGTTCCTGTATCCCATTGTATTGCTACAGGCCCACCATTTGGTGCTACAGGCAATCCAGTAGCCGTGTCAATATAGGCAATCAAGGGGGAAGTGGTTTGATTCCCTGTATTTTTAAAGAGAAGTAAAGCCCCACAATTAGCCCCACTAACAGACCCAAATGTAGCCCCAGAAGCATTTGCTACCCCTAACGTGGCAGTCTTAACCCCCAAAATAGGGCATCCAGCTACAGGGGTTACTTGAGCAAGTGCAGGAACATCACTTAAAAATTCGTCCACATTGATGTTTACAGTATATTGGGTTATATCAACCAACATAGCCCGGATTTCATCCGCAAGCCAGTCAATACTATTAACACCATTGGTTCCAAGGAATTTTTCTCTTGCTTTTCCATACAACTGATTAGACATAACTACCTCCTAATTTTATGATTGAACTGTCCAAGTCACGATTATTGGATCTTGTATAAACTCTCCAGGGGCTAAGGTTACAAAATTGGAATCACCTGGGAGAACCGCTATTCCTAATTGAGCAGAAAGTTCGACACACAAACTCACTAACGTATAAACAGGGGGCGGGGTAGGAACAGCCTGTATCCCTGTAGATACAATAGTATAGTTTATAGCAAACTTGTTTGTCAGAGAAGATAAGAAAATTTCCGCTTGACTCCTAAGTGGATCTGTCAATTGTCCAGGAAGAGTAACAAAAGTAGCGGAAAGAGTTTTTCCAACAGTAGTTGGAATTTGATCATATTCTACCCTAATTCCCTGAGCCATTCTGCTATTTATCAAACTCTGGATTTGAGATAAAATACTTGGAGTAAAAGAAGGATTAACCAAGAGTTTAACTATTTCAACCTCAGGATTAGCAAAAACAGCATAGCCTGTTCCTTGAGAAGTAAAATGAATAGCTGAACCGGCTGGGGTAGAAGAAACCTGGAAAGTATCAGTAGTAACATTTACCACATAATAGATTGTATTTACAGTTAAACCCCCAACAGGATTAGCAGTAGCCTGATACCTAACTGGTTGATTTTCAACTAACCCATGAGCAACAATAGTAACTATATTAGTAGATGTATTAATGTCTGAAAAGAGTGCTTTCAAATCAGGCATATCTATATCCCAATCCAAGTATTTGGCAAAGGCATCATAGAGAAATGCTGAATAGTATTTCATAATAACTCTACCATAATCACCATCCTGGACCACCCTTCCATCCACAGGAAAGTATCTTGATGTTCCCCGGACGCTCTCAGTAGTGGGGAGAGGAGCGGCACTATTATCCACATTTACAGAAGCTATATTAGCATCAATGGATAAAGCAGGGGTATCCCCCAAAATATTGTTCACGTTGTCATCAAAAGTTAATCTTCTGTATTCCAATTCGGTAACACTGGGGTCATAAAACCCAAGAGTACCATTACCCAAATAAATCCTAACCTGATTTGGTCTAGCTCTCCTAAGAACATAAATATCAGGATTAGGTGAACCTGCAGCAATAAGACTATGAATCATGGTCAATATCTGAGGATCAGTAAGACCAATTATAGTATCCAAGGGGATAACTCTTTGGCTTCCTCCAGGAGATATAATATCATCAACCAGAGTTATTACACTAGACCCACTCATAAGTCTTTCAAGTTGTCTAGCTACATTCTTTGCAGTTAAGTCCACTACAATTGTAGAGAATGGTTGCGTACTGGTAACTGATACAATCCAATCTTCAGGGGCATCTATGTACCCAACCACAGTCTGTAAAGACACAGGAACCCCTACGGGCATGGTCTTACTTTCTAGGGAATAAAGATTATAATTTCCTATTGTCCCTACCAATTCCGCTTCTGTTACAGAAATAGTAACATTAGGAATAATGTAAAGAGTTATTTGAGCGGCTTCAGCAGGGGGAACCAAATATCCACGGTTAAATGCTAATTCATAAACAGAACTCAGCAAACGAGCAAAATCAAGGGTTGATTCAATTCTATCAGCTAAATCCTGGTAGGATTTAAAAGATCCTAAACCCGCTATTAACTCTTCTACTATAGTCCCTGGACCACTTTCAAAAAAATCCAACCACCTTAATTCTGGTGGTTTTGATTTTATAAAAGCATCCAGATCGGCTTTTATGGCTTCTGGTGAAACAGAACTTTGTTGGATAATATTTCCCATAGTCACTCCTAATATTTATTACTTTTCTTATGGTTATCTTCTTCCCACAATGGTTGTAAATTTATGTAATTAAAACATTTTGCTTGTTCTTCAGGGAGAGATAAATTAAAAGAAGAACAGGGTCTTATATGATCAATATTCCATTTATCCTTTCCTTTACCCCAATTTTTCCAATTCATTCCTGGAAGAAATTTTCTTTCTAAATGTGCCTTTAAATTATTAATAGAACAACCAAGTAATTCTAATGTATGCCCCGATTTCTGATTGTTCTTTAATGAGTGGTGTAAACTAATACGTAAATTTTTTAATATCTTAAATGATGTATCTACTTGGCAACGATTTTTTCTATATTGTCTCCAATCTTCACGTAATTTATCTTTATTATCTTTACGATATTGTTTTCTATATTTGCACAATTTTTCTTTATTATCATCCTGGTAGCTTTTCTGATAAGCTATAATTTTTTCCTTATTTTTTCTATAATGTTCTTTACTATAAATTACCATACATTCTTTACACCAAATATTAAAATATTTCCCACTTTTAGAAAAATTTGTTGATAATTTATCTATATTACATTTTTTACAAATCACTTGCTCACCCCCGCCTGATAATTGAATTGCTGATTAACTATTCCCACAAGATCAAAATAAACAATAAGATCATATCTTTTTTGATTATAATTAGGGGTTACAGTGCTTTGTCCAAAATTTACCCTCACTCTTGGTTCCCATCGAGTTATAGCATTTACTACCTCCCCCAAAATGGCAAAAGCAGTAGCATCATTTAAAGGATCAAATAAATACTGTTCTAAATCAGTCCCATACTCTGGAAGGAATAATCTTTCTCCTGGAATTGTATTCAGGAGATTATCCAAGGCTTGATAAATATCGGCAATGTCATACAACAAGGTTGCCGAAATGTTTGATTCATCAAGATCAGAATATAAGGCTTTTACTGGCATAAATCCTCTTATAGAGCGGGTACTCCGGGTATTGGTAATGGACTTGTCAAAACCTTCAATAAAGCCGTATATGAATTAAGAACAGGACTAATACTTGCAGCCTGAGCTATCACAGCCATTCCTGCTGAATATCCTGTATTAGGAGGTGCTCCACCATATGATTGTAATCTGCTTGACCAACCACCAGGTTGAGGATCTAAAACTATGATATAAAACCCTGAGGCTTCCATAGCTGTAATAAATGAAGCAGTAGCGGCAACCAAGCCTACAGTGGCAGTTATTTTGGTTTGAATGGCTTGTAAAAGCTGAGTAAGTTGAGAAGCATCAAGATTAAGCTTGGCCAACTCAGAAACTAAAATAGCAGCTAAAGGAGCAAGCAAAGCCTTTAATGTCATACTTTCCCATTGATCTATGGGTAATAAACTCATATTATTTTCCCCCTTTTGCTAATAAATTAAATAAATCATCAATTCCTTTTAAATTATTACTATATTGAGCTTTTCGCAGATAACCATCTATAATATTACAAATTCTACACAAAGTTCTAAACTCTGAAGGAAAATTATTTTTAATTAGCCATCTCCAAAGATTAGTTCCTTTTAAATATTTACCATTATTTTGACCATTTATATGGTCTATACAAAGTTCTTCAATTCTACTACATTTAGAACATTTCTGTCCATAATGGGATAAACAGATATCAAATAATTTTTTATGATTAATTTTTATGACTTTTTTATACTTTTCCTTATAATTTTCAGAATTAATTTTATGCCATTTTTTATGACGCTCCGCTATTTGTTTTTTATTTCTTTCATTATAGTTATGTTGATATTGTTTTTGATACTGTTTAACTTCTTCTTTATTTTTCCAATCCATATCATTCCCCCTTTGCTAATCTTTTCTTCCTCCTCTTTGTCAAAAAACCCTGTGGTATACGTCCAAGTGTGGCCACACTTCCTTGTGGCCCTATTCCTTTTCCTGCACCTGGACCTGGCCCCGGTCCTGGACCACCCTGTTCATTTTTCATAAGTTTTATAAGCTTTTTTGACTTTGATTCTTCCATAAAAACTCCTATGATGATGCACAAAGAACACCAAAACTAAAATGTCCACCTTCAGTTACTAAAGGTTGATAACCACTTGGTGATATTACTGGCCCTAATAATACTTGTGGTGCTTGTACTGCTATTGATACTAAGGATTCAACTAACACAGCAGTAGCAGATTGAACCACAATACTTACAGCGGTGGCATTAAGAATACCTGATGTTTGGACATTTACATCTCCACCAGCAGTTATATTAGCTGTTCCTCCCGCAGTGATATTAGCTACTCCTCCTGTGGTAATATCTGTATCCCCACCAGACACAATAGTAACCTTTCCTGCAGCATTAATACTAGCTTCTCCTCCTACTAAGATATTTGCATTAGCTAAGGTAGCTATATTTATTGAACTAGAAGCAATATCTAAAGCCTCAGTAACTTCTATACTCACTCCACCTATAGGAACAGCCACAGAAAGACTTCCAAGTGAACTAACCGTTGCCACCACTAAGGGAACATTAGCCAAACCATTAAAACTAATTTTAGCACCACCAAGTGGAACCATTACATTAATAGTCCCTGTAGTATTTAGGTCTATATCTCCTGAATTGGTTATACTAAAGTTCCCAAGAGTAAAAATGTCAACCTGTCCACCATCTCTAATAGTGATTCGAGTCTCATTACTGGTAGTGGATTTATGATAGATTTCCATGGTATTCTTAATTTTGTTAACTCTGAAATAGTTACCAACGGAATCCCTAAACCCATAAGAATCAGGATAATTTTCATCAAACTCAACAAAGGGGAATAAATCCATTGACCAAGCAGTGAATTCTTTAGGCTCATCTTTAGTTCCCCAATGCCCTGTATAGAATCCAAAATATATATCCTTAAAAGGAAATTCTACTATTACTTCAGATCCAATTTCAGGGATAGCAAAATCAATTGAACCCTGACCTCCACCAAGGAAAGAGGGATTCTTAGGATATATCCAAGGAAGATTAATTCCCTCAAGGAATCCAGTAATCCTAACCTTGACTCTCCTCCGCTTCTTAGGGTCATTATTTTCAATAACAACCCCCCTGTGAGGTCTACTTAAATCATCATTCCTTGAGAACCAATCCGCCAAGCTAAGCAGCATTATTTAATATCTCCCTGCAATCCCGCAAGAGATTCACGATTCAATTCAACCATCGTAACAGGGATTTTATTTTCCACTATTCTAACTACTTTGCTTACCAAATAAGAACCAGAATAAAGTTCCCCTGATTGAGCAAGGTCAATGTCTGGGTCTCTTAAATTTACCAAATCCAGAACTTTCACATTGGCAAATCTCTTGGTAAAAGAGATTAACATTCCAGTACAACCAAAAACAGTCAAATAAGCCAAATTATTCTGATATGCTGTCCAATAATGGGAATCTACATTCTCATTTATTAAATTAAATTCAGCAGCCCTCTTACCAGCTATAGTCAAACGGTCAAGAGCAGAAGATGAGGCTAACATGGGTGTAAGTGCGGGTTTATCTACACTTGCAACACTCTTGTCTACATCCCACAAATTCTTTTCCTTACCATAACCCACCCAAGCATTAACAAGACCAGTCATTGATTCCATACTATAGGCAGGATCAATGAGAATTTCCTTAGGATCAGTAATGTCATCATATGCCGAAACAAATTTCCATGTATAATCCCCTACAGATAATTTTCTTACATCCCTGAGAACAAAAATTCCTTGACTGGTTATCCCTATAGCCGGGAAGGAATTAGCAATATGACTATGCATCCAAACTTCATTCACAAAAACTCTATCAGGGGTATTATGTTGAATCCAGGCTTGATTATCCTGAGAGTTTGCAATATTGGAATCCACTGTACTAAAATGCTGCGAAGCAACATCCTGGATAACCTTTATTCCAGAAACCTTATCAGTAATTTGTATTTTACAATCAGTGTAGTAAGGAAATGCATTATAGACACCCATGAGTCTAACAATATATTTTCCCTGCCCAAGCTTATTAAGATTTTTACCCATAATCCTAAAAGAGGATGTAGTAAGATTTGATCCATCCTCACCAAAAGAAATGTAGAAGGGATTTCCTTCATTAAGATACTTAAGAATATTCTTGTCCAAAAGAGTAAAAACAATCTCGAAAGTAGGCAAAATATTCCCCGCTTCCTCTACAACTTTTAGGTATTGGAGGTCTAATTCTGTGAGAAAATCATCAAATCCCGCCACAGAAAAGACCAAAGAATATTGTCCAGAAAGATTAATCATTTCAATCTCTTAAGTAACAATCAATGGCATAGCCCCTACAAGAGACCCCAGAGTACAGGAAATTATTGTGGAACCAGGATTATGAGTTGAAACCAAACCATTACTATTAACTGTAGCCGCTGTTGCATTTGATGAAGCCCAAACTACTCCTGGTGCTGAGGTTATATCCGCAGCAGTACCATCGGAGAAAACCATAGTAGCCGAAAATTGTATAACACTTCCATGTGGTATACTCTGTCCTGCAGGAGCAAGAAATATTAATTGAGGTGTAACAGCAACAGTTGTAACTATAAGAGGTATTCCTGCCTCAATCATATTTAGGGAACAGGAAATAGTCACTGTTCCTACTGAGATAGCTGTTACTACCCCATTAGAATTAATGGTTGCTATAGCCGCTAAAGTTGTAGCCCAAATAACTTGTGAAGTCACATCCCTAATTGTCCCATCTGAATATGTTCCAGTAGCAGTAAATGCTAGAGTAGCCCCAATTGCAAGACTGGGAGCAGAGGGGGATATTACTATAGAATCTAAAGTTACAGCAGGTGTTGGGGCTTCAGCAGCCAAAATAGCCGCTGCATTAGCATTGGTCTGTAAGGAATTAAGTTTAAAATAAAGATCCTCTAAGTCTTTCAGAGAGGGATAATTTAATGTCAATCCCATTACAACATCTTCATTAAACGAAATTCCATTATAAAGCATAATAATCCAATAGTATTGTGTATCCCCATAAATCCTGTAAGAAATCAAATCCGGGCGATTGGCCTCTCCCACTACAAGGTAGTTTCCACCTAAGAGTAGATCAGGAACCTTATTCCAGAAATAACTTGCTAAAACATCGAATACAGGACCCTCAGAAACAGGAGGGGGTGTCAAATATTCTAAGAATTTAGCAATGTCATATCTCTTTGGAAGATTTTTACTTGGATCTATATAAAACATTAAATTTCCTATGCACCATTCCCTAACTTAGGGAAAATAGAACTAGGTGGCGGTATTGGAGCAACAGGTATATTGTTTGGGGGAGATGGAGTTTTATCCTTCACTTCCCCAGTATCCCCTGTTGGTGTAGTATCAAGAGAAATAAATTTCCCTGTAAACCAAGATTGAATTTCCTCATAACTAGGTGTCCTAAAATATTCAAAATGAATTTGGGCAGTAGTATAAATAGGAAATCCCAATTTTCCAACCTGTTTGGAATAAGTAGGACGAACTGAAGAAATCAAGAGTTTGGGTATTTGCAGCCATTGTCCTATTTTTAAGTTAACAACTCCATCCTCAGGATTTGTAAGAGCATGTACATAACCCAAAGGAGGTTTCATAAAATCCAAAACTGAACCCGGGGTACTAGAACTGGAAACGGGAGAGGTACATGCCAATAAAGTAGATATATTACTCACAGGCTTTTTTTGATCAGCATCTTTAGTCGCCACAAAAGTCATAGTCAAATCAAATTCAGGGGGGGTAGATCCCATGTAATCTTTTATAGTTTGAGCAAAAGACATAGGAATAGGAATCTTCTGTGCAAGATCTTTAAATCCTGTAGAGGCAATAAGAGTTGATGCCAAGTTCCTAACACTATTAAGAAGTTTGAATATTCCACCAAAAGTCTCAAAAGGGGAATTCCAACTAGCCTGACTATTAAAAGAAAAATCCTGTTGCAAAAACCCTGTCAAGATATTATTTGGGGGAGGGACAACCTTACTAGAATATATAATAAGAGTCACCTGAGCATTAGGGTCAGACATCATTTGATCAAATAAATGATTATCAGGCATATCTCACCTTACCAAGGAAGCCAAGATAGATTTTGTAAACCTCTAACATAAGATTCTCTTTCAATAGTTATCGGTGCTGGAGGACTTTGAATATTGAAATTATTAATCACAGGTTGCTGCGGTTGAGCCTCAGATCCAGGTTTAATTCCACCTGAAGGAATAGGAATTGGGGTTGCTGGAACAGTCCTAATTCCCGTTGCCGAAATAGGAATTTCTGCAGCACTAACTTCAGGAACAACTATGTCAGATAATTTACCAAGCAGTCCTTTTCCTGCACTTTTTTTTCTTTTTTCAAAGTCTTCTTTTGTTTTTGGAATATCCCCTTCCCGTAAATCAAGATGCATTCCCGGTGTTAGGGATTTTTTAATATCTTCTTCTGACATTCCTCTTTTTCTTAATTCATCTGCGATTACTTTATCTCTTTTCTCTTTTTCACTTATTATCTCTTTATCTTCTCTTTCCTCTTTAGCTAATTCCGCTTTCTTTCCAAATTTATATCCAACCATACCAGCTAATATTCCTGCTATTGTTAATATTCCTGCAGGACTGGTAACAGCACTGCCAATAGCACTAACAGCACCACTTATAATAGATCCTATAAGACCCTTTCCCCCAACACCCTCTTTTTTCTTTTCTTCTTTATCCTCTTCCGCAGTCTGTTTAATACCCTCAGTATTCCCAGAAATTTCCTCTAAAGAGGATTGTTGCTCATCCAATTTATCCACAATAGGCTGAACTAAACTTTGATCTCTAGTTTTCATGGTATCATGGAGATCGGCAATTTCCTCATGGGTTTTCTGGGTATTATCCGCTATTTCGGCAAGACTTTCTCCCTGTCCACCAGGACCACCTGGAACAATTCCTGCCTCTTTTAAACCATCAGTAACTCCCTCTCTAACACCCTCAACAAAATCTTTTAGGGTATCTTCAGTAAGAGCAGCCCCCGGTTTGGTAGATACTTTTGCGGCAGCTTTTTGTGTCTTTTCAGATTCTATTTCAGCAGCAACATCAGAAAAACCCCTTAATCCCAAGGATACTGCTTCCTCATGAAGCTCTCTCCGCTCTTTTTTAATGTCATAAGTCTCTTTAGCTTGCCGATACTCTTCTGGACTAACCCCTAACTTTTTAGCAGTTTCCTCTTCTTCTTTGGATTTTTCTCTCCGTTCTTTGGTCTGTTCAATTACTTTTTCAATTCTTCCACTAATCCCAAATACTTCCTCAATACCACCTAAACCTGATCCAGCAAGAGCTAACTGAACAGCCGATTGTCTATATTTAGCTAACCCCCCACCACCAAAAAGAGCCTCACCAATTCCCCCCTCTTCTTTCTTTCCAAATCCTGCCTTTTTTAATTCCTCTATCTGTTTCTTGGGCTGGTCAGATATTGCATCAGCTACTTCACCAAAACCATCTTTTATATTCTTGCTTGAATCCTCAAAGAGTTTAGGAAACTCTTTACCAAAATCAATTCCAATTCCTATTTTTTTCTGAAGTTCCTGTACTTCTTTGATTTGCTCTTGTAATTCCTTAAGCTCTTTCCTTGAGCTATATTCTTCAGGAGAGACATTAAGCTTTTCCGCTTTATCTTGGGTTTCTTTACTTTCAGCCATATGGGTTTTAACAAGGTTAGCTAATCCCTCTAAGCCAAAGGTATGAGAACCCTTAGGGGGAGTCATTCCAGCAGCACCCAATGCAGCTTGAGCTATCCCTGTTCCAATTTTAGAAATCAAGTCTGAAATTCTATCAGGAGATTTTGGTAATGTAGCTCTGTCAACCGCCATTTATTTTGCCTTATCCACAAGTAATTTCATATATCTTCTTGCTTCCCCATATTGCATAAATTTAAGCTGATACGGATTGACTATTCCCCCCCAAGCCAAATTGAATCCTACTTCGTAAAGATTGTCGATCAAGACGAAAGGGACGAACCAGGACCTCCGGCCTGTTAATAGCTATTGTATTAATATGGCCACAAGGTTCCCCATCAGTAGGGGGATTTAATGTTTCCAAAGTTGAAGCGGCACTCTCCCATATAGTTTTCTTTTCTTCTTTATTTTCTAACTTAGCTCTTTCTTGGCATAAGGCTATAACCCCATTGAGCACCACATCTGGAGACTTGATTACTTTCTTACAAGTCACTTTCATAGGTTCAATTCCATGATAAAGGGACTCATCAATATGGTTCAAAATATCAACTTCCTCATTCCAAGCATTAAAAATAATCTTTTCTGCCTCTTCAAATTTTATATTCACTACCTGTTTGGAAAACATTTTAACTATTCTTTTTTCATCACTTTCCACAAGCCCTGATTCCAATAAATCAATATAATTTCCTATAGTAAGAGGCATAAAATGAAGTTCTGTCCCACCAATCTTTGCACGAACAGGTAAGTCTGGAACATCAAGGTCATGAAATTCAAAACTGTCTAAAGTTGCCGTATGCCTATTTTTATTTCGGCATTTTTGGCAGACATAAGAAAAGCTAAAGTTACTATTCCCAAGAGAAGAAATTCTTCTGTAAAGAGTAATAACAATATAGTCATGAAAGGTTAGATTCATTACAGGAAAGGATGTTCTAATTCCTTGGAGTATAAACCTTATCTTATCTGATTCATTAACTTTAGATTCATTGAATTCTGTCAATTCTCCGAAAACATAAGGCTTATAAAAGATAGAACAGTCTTTGGGATAGGGTAGGAATTTAGAGGGCAATTGTTTTATCCTGGCTTCAGGAACAAAAGCAACCGGCTCTTTAATCTCTTCTTTATCTACTGGTAAAAATGCTGCAGGGACTTTATCCTCTACAGTATCTTTTTTGATAATCCTTTGTACTCTTGCCATATACCCTCCTTCCAAGAGGTAAAACAAAATTGTTGTGCAACACTATTGTTGTATAGCCACTCCCCGGCCAAGCATGTTAATGATAAAATTCTGTTTAATAATTCCTGCTATAACGAATCTAACTGCATAAGAATTAGGTTTTGGTTCATTCCCTCCTTTAAACCCAATTACATCTTCTGGATAAACCAAGTAAGAATCAACATAAACATCCCCATTACTAAGAATAATTTCAGATTTATTACTATCCAATCTCGAAATATCAATCCTTCTGGTTATCTTTTCTAAAGTCTTTACATAACTGGTAATAAAATAACCTGAAGTGGAACTTACCAGAGTGCTACCAAAGGTGGAATTCATCCAGTATGTAATCCAATCAAGCAACTTATGGGTAGTATCATCAAAAAAAGTTACTGACATTCTCTTTTCCTCTGTCTTTATGGGAATGCTATATTCAGACAGAGGACCTTCAAAAGTCTTAGATTTTAAAATTGCCATTGGGACAAAAACATTAGTAGCGGGAAACCACCTATTAAAAGGTGCAGGAGCACCATTAGGGTCTGGAAATTTTATATCCCAAAGGTGCTCCCTACTCCATTCAATAGAAACCATCTCATTGACGTTCTTCAGGTACATAAACCCCTACTTTAAATCGCAGTAGAAGGTTCAGGAGCAAGAGGAATAGCCTCTTTTGGATATCCTGTTTCCACAAAATTAGGATATACTAAAGTGACATTCGGCTTAATTACTCCCCCCTTATCATCCTCTTCTAAATCCCCACCTGGATCATAATCAGCCAGTAATGTTTTAGCCATAGTGTAATACCTAACTGGTTCTTCATTTCTACCTAATCGGGTTAAAGTCACCCCTACAAGCAGATCGGCCTTGGTTAACCCATTTCCAATACCAGGATTCCAAATAGCCTCTCTCCAGGATTGAATCCAGTTAAGGATCTCATTGTCTACAGATTCTACAAAAACCAGCTTAATCTTTCCAGCAGTTTTCCACAATCCTGGGTTTACGTTATCCTCTAACCCACGAATGGTAACAGAAAACGTATTACCAGTAGACTTTGGAATCTCTGTAGATTCACATCTCAGATTGAGTAAAGTTGGGTTAAAGGATATACCCAAGGCAGCAGGGACAGCAAAAAATCTCAAATCCCACCTATACTTTACAGCCCAATCTGCTTGGTTGATTACATCATTCAATTCTATACGCATGTTTAACTCCTCCTTAACCAGCAGTCTGGAAGGTAATTCCAGCCCTGGTAATAATCATTTGGAAATTAATGTACTCTACATCCAACGTGGGCTGAATGTACAAATCCACATTCATGACATGGTTTTGTTCATCTGTATTGGAATTGTTGGTTCCATTACAAACACAATAGAAATCAGTAACCCCGGTCCTGGATTTGATATCATTCATATAGGCATTAATAGTATTCTGAACATCATTTCTCATAGCTGGGGTGTTAAGGTCAAACAAAAATCCCTCAAGATAAGACTTGATAGCAGGTTCAATGACAATCAAGAGACAACGGACATTCAAGGATTGCAAATCTTCAGGAATGGGTAACAAGGTTTTTTGGCCCCAAATTCGGATACCCCTACTTGGAGTAAATCGTATTGGGTTAATTTGATCATCATAAAGATCCCCAATTTCTGCATCTGTAAAGATTCTAGCTAAACCCTGAACATTCAATACCCCTCTTTTATCACCAGCAGCGGTAAACCAGAATTCTGTATTACTGGCATTTGCGCTAAGAGCAGCCGCTGCATATCCATCAGGAGGGACATACAAAGGTCGATCATTATACTTATCATAGATAAGTACGTGAGGGGTATAAAGAGCTGCATAGGAAGTATTAGCAGCCAGGGTTGCATCCCGATAAGCCTTAATCTGAGTTATATAATCTGCAGCTAATTCAGCAGCAGGATCAACAGACAGAATGGCCACAGAATCATGACGGGCTGCGGCTATAGTCCAAAGAGCGGAAGCATATTCAGCATGAGCCCAACCACCATCCATAAGAATGGTAACAGTCAAATTATCAGGATTCTGTACTTTGGTCAAAGCATCAATCATCTCTACAGACGTAACCTGGGCACCATCTGTTCCTGCAGCAAAGAACAAACCTACTGCGGTGACGGTAATCTGACAACCTGCCCCACCTGATGGAGCAACAGAAGTAGGATAGGATGTTCCAGACGTAAATTCAAGTCCACGTGTGAGAATAGTTACTCTAGTTACAGATCCACCTGCCCCCACCTGAGTTACCCTTAATGTCCCATTACTATCCCCACCTGTCAGAGTGAGAATATCATTAATAGAATATCCAGATCCTGCAATCGCAATAGCCACACTCCAAATGGAACCATCAGTAGTTTTGGGATAAACAGAATCTTCAGTAGATATATCATCAAAGGCCCTGATATACTGAGAACCTTTTAGAACATCAGGAAGATAAATGTTATGGCCAAATCCATCTTTTGCCCCTTCAGTTTTGGAAACTAACCAAGCTGGCTCAAGAGGGATGTTGAGGTTATTGGCATTGTAAACTTCAATCATAAAGGCATTGGGTAACTTTACCTTACTGGGTTCCGTATCATAGGCGTACAATCTCACAGCAATTGGGAAAGCCCCATTTGGATTGTTAGCCCATGTTCCCGGATTTGCCTGATACAGGATAAAAGAATCCTGAGCGGCAAATGAGAAAGCGGTAGGATCAGACTCTCCAGTTGGGAAAGGATAACTTGAACCAGAAGCAGTCCTTTCTTTAACGGCAACCCCACCAAATAAAGCATTTTTGACTACACGTTTTGCCCACAGTGTATTAGACTGCTTAAGGAAGGCTATAGCATCCCAATAGGATTCATCATAACCAACACCAATTTTACCATTAGTGGTAAAAAGTTGCAAAAGTTCAGTATCAGAAGAAATCAAAGTTTCCTCTAAAGGTCCAATCGGGGCACCGGGTAATTGAAGATACCCATAAACTCCAGGGAAAGAGGGTACTCTTTGATCCTGGGACAGTTCCGTAATGTTTACTCTTGGCATTCCACTACTAATCATTATGCCCTCCTCAATTCTAAGAATTTAATACCCTTGGGTATCTCCCCCTCAATCTTTCCCTTTTCCAAAGGCAGGGTTTTTCCCCTTGCAGGAACCTTTATCCCCTGGCCATCATACCTTAGCATAACAGGACGATCTAACTGTGATCTTAAAATTCCCATAGTTTTATCTTCACTCATATTTCCTCCAATTTGGTGATTAAGAATACCACCTAGTAATCTTCATTTTTTCACTACTATTTTTAACTCTGATATCTATTTCTTTAGTTAATCCTTTATTCCAAGCATCTTTACCAAAATTTGGATTTTTATTACCTACTCTTTTCTTATTTCTATCAGATACATCAAATCTTTTTCTTCTAAATAAAGGACTTTTATCACCTATTTTTCCAAAATTATGATTTTTATCACCAGACATTTTTCTCTTTGTATCTTCTGAATGATTAAATCCTGTACTTCCTTCTCCACCATCCGTTAAATTATATCCATTAGGTTTCTTAGTATTAAAAAATTTGATATAAAATTTCTCTAAGAAATCTGATTTATCCTTTGTATCACAAATAGCTATTGTATCCCAATCAAAGTTTTCTTTACCATATTTATTAATAGCCCTAGAAAAATAAGTATTATCCCCCGCCCTATTTCTATGACCATAAATTCTCTGTATTAAAGAACGGCTAGTTTGACCTATATAACAATTTCCATTAATTCTATTCTCTGCTTTATAAATAATAAACATAATCAGGTAATATCTTCTTGTTCTAAGATTTCTTTTTGATAATTATAAATAGTCTTTCTAATCTCCATAATTTTGGGATATGTAGAATCATCAGGAACAATCAGAAACCAACCTGATACATGAATCTTTCCAGTTAATCCTTTGTAGAACATATCCTTAACATGGATTTTCATACCGTCCAAATCATCAAAAATTGTGAAATATGTAAGAGGAGGAGTAATTCCAGGTATTTCCACTGGGTAACTCCTTATACTCTTCAAACTCTGCCATGAAAGATATTCAATTTCTATAGTCTCTATGAAACGAATATCAGGATGATAAATAAAAAATTCAATGTCAAATGTAGCAAAACTTGACTTAAAAATATTGGCAAAATTCCGGGTAGTTTCTCCCAAATCAGTAACTTCTACATTAACAGCTCTTTCAAGGTTTTTGGCTTTGTGGAGAACACTACGTCTAAATGAAAACAGAGGAAAAGCATTGGAATAATTTTCATTGATTAAATTATATTTCCTAAGCTTTTCTACAGAAGATTGATAGTCCAGGTTTTCATCATAAACTATTTTCCAATCAGGGTAGAGAGCCAAGATTGTATCTGTCAACCCTTTTTGGACTAAGGCAATCGTGCTAATAACTTGCATTTTTTTAATTCCCTAATGATTTTTGATTCCTAGACTCTCTTCTGAGTTTTCTTAATTCTTGACCTTTTTCTATCCCATAAATTTCTTCGTAAGTTTTTCCTTTTCTACTAAAACCAATAGCAGGATTTTTCTTACCAGTTATTTTTTCAATCTGAACTAAATTCTTCTTTCCTAACCAGTAGCCAGGCTTACCAAAATGAGAGTTATTTTCCCCTGATATTTTTTCTTTCATTTCAGAAGACCAAAAAGGACGTTTCTCACCTTTTCTTTTTTTCATTACTTCAGAAATATCAGGTCTTTTTATTCCCTTTAAAGGACTAGGAATGCCTTTATTCCAAGCAATAAGACCAGGAGTTCCTTCTCCACCTTCAGTAATATTATATCCATTTGGAGATTTTGTATTAAAAAATTTAATATAAAATTTTTCTAAAAAATTTGCTTTATCTTTTGTATCACAAATGGCTATTGTATCCCAGTCAAAATTTTCTTTACCATACTTCTTAATGGCTAAATAAATAAGTGAAACACAACCTTTTTTTGAATGATGCTTATATTTTCTATAATTCAAACTATTTGAAGTTTGACCTATGTATAATTTCTCATTAATTTTATTTTCTGCCTTATAAATAGTAAACATTATGTAAAGAGCCACCCTTCCAGAATAATATTCTCATGAAAATTACAACCCTCTGTCTGACAAACAACACTAGGGGTTACAACACCCCCCTTACCAATTTGATGATTGGTAAGCAATTCTACCTTTCCACACTTGGGACAGGCAAAGGAAGCCGACATTTTACCTGAGTCCACCAGTGGTTTCCAAGATCCTGGTGCATGCCCATTATTCCTTAAATAACTTGCCATTATTTACTCTTCTTACCCTTTTTCAAACTCTTTAAGTGATTAATCATATCCTCTTTATCCCCTGAATACCCTTCTCCAGGTCCCTCTCCAGGGCCTTCAAAATAGAATTCACCCTCTTCATCAAAATCACCTAAACCCCAAAGTTTTCCAGATCCTTCAACATAGGCATAAGGGCCTTGATATTGGTCAAATGGCTTAACCTCACACTTTAATCCTGCAGCTTTACAAATTCCTTCTAGTTCAAGCCGAAACTCATACCACTCACCACCCTGCTCAAGTTCTGAAGCAGACATCTCACCAGTTTCATGAAGTTTCTTAATGAAATCAATTGCTTTGCTCATAATTAGTCTCCTAAAGATGATAATTTGAATCTTTTCAATATTTCCAAGGTATGGCCAATACTTTCAGGATGTTCAATCTTATAACGTCTTACCTTTCGGTCTGTCCTATCCCCAAATTTGACCATATCCCCTTCTATTACCTTGTAGGTTGAGAGATCGGTAGCTAAACAGTACATCCAACCCTTCTCAAAGGTTCCTACATTCCTAAAGTCGAATACGGTCCATTCATCCCCTAATATAAGGGCACTGACCTCACCTATTTTAACCCCTGAATCGGCCTGAGAATCCGGGCCATAAACCTCTTGGGTTAAATCATAAGCTGGTTTTCGATAAATGAACACTTTCATACCCAAAGCGGTTATCAAAACGGGAATTTTAACTTCCCAACCAACTTGGTGGACACCCTCAATTATCTGTAAAATTGTAGAATCTGCCATTATTTCACTAATTTAGCCTCTTTCAGGGCATTAACAAAACTCCAAAGATGCTTGCACATCCCCAGAATTCCCTGAGGGTTTTTTGGTGGATAAGTAGTTGTTTTTCTTACATATTTACGAAATTGTCCGATCAGTGACTTTTTAACAAAAAGCGGATGTTCCCAAAAAAATCTGAAATCTGAACAATTTTTTACTAATATTCCGCTACTTATATCAATTCCTCCATCTACGTCAATAAAAAAGTTTCCATATTTTTCTACAGAAAAACAGTAAACATCCTCTTTTTCTTCTAATCTTCTTACTGAGATTACTTTATGATTTCTTGCCTCCAAAGATCTTCTTCTATTACTTTCTCTAACAATTTCTCTCATCCAATCAGATTGAAAATGATGCTTACCTTCTTCTACTTTTTTAGATTGTATAGAACTCATTATATTTTTATGCTCATCAGATTTTAACCAATCAATAACTTTTTCTTGTTGAAAAGGATGTTTACCAATTTTAGCTAAATCTCTTTGCCTTGCACCATGTCTTAATTTTCCTTCTTCAGATTGAAGCCAATGTTCTCCCTTAGCGGATAATTCTCTAACTCTTTCATTCATTATCTTTAAACCAGTAGGCCAAGTTTTAGATCTTTCCAAATGAATTTTTCTATGCTCATGGAAGGTTTTTCTTTTAATATTTTCTGGATTATTATTTCTATTATTAAAGTTATTATGGTGTCGAATACTTCCTAAACTTTTTGAATATATATTATTTTCTAAATTATAAGAATCCGCCAAACGATGAGTTAATCCCCAAACTTTTTCCTGTAAAACTTGTTCATATCCCTGCATTCTTCCTTCAGGGCATAGTCTACGGTATAGTGCTTGTAAAGAATCACCAGGTAACAAGTCTTTTGCCTCTTTTTTCAGGCTACTTTTTAAATAGAATTCATGATCAGGGGTACATCTAAGTTTATTTCCATTATCTAAAGTTACTTCAATTAAAGAGACATTTTTTTCTTTAATTTCACAATTATATCCCTTTCCAATGACTATTTTTCTCTTATCAGTATCAAATGAGTAGACATAAAAATGATCTTTACCAACCAAATCTTTAATTGGAATAGAATAGCCTTCCAGTAAAGGTATTAAGGTATCCCCAGGAAAACACATGCACTTTAAGGCACAATCATTTTTTCCCAAATCTGGTACTTCATAGAATTTTAACCCCTTACCACCTGTTCTGTCTACTTCCTCAAAGGGAACAAATCTAGGCTTTTCTTCCTCACTGAATTCTACTCTTCTAAACTGAATATAGACTGGGTATTCATTCTTTTCCCCTTGAATTGACCCTTTATACATGACAGTTTTAATTCCAGGACTGGCTTGAGTAGCAAAAGTTTTAGTGTCATAAGCAGGATACTTTCCTGGGTCCCTCAGCTTTTTCATCTCTTGCACTATGGCATTAAATGAAGGCATACTTATTCCTCCCCGAAAAATCAATTATTTTTTCTTCTACTTTATTCATATCTTTTAATTCTTTTTCCCAAATTACTAAAGTATCAAATCCGTATTTCTTAAAATGATCTATTCTCTCCTGAGGATTTTCCCCTTTATGCCAATAGTCACCATAAAGTTCAATAAGTTGTTTATTTCCATTAACATTCATGAAATCAGGATTCTTACCACCCAACCAAAACTCAAAGTTTCCTACATACTTCCACTCCCCTGGATAGAGATTATTAAGGAATTGTTCAAATTTCAGTTCTAATTTATTAGGTTTAATTTCCCTAGACTTTATTTGTTTCTCAATATACTCTGTATTTTGCCATTTTTGTAGCATCATTTTTTCATGTTTTTCTCTATATCCTGGATTTTTCCATTCCTCTATTTGTTTACAACTATGGCAACCTTTACTATTTCCTTTTTTTAAACTACGCCCACTAATTTCTTTTTCTTTACCACAAATACATTTACATAACCAATAAGCATCCCTACAAGAGTCTCTTTTACTACTACTACCAACAACAATCCATCTTCCAAACCTTTTACCAATTAAATTTTTTATTCTTATTTGGAGACACCCGCAACTTTTACTTTCCCCCTTTTTTAAAACAATTCCTTTAACTTTCTTCTCTTTTCCACAATCACATCTACATAACCAACATGGTTTATTATTTTTATTTTCAACACGGGAAATAACAGTCCATCTTCCGAATTTTTTACCAATTAAATTAATAGCATTCTTCACCTTATTCTTCACCCCGTCCAAATACTATAAACTTATTAGGTTCAACTTTAAACATGCCTACGGGGGAATCCTTTTCATTTTTGAATCTTGGATCTTTCTCCAAGAGCAATTTGACTACATCTAACAATTCGGCAACAGGTCTTTTATGAAAATCTGTAAATGCTAAGTAGTCATGCTTCTTAGCCAGAATATCTGCACCTTCTATTGAGTCCACATTCTTAAGAATTTTGAGAATAGCATCATCATGATCTTTGGCATCTATGACCATTATAAAAGTTTTAATATTACCTTCTTCCATTAGTTTAATAATTTCTTGGGATTTATTCATTAACTCTTCCTTAAAAATTTAGAATTTTTTCTTCTACTTTATCCATATTTTTAAGTTCTTTTTCCCAAATTACTAAAGTTTGATAACCAAAAGGCTCAAATATTTTAGCCCGATCTTCAGGAAGTTGGCCTCTATGCCAGTAATCACCATAAAGTTCTATAATCTGTTTTTTCCCGTTCACATTAACAAAATCAGGACACCTACCATTTATGATTAACTGTCCATCCCCTACATATTTCCATTCACCTGGATAAAGACTATTAAGGAATTGCTCAAACTTTAATTCAGTCTTATTTGGTTTACATCCTCTAGCTTTCATTTGATTAGAAATAAATTTTGAATCTTTCCAGCGTTTTAAAGAAGCTATTTTCTGGGAACAACCACAACTTTTACTCCGGCCACTCCTTAAACTATTACTATTAACTTCTCTTTCTTTTCCACAAATACATCTACATAGCCAATAAACAGACCTATCGGAAACTCTTTTATTACTTTTACTAATAACAAGCCATTTATCAAATCTCTTCCCAGTTAAATTCTCTGTTATTGAACATCTACAACTTTTACTTTGTCCTCTTCTTAAACTACCACCATCAATTTCCTTTTCTATACCACAATCACATTTACATAACCAATGTGTAGACCTATATTTTGATCTAGCAATTACAACCAATTTTCCAAATCTTTTTTTTGTTAAATCAATAAATCCCACTATCTCCTCTATTAGCCTTGCGCCAAATACCATTTCTGGGCTTGCATTTTCTTAAGGGCATCTTCTTCCATTGCCTCACCTTTGGATATTAATTTATCAGCATTGGTCCTAAGAGGCATTTCAGTAAGAGTAAAAGCATCTCTTTCTAACCCAAGAGCTTGCATAAACTTACCTGTAAGATGCTTGAAAAAGCGATTATCATGATTGGTAATATCAGGAAAATCCCAAGTAGTGGCATGAGCAACATCGGGATCTGGAACTGACATTACAGCCCTGTTATAAGCAGCCCAAACAGTAAACTGGCCTGAATATTCAGTATACAGGATGGGACGTTTATACTTCCAAATAGAAGAAAGAGGATTGAATTCATCCCCAAAACCTTTACCCTGCCATGTCATCCAGTTTTGGAAATACCAAGGAAGTCCACTAATTACCAAAGGAATTATTTCAATGATAAATTTGGGAACTTCCCAATAGTTTCCCGGAACTGATTCATTAAAAGTATATGAAGTGTTGGAAACAGTAATGTTGAATCTGTTATCCTTAGGTTCAAAATCATCATATGTGGAAAGGCTATCCTTAACCAGAAGTAGAAAAGGATCTGCCTTCATTTCAATTTTTTCGACACCAAAAAGAAATTGTCCTGATTCTACTAAAACTTTAAGAAATATTTCCTTAAGAAGCATTAACTTTCCTCTTCCTCTTAATCAAAGGGGATGCAGGATGACTTTCTACAGGCAAAATTGGAGTAGCAGTTGGAATAGGAATTTCTGTAGAAGGTTTACTTTTTAATACCTCTGGTCTCATAGCCGCTTTCTGAGGCATGACTTTCCGTTCAATCGGAATAAAGACATAACTTAACTTTCCAAAATCGGCCAGTTTGACTATCTCATCCGTAATGGCTAAATATTCTGATTGTCTCAATATTAGACTTCCAGCGGCGGGGATTTGGTAATGTGAGGTTACTGCTAAAGGAATTCTTGTAAGGTTATCTAATCTTAGTCCCTCTTCCACCTGTCTCCCCTCCTTCCACCACAAATGAAAAGAAAAAGCCGGGAAGTGGTGGAAAAATAAAACCACTTCCCGGGATATGTGTTTACCTGGGCGACAGGTTACGGAACGATAACATCGAATCCGTTAGGAGCGGTATTCGCCCCAATGTCCATGACCAAGAGGGTGATGAACTGTTGAACCAGGATTTTCACTCCGCTCCAAACTGCAGCGGCTCTCTGCTGACCAATCGGATTTTTCCCGGCTGGCAGAGTAGAGGTAACCACCAAAGGCATAAACGGACTGTAAACGGATGGGGCTTCAAACGGAGAAGTTCCCTTCCAAATACAAATAGCCTTGTTGGTATCCAGGATAGCCTGTTCATTCACTCTAACAATCATGACACCATCCAGAGTTCCAAACACGTGAGCACCTAAGGTGTTACCATCGGTGAGTTTATTGAATCCAGGTAGAGTAGACAGAATGGCGCAGAGGTTTCGACCGGCAATGATCGTAGTGATCGTGCCTCTCTGGCTATGTCCAATCATATTGGCTTCAGTATCTGCAATGGCATACTTCAGGGTTTGAACGTGCTCATAGTAAGAAACATTAGAAGGTGGGGTTTTAAACCACGTAACGGTTCCAAGGGCCGCAGCATACATCAGGGTAATCAGGTCTCCACCGATTTCGGCGTTGATTTCGGCCACTAAGTCTTTAGCCAACTCATCTTCGGCAACCAGCCCGAATCTCTTTCTCATACCATAGGACTGTAACATCCCGATGGTGCCTTTAAGGGCATACACCTGAGCAAAGATATCAGTGCTGTCGAAGTAAGTGGTAATCCGGGGCAGATCATCAGCCTGCTCATAGTTAACCTGATAGCTAACAACGATATTAACGGCACCAGGATCAGAGGCAAAAATCAGATCCACACGGCCAGCGGTAGCGGGTCCACCATAAGACACGGAGCCAGACACGCCAGCACCAAGGATAACACCTTTACCAGTGGTAGGAACGAATCCGTTAAAGTCATTGCCATATACGCCAGCATTGGTGGCCAATGTCACGGTAACAGTAGACGGACGAACCGGGTACTGTCTTAGGGTTGCATAATACTTGGCAGTTCCCCCACTTGAAACTAGGGTATCAACCTCAGTAACCGTGTTAGCGGCATAGGCACGTGGGGTTACAACGCCGGTACGGGGATCAATGAACACTGTAGACTGATCGTAACCACCTTTGAAAGTCTCATCCGTAAACGGAGCGGGTTTCACCTGCTTAAAGTAAACGTGTCCACTTTCCTCTTCAATTGGCTGAACAGAAGCCACAAAGGGGATAATAGAAGTTCCATAAGCCACGGTGATAACATCATAGGCAATCTGGGGGATTTTGCCTAACTGGCCAAGGTTCCCATCTTCTTCGCATAAGACCAAATAGGAATCAAAGGATTCAAGCTGCTTTCCCAAAGCGTAAACATCATAGGGCTCTAATCCACCCTTAGCTTTGGACAGAAGAGACTGATCCAATAGATCCATCTGCTCTCTATACTTTTCATATAGGGCCTCAGCATCAGCTTTGATTTTGTGGTCCATTAACTGCAACCGCTCGTCAAGCTCTTCTTTACCTTTAGATACATTACTTCTCATACACTCCTCCATCGTCTTGGATTCACCCTTACGTAAGGGTGTTATTCAAGAGAGCCTTAGCTTGACAGTCTGAAGTGCAGAAAATCTTACTTTGACATCTCTTAGTCCTCACCCTAAGTGAGGAAATTAATTCAGCAGATCAAAACTACTTCTTATCTTTATTCGGGAAAAGCCTTGCCTGGTTATGGGTAACACTCTCCATTAAAGCTTCACCCCGTGATTTCTGGAAAATACTTGGCTTATTCTTAAGATCTTCTTTGGTCTTAGGTAGAGCACCGGGCTTAGGCTTGGCCAAATACTTAACTTTGAGATTATTGCTTTCGGAAAGGGCCTTGACAAATTTACGGACTTCACCATCATTCATCTTTTTGGCCACTTCTCGAATAGCCTCAACAGGAACACCTAATTCACCAGCCAGTTTTTCCACTCTCTTACCAAACCTATCATCTTTGATCCCTTCAGCTAACTTTGCAGCCTTGTCAAGGGCCAAGGAGATTTCAGCAGGAGATCCCAGTTCCTGGAATTTCGTGAAAATTGTGGTGGCGGTATCAAGGGCTTCAGTCAATTCGGCTAGAGTTCCTAACTCACGATACTTTTTAATCAAGGATTCAGCCTTATTGAAAGCCTCATCAATCTCAGTCACCGTACCCATCTGCTTGTAAGACTGAAGTTCAGTAAAAGCTTTCTCAAGAGCAGTACGGACTTCATCTGGGGAACCAGACTCTTTATACTTCCAGATCACTTTTTCAGCCAGATCCAGAGCCTTTTCCACATCGGCAGGAGATCCCAATTTTTCATAGGTCTCCAGGATAGGTCCTTTATCCTTGATTTCCTTTTCGGCCTTTTCCAGTTTTTCACTAATTGTTTTAACTTCAGAAGCCAAAACCACCTTTTCGGCCTTGATAGACTCTAGGCTTTTCAAAGCTTCAGTCAAGGTGTTAGAAAGCTCTGCTTTCTCTGTCATGAGTTTTTCTACAAGTTCTTTCTCCATAATAATTTCCTCCTGGTTCCTTTCTTCAATTTTAATATCCTTAGGGGTCTTTACATCTAAATTTTTTGTTTTGCCACTATCAATATTTACAATCCCACCTGGGGCAACATTTATTATTACACCCTCAGGGGAGTTAACATCGACAGTTTCATTAAGATCCTCAGCTAATTTCTTAACCTCTTCAGGTTTGATATGAAGAGATTCAACTAATGCTGGATTAGCTTGTAGGAAACCTGGCTCCATAACAAAATCAAATCCTTCAAGCTTAAAAGTTTCTGGGTCTACACTTGGAACACCGTGGGAAGTGCCTTTGTAATCTCCATTGGCTCTTGAGGATACATATAATTTGCTTCCCGCCCTTAAGACGGTGTTCAAATTGCGTCCTGCTTCGGTGTTAAGTATAAGGGCCTCACCAACACCCTCACTGCCATTCATTGACAAAGCCGTGGTAATGTGAGAAAGTTTACCTTCGGCCAAAGACTCATCATTGACTTTGATATTGTGGCCAATAGTCCCAAACATTCTCTTATCTTTTAGTCTTGTCAGAACATCCTCATTCTTAAGTTGAGTTTCCCAAACGTCTGACCCATAGAATCTCTTATTTCGGGAAATGCCATTAGGAACAAAGAAAGTTCCTTTTAGTTTTCCTAAGACATTTTTTCCATCAATAGTAGTGTCTGACTCTTCAATCGCAAATTGAACAGGCTGAAGAGTTAAAATATCAAATCCGATTTTTGCCATTAATAGCCTCCACCACCATATTCTTTCATATTCTTCACTTATACCTGATTATATAATGAATATTGTTAAAAATCAATAGGAAAATTGGATGAAAAAATTGAAATTTTTTGAACTCATTGATTTTATTGTTAAAATAAACTAAACTTTTTTACTAAATCTGCCGATAAGATATGTAGAAGAGTGTTTTTATGAGAAAAATTTGCAAAATATTCTATTTATATCATCCATTAACTTTTCTTCAGAAGGAACGTTATCTTGATACCTAATAAATTTGAATCCATAATCTTCACATTCTCTTTGTCTTTTCAAGTCCTTATCCCTATCTTTATGCCAATAAAATCCATCATATTCAATAGCTATTTTATATTCTGGAATTACTACATCAAGAGAGTACCCTTTACCATTATCAAGAATCAGAGGAAAATTAAGTTCAGCAGAATTAAATTCCTTTTTAATCATGTTGAATAGTTTAATCTGAGGTTTAGAGGGGGATTTAATAAAACTTTGCGCACGTAAACAATTTTTCTTAACAATATCTGATTTTAGCATAGAATTACTTATATTTTCTTTATGTTGCTCTGTTTTAGGTTTTCCTTTTCTACTTTTACTCATATTCATTTTCCATTTATCAGAGAATGGATATCTCTTTTTACCCACCTTAGATTGATTAACTTTTTCTCTACTTTCAAGATTATTCATTGGATTATTTAATTTAAATTTCTCACTTAACCACGGCTTTTTTATACCTTTAAGCTTTAAACTAACTTGCTCTTTCCACTCTTTTGTTTTAGGTTTTCTTCGATTATCCACCTAAAACTCCAACCCGAAAGAATTTACCTTTTCTATCATTTCTTCATATTCGCTAACACCTGGTATAGGATCTAATCCAATACTAGCTTCTATTTTTTTAAAATCCTCTTGAAGTTTAGAGATTACTTCATCCCATGATTTACCTAATGCAACAAGAGCCCCACAAGTTACTTGTTTTCTTGGGGCTATAATGTAATCTCCTTCCTGATTCTTAGACATATACTCTAGTTTCAAATTAGTCATTTCCTTTGGAGATTTAATAGTCACCCATTCTTCAGCTTCTTTAGATAATACTAAAACTGCTGATCCTACATGAGTAGCCTCTACATCTGGAATAATAATTTTATCACTTCCCATACTGAATAGAAAATCAGGAAAATTCTTAATTAATTCTGTAAATATTCCACTAATATGAGAATTAGAAAGGCGCATAGCTAAATCTATAAAAGTAGAACCTTTTTTATCCTCATGAATAATTTCTTCTGTCCCAAAAAAACTTTTTACTTTATACTCTTCAAACAACTTGGATAGTTTTGAATTAGTAGATTTAAATGGCTCAGGAACTTTGTCAGGATTATCAATTCTACCCAAAAACATATACCCGCTAGTGCAACCCCAAATCATAGGGTATATTAACTCTCCGTCTATAGTTATCCCATCTACTCCCATTTCCAGGCCCTTAACAGGCTTTTCAACAAACCACTCAAAGCTTTCGGCAAATGGGCCAAGACTTAAGGATATACCATCAAATTTAGCTTGTCCACTAAGTTTTGACTTGTATTCCCAAGTCTCACTTTCCCCCCTAAATATCTTTGGTTTTACTATTGTACCCTCTTTTCCATCTAATACCCTGATTAAATGTTTTAGCCCTTTTATCTTTTCGGCCTCAGCCATTTTAAGTCCAACCCTCATACACTCTTTTCTCATTATCTCTTTATCATATTCCAGAACTGCTGCTTTTCTTGGTCCAATAACAATATACCCTTGTTCAGAAATATTTTCCGCTAAATCCTCATAATAGCAATCTGGAAAGAATATCCTGTCTGCCTCTTTTAGATGGTTCCAATAGTCATAAACTACGGTTACCCCTTTTAGATTGAGACCTACATATGGCCTATCTACTTTGGGATCAGAATCATACCAAGGAACAAAATAAAAGACTTCAGCATCCCTGCCCAGTCTTTCAGCAATATTAACCTGTTCCCCACCATCCAGGATTAGAAATTTCTGAGCACCAATTTCGTTAATAGACTTTATTTCATTAAGCAGATAGTTTACTTTGGGCATTTATACCTCAGCAGCAAAGAGAAGTTCTAAGGCTTTTTTAGCTTTAGACTTCTTATCTCTCTTTCTTCCCTTTATTCCAAATTGGTCATAAGGCTTAGGTTGATAACCATGGATTCCAGTAAAAGCAGTAATCGGATGCCCATACCCACCTACAGGGGTTCCAAGAGTTTCTTTCTTCATTGTAAGATCCGGATAATCGGCTAAAACCTCAGGAGGAACAGTCTTGTCTTTACTGAGTGCATCCTTAACCATAATTTTATGCATTTTTTCTGCTTCCGCTTTAAGCCCTTGAGCCCCACCAAATCTACCAGACCCCACAATACCATGTTTTCTTTTATAAGACATTTCTTTCTTTACATATTCATCCTTAGTCATTTGGTAAGCCGCTTTATTATTTATGTCTTGCACTCTCTTTTTTGGGGAAGTCCCAAGGTCATTTTGTGGTCTTTCATCATGCCCACCTGGGAATCTTCCAACAGAAATATTCAGCTTATGAGGTTCATAGGTGGTTTGATTCAGCCGGTTGTCATCCTCTTTAAATTTCATAAAGTCCCTACATAAGCATATAATTCGGCATAAGCTTTGGTATCAAGATATTTTACTAAAAACTCAAGGGAAGTTATTGCACCAGGATCAGTTTCAGTGTCAATAAAACTGCTAAGATATTTAATAGCTTTATTTCTTGTTGAAACATCTATCCCCTTTTCTATGGCATCAAGAATATAGGGAACTAATTCTCCATTATTGGGTTTTTTAGTCAAATTATTTTCCCCACATCATAAGGAATAGTCTAAAATAGATTTCCCATTGAACTCTATTCTTATTCACTTTAGAGTTATCACTTTTACATAAAAGAACAAAATTATCCTCTCTGTTATTTTTTTTGTTATAATCTATATGATGAGGTACTTTTGCATACTCACCGCAAAGGACACAAGTATGATCAAATTTATTCCTTATTTGTTCCTTCAACTTGTTATTAAATTCAGGAGAATAAGGTTCAAAAGAAGATCCACCATGCCAATTATAACTTTTATCACCTATTGATTTTTTGTTTCTTTCAATAACATCAAGTCTTTTCTTTCCAAACATAGGATTTTTATTATTTATTAATTTCTTATTTCTTTCAGTAACCCAAGGTTTTTTCTTTCCTTTATGGGACTTACTCATTTCTTGTAATGAACTTGTGGTATGCTTTTTTCTAAACATGGGATTTTTGTTGCCCTTTTTGGATTCTCTATTTCCTTTATTTTTTCTTTTAATCTCTGGGCAAGAATTTTGACTACTAGAACAGCACCCTCTGCCGTTCTTTAGTTCATACATTGCTTTTTGTCCACACCCATAATAGCATAAATCTATTTTCACTATTAATCCTCATATTGCTCATTAAGATTTGACCAAAACTCTACCCACTTTTCCACTTGAGGAGAAGCCTTTTTTAATGCCTCTTCTTTCCCTGGATTGACTTTTCTATAAATCCATCGAACAATAGCCTCTACTGGATCTGCTACAGCCGTATGAACAAAGTCATAATTTCCAAGACCAGTAATATGTTTAAGGACCATATCCTCAACAAATTCATGGCAACAAATTCCTACTTTACCTTCTTCCGATTTATTCTTGGAAAACCAGTAATCACCCTTAGGAACAAAATCAGGATAAGCACTATGATTCCCACCATCGGTAAAGTCCAAATCAGTTTTATCTTCAACCTCATCCTCATCTACTGCTATAAATTTAGCAGTAAATTCATCAGGAACAGGTTCAACCTCACCCTTTGTAACTTTTAAATCTTTACTTAAATTGGTTAACAACTGATCGGCAATATCTTCAGCAGGAGGGACTACATTATCTCCTTGAATATCTCCTTGAGTATCACCAGAAGCTTCAATTAAAAAACTTAGCAACTTTCTTGCTTTATTCATTATGCTCTCCCATAATCACCTAATGACTTTATAACTTTCTCATGATTAAGCCAATCAACATAGTTATATCCACATTTGGGGCATTGGGTTGGTCCTGGCTTATCCCTCTTAAAATACCAATGACATTTTTGACATCGGTATTCAGGTTTTATCATTATGCAATACCTCTTGTTTGCTCCCCAAATATGGTGGCTCTTCCTTGGCCCAATAGTGAATGTTCACGAACAGGGGTAATTGTTAAAATCATTTCCCCATTAGTACCAAACAACCCAGAGAAGTTAAAAAGAGTACATTCCTTATTTTCTGCTATGTATTTCTCTAAAACATCTCTACGGACGAAAAAAGAGACTTGTTGCTCTACTTTCAATCTATTTCCTCCTTATTACTACTTAAATCAATATTTAGTTTTCTTATCGCTACCTTAAATTTAGAAACATCACATTCTTCAATTCTTTTCACTTGTTCTTCATTTTCAGCAGATAAAAAATCCCCAACTTTTTCAATAAAATTATCAATATCCATATAACCCTCCCTTTTAATATCTATGGATTTTAGACATATATGCTGCTACATTCTTAGAGTCAACTGCAGCAATCTTTTGACCATGCAAACGATGTTCTATTCTCCCATCGTCAAAAAGAACAATTTCATGTCCAGGCTTTTGTGAGTTAGTATATACCACACCATTTCCAATGGAAGAATCCTTAGACATTTTCCAACTATAATTCTTAAGCCAACTGCTGGGTTGAATTTGTGCTGGCATAAAACCTCCATTTAATAAAGGGGGAATACCTCAAGGGGTTTTTGAGGTTTCCCCCATCCCCACCTCACTGCGCCACTGCAGTATTGGCTCTGTGAGTTTTCTTTAAAGCTTGTTTAGCTTCTCTATGTTTTTGGGTTAAAGCTCTTCGGGCTTTGTTTTTCTCTAATCGCCCCTCTCTAAGATATCGGGAATGCTTGGCTCTATGAGCCATCATTTGCCGATCTTTTTGAGATCCTCCACCTGCTTTCTTCCTGTTCTGCTTAGGAAGTTTGAGAAGTTTTGGGTCCATTCTGTATCACCTACCAAAGACATTTAAACTTAAGTCTTATAGCGTCATGATACACCTCCTTCTATGCCTTAATATAAGGCGTATTTTTTAAAATATTTAATAAATCATCAATTCCTCTCAAATTTAAAAGAGGATGAGATCTAAGAGCCCCATCAATAGTATTACATCTCATACAAAGAACTCTGAATCCTGGTGGAAAATTACTTTTAATCAACCATCTCCAAAGAGAGATCCCACCTCTTGGACTTTTACCATCATATCCACCAATATGATCAATAACTAAATTTTCTATTTGAGGGCAAAGAGCACATTTATGACCATAATAATCAAGACATTTATTATGACAATTTTTGTAATCCCTTCTTCTTATTTCAATAACTTTTTCGGGATTATTAGTCTTCCATTTCAGTTTAGATTCTCTATTTCTTTCTGGGTTACAAATCCTATTTTTTCTTCCGTTCTTCAAATATAATCCTTTATTGTATTTATTAATACATAATTTACACCAAGGATTATAACCATCTTTTTCTTTTTTTCTTTTAGGAAACTCTAATTCATTCTTAGGAATCTTACACTTTGAGCATACCTTCATACCTTCCCCTTTTATTAATTTTAATCCTTTATCCCAAAAGCTTTGAAATAGCCCTTCATACTATCCATTTTCCAACTAACTTCTTCCTCTGATTGCGGGTCCCAATTTTGGACAAGATCATCATATATTTCTTGAGGGGTCATTACTTTTCCTTGATAAACAAATTTGTAATCATTTCCTTTCTTAAAAAGAGGAGCATCACCAAACATATGACTATCTCTTATATGAATATACCCAGTATTTATAAGCTCCTTTTCCTGGGGAGTAAAATCACCTTCAGCCTCTTTGAGACTATCCAAAACTACTTGCGCTTTGTTTTTCATATTAATTCCCCTTCTTAAGATGAGATCCTGCGGGTATGATTTTCATGTCAATTAGATATTCTTCCAGACCCACTATATCCTCACCATGTTTCATATATCCATCTCGAACCATGCTTATTTCTCCATCAAAGGTATGAACCTCACCAGTGGGTTCACCTTCATCATCCAAAACCTCTTCTTCTTCCTCATTAGAAAACTGAAAGACTACTTTTCCTGTTTTGGCATCCTCAACATGTGCTCTGAAAGATCCCCGCTCATCAAGATCTATGAGATAGAGATAATCTTTTCCTTCGGTAAGAATAAGGGATTCCAATACTTTAAATGCTTTGCTTTTCATGTTTCCTCCACTGAGTAACCTTCTTTATTCGCTTGTTCTTTGTCAAATTTTTTGAGTAAACTATTAAACAATTCTAAGTGATCTTTTTCTTCACTTAAAACATGTTCAAAAACTTTTATCATTTCTTCATTGTCAGTTTGGGCTAATACTTGTTCATAAAGAGAAATAGCATCAAGCTCTGAAGCCAATGATGTTCTAATAAGTTCCTTTACAAAATCATCCTCCCCCACGTTAGCGTGAAAGGGACTTTCTGCAAATTCTTTAAGAATTTTTTGCGCTTTATTCATGCCTACCTTTTGCCTACCTTTTGCGTAGCTTTTTCACAGAATTTCTCCCCAATGAAATTAATGACGTTCTCATCAATTTCGGCTTTCTTTTCAAACTCATTCCAAGCTTCTTCTATCCGCTTAGATTCCAACCCTGTATCACCGGCTATAGCATTTGCCAATTCTTTCTTGTCCACCAACTGGAGCAAAATCTTTAAGTCATAGCCATTAAGCTTTTCATTCGCCCAAAGCTTTTTCTCAATAGATATTAACTCAGGGAGAATCTCTTCCAGGAAATCTTCATAATCTAATTCTTCCTGTAATGGATGGAAATATTCCAATTCAATAAAACAGTGAGTCCTAATACTGGTTATGGCCTTCAAAGCTTCAGCTAAATCAAATTTACTCAAACTTTCCTCTGCCCTTGCGGATTTGCTACTATCCTCCTGGTCATCTTTTACAAGACCTTTAATCCTGGGATGAAAATATCGAGAAGAAAGGAATCTACCCAAGTTTCGATGGAATCTTTTTCCTTCAGTGGATTTATGGAATTTATTTATTCCTCTCATAATTCCATGTCTACTTGTCCTCCACTCTCCCTTAGTATCCTGGGACTTTCGGAAATCTTTTAAAGCACCAGAAAGAGGTTTCCTGCGCTTAATAAAAGACTCTTCCATTTCAGGAGTAGGGACAAAGCTTTCATCTACCTCCCCAAGAAGATCAAGCCTATCAATCTCTGTCAGAAATAATTCTAAGTCTAATTTGCTAGAAAATTTCATTTTTCCCCCAAAAATCAGGAGGAGTAGCTAGGCTGTAGGGGTGGCTACAGCAAAGACAATATGTAGAATTTAGCTACCCCACCATTGTTTACTTTTCGATAAAGGCTCTAAACCTATCAGCATCAAAACGTGGATTCTCCTGTTGGAAAACCATAATCATAGTGCTGATAAGTTGTTCCTTGGAAATCTGCTCAGGGAATCTCTTTATGGCATTGGCCATTGTGATAAAGAATTTCTTGGAAAATTCTCCCTCACCCATGCCTTCTTTCACTTTCTTATCCCATTTGAAAGTAAGGGGTTTTTGTGTAACCACCTTATTGGGCTCTTTACCCTTTTTCTTGGCCTCTCCAAGGGGAATCTTGATTCTCTTGCCTTCCCTGATAATAAATCTGAAAAGGCTGATATTCTTGTTTTCCATACTCTCCTCCTGTATATCTTCAATATTTGAACTACCACATTTAGGACATTCGGGCTCTTCAGAAGGTTCTCCAAGAATAGTTCCTTGTGCAAATTCACACTCACTTCCTATATAGCCACAATCTGCACATTCCTGTTTAGTGTCACAATGTTCTTCCACACCCGAAGGTTTGACTCTCATTCGGCTATGATTAACCTCTGAAGGAGCATCCATAACGTCATGACTATCACATTTGGGGCAAGTGTACTCATAACCCTTAATTTCATCCCTATGAAAACTTGGCTCAGCACCAATATAGCCACAAGTCTTACATTTCATCTGGGTATCAACCTTTTGGTCAACAGATTCCATTTCCTTCTTAGCTTGTTTACTGACATTCATAACCTTATCAGCCTTAGTCAGTTCCTTAGCTTTCTTCTTGGCATCTTCAGGAGAAGTCCCACCTACAACCAAGTTAAAACTGTCTTTTCCCTTTTGCACGGTTACAGTATAAGAATCTTCCTCTTTTAACCAATCAGAAGATACGGATTTGGGCATCAACCCCAAAGCTATTGCCCTTTCAATAAGGGCCTCACCAGGCTGGCCTTGGGGCTTAGGAGCAGGAACAGTCTTAGCATCCAATTCAACCGCAGGGGATTGAGCTTGCTGCTGAGGAGCACCAGAGCCTTCCCCGGGTTGGGTCTCAGGTTCTTGTTCTGGTGGAGTTTCTTTCATACCTGCCGCTGATATAATTCCTGCAAATGCTTCTTTATTAAGCCAACTAAGATTACTTACATCAATTTGTCTTCCTGTTCCTTTTGTATCTACCACAGGTGGAGAAAGAGGAGTCAAATCAAGATTAACAGCCTCACCCTGTTGTGGTTTAATAGTAACAAAAGGACCAATATCTTCTTCAGCACCCCATACAAAGGTAATCATTGAAGTTATATTGCCTTGTTGTAAAGTTAAAGTGGTGCCCTCTGAACCTATCTTTACATCATTAACAGAAATTCCTGAATATTCAAATTCTGCTACTTTTTTTTCAAACTCACTTTTAGCAGTTTCCAGTGGAATCGGTTCGGAAGCCATAGTCTGAAGTACATCCTCTTGTTCGTGAAGAAATTCTGTTGCTTTCATTTGTTGACTCCTTATCTCTTATATTGTTATAAACTTTATTAATCCATTTAATAAAATCTTCATAAGTCATATCAGCTTTTGCTCTATTACATATTTTACAACAAGACACACAATTTTCAATAGTATATCCTTTTGTATTATCTTTTCTATCAATACCATTATAGATAAAATCACCATTGTTGCCATCCTGGGAACATTTATTAGAGGGTTCTGAGTTACAATAATGGCAATTTTTACTGGTTAAATCAATAAATTGACTAAAAGATAATTCAAATAGTAATCCTCTTTCTTCTGCTTCATGTTTATAGGATCTATAAACTTTTCTTTTAGATGCAAGACCATATTCTATTTTATTTCTTTCTGCTCTACTTTCTATATTATAACAACCACAACTTTTGTAATCCCCCCTAATTAAACTACTACCCCTAATTTCTTTTTCAATACCACAATCACACTTACACAACCAATAAATACCTTGATTTTTAAATTTCTTACTACCTTTACAAATAACTGTTAACTTGCCAAATCTTTCTCCAGTCAAATCCTTTATATTAATACAGTGCTTACATTGTTTACTTTTCCCATTCCTTAAACTTTGACCTCTAACTTCTACTTCATTTCCACAATCGCACTTACATAACCAAAAAGGAACAGTTCCTTTATTTAAAGATTTTTTAAGTACAACCCATTTACCAAATCTTTCTCCAGTTAAATCAATTAGTCTTCTCCCCATTTTTATCCCTTTCTTCATTAAGCTGCTGGTGTTGGTTCTCCTTCTGGAGGTGGAGTTTCAGTAGAAGGAGTTTCAGGAACAGTTGGTATACTAGGCCCTCCAGGTGTTGCCCCCGCTGGTGGAGTAAAAGTGGGTTCAAAAGGTTCGGCATTGCCAACAGGAACTTCTTCTGTAGAAATATCTTTTCCTGGTTCTCTCTCTTCTATCTCATCAGTAATAACCTCCCCCATTCCGGCAATATTTAATTGATCTCCTAGAAACTCGAAATATTTCTTTTCTATAACGTGTTTACTACTAATATCATCTGTAAGACCCCTCATGAATTCATCAATATTCTTTAACATGCCCACAGTGGCATCAATAAATTCCAGTTTATCCAACTCATCAATATTGATCATGGTATTCAGGAAGTCAACTTTAATATCCTCAGGACGGTAGGATATTTTCTTATTGACTAAATGAATATTACAAATCTGCAGAATACCCATAACCACAGCTTTTTGAATCATCTTTAATCTTCGGAGATATCGGGCAAACCGCTTGAGCAAATCCACTTTCTTTCCTTGGCCTATTTCCCCAAATATCAACTCATAAGGAATACCCACAGAAGAGCAAATAACCTTCCGGGCATCCTCAGCAGTTTCACTTAGTTCTTTAGGCTCATCAGCCCGATAGTCTATTCTTTTGAGATCCCCTTTGCCTTCTCCAAATACGGGGATACACTTGATTCTACCAGCTATAGTCATGATATGCTGGATAGTCAATTCTTTATTTCCAAAATCAATTCCCACCTTTCTGTTAACCTGATTCTCAACATTTCGGGCAGCTTGGAAAGCTTCTTCTAATACCATTCCTGCAGGAACTTGAATCCCCAATAAAGTATTAGCAGTCAATTGGGCTAACTTGGAAGCGGGTACTAATTGCTCAAGTAACTCTAGTTCTTTAATCTTGGAAATGATAGGAAATAGCATAGACTTCCCTATTCTGACATAACGGGGAATATCCTTGAGAAGTTTCTTATCCCTGACCATTGCCATTTCATTTTTTAGGTCAATTCTAAGTCTCCTATTCCCTAACATGAATTTTACATATTCATGAGGTTCTACTATTTCGGCTTTGGTTCCTTTTTCATCCATAACCAAGTAATTGGAAATTTCTCCCATCTCAGTAATGGCGATAACCGAAGTTTGGTCCACATCGTCAACCAAAGCTTTCAATCCATGGCCTTCTTCCGCTAATTCGGTCTTAAGAGTATATTCTCCATAGCCCAAAAGATCCTCAATAATGTCATTGACCAATGAATCAAACTTGATTCTTTCATCCAAAGCGGTTAGTTCCCAATCAAGAGCTTCATTTTCAGAATGAACGTCAATAACATCCCCTGTAGCTACATCAGGGGTAAGAGCGTCATCAGCAAATTGGGTTAACAAAACATCCGTAATATAAAAACTTCTAATCCTATCAATTTGCTGGATTATCTCCTTACGAAGCATGGTAACTCTAGTATAAATAGCTGATAGAGCAGCAGTTACCATGTAATCTGTACCTGGCATGGTACTCTTAATTTCGGCTAACCTTTGTTTCCACTTATCGGCTTCAACAATCTTTTCGGCCATTAGATCATCAACAATTCGCACTTTGTTAGTCATTTCATTAATATCTCCCAAATTCTCCAAAATTTGGGCTTTCTCTATAAGATTATTTAATTCCTCTTTAGGTACTAAAACTTGTGAACTTTGCTTTTTAGCCATTATATTCCCCCCCTAAATCCTTTAATTTTTATATACAAGGATTAATTTCTTGCCCAAATAATTTTGTCATATAAAATTGGAATGCTGGTTCCCATAATTCTCTATTCTTATTTACTTTAACATTGCAACTTCTACATAAATTAATTAAATTACTAAAATCACAATGTTTTTTATTATAATCAATATGGTGAACAGTATTTCCATATTCTTTACATAGTTGACAAGTGTAATCATCTCTTTCTCTAATTTTATTTTTTAATTCATTGGTCCATTCTAAACTATATGGCTCAAAAGAGGAACCTCCATTCCAGTTAGGATGTTTTTCACCAGTTCTTTGTTTATTCATTTCAGAAGTATAAGGATGTTTTTCACCTTTTCTTTTTCTATTTGCCTCTGAAACATTAGGATTTTTTCTTCCAGACATAGGATGCTTATCACCTATTCTACCTTTCATATAAGCTGAAAAATCAGGTCTTTTTACTTCAAACATTGGATTATTTTTTCCTGTCATTCTAACAGAATGATCAATTCTTTTCTTACCAAACCAAGGACCATTTTCACCCTCCATAGATTTACTAATTTTCCCCCTAATTTCAGGACAAGAGACATGGGATTTAGAACAACACCACTTTTTATTTTTTAACTGATACTTTGCTTCCTGCCCGCATTTATATTCACAAAACATATTTTCTCTCTTTTATTTAAAATTTTTGATACGGCCTTATTGTACTCATCATCTCTCCCTTATGCTTTCTTCTCCAAGCCATCTTTCTAAGACGTTTCATGCCTTCTTTTCCTTCCATAAAGGCGGAAATAATAAACTCCTTAGGTATTTTTAGGACTTCCACAAACCTCCCTGAATTAAGACGATTAATAATCCCCAATTCCCTAAGTTTATTAGTAAAATAAAGAGTATTGGTTCCTTGAAGATCTCCTTCCATTAGTTTGCCTTTTATTTTAGAAAAAATCTTGTCATAAACATTTTCCCAAGTTTTTCTTATCTTGTCATTAAGCTCTTCGGGCATTTTATATCCGCACTCACACTCCCTACTTTCATTAGGTAAATCCTTTTTTCCACACTTAGGACAAACCCATTCCCAAAGGTTTACTTTATTTTCTATTTCCTCATTCAAGCTTAAAAATTCTTTAGCTTTCATTTCAAATCTCCTTAGACATTAATACCCTTCTCACCTGGCCAAAATGTTTCCATTATTTTTGAAATTTCAGAAGGGGTAGTAGAGGGGTTAAAATAAGCCATTCTATTTTTGTCACTATTTTTGAAAAGATTGAAAACACTTCCACAAATTCCATCGGCCATATCTTTGGAATAAGGGGAACCATCAGGTCTTTTACCTTCTGGATGGTCTACTTTTTTACCATCTGGAGAAACCTCCAGGTCTTCCAATTCTGCTCTGAGTAACTTACTATCTGGCATAAAGATATGTTCCTCAGAAACTTGCGCTCTCAATTTCAAATAAGGGGCGGAAGTTTTATCCACAGAAATTTCCTCTGTGTTAAATCCTACCCGTTTAAGCATCTGAAGGCAGTCGGCAGATTCATACCCATCCGCTGTAATGCAACCGAAAGAATAACCACGTTTGGCCAACCAAAGAATGAAAGCCCTAACCTTAAATAAAGGAATCTGCTGCCCTGTTTTGGACTGAATTGCAAAAGCAAACTCAGCAACTATTTCGGGAATATTAACAGTAACTTCATCAAATGTTAGGATATTTCGGGTTCTAATCTCCTTATACTGAGAGATATAAGTACATCCGAAACCCAACCTATCCCCAGTCAACCCAATGTCAATATGCAAGTATCTTGGAAATGAAGGGAGATAAACTTTTTCAAAGTAGTCAGGGATCAATGTTTTATTCATGATTTGGTCATTGTCATCATTGAAATCAAGCTCAAAATTATCAGGAAAGAGTAGTTCCATACACAGTGCATTATCAAGTTTATCCCGCTGCTTAAAGAGTTTATAACGGGAGAATGTAGAAACCCCGGCTAAATCTCTTAAAGCACCATTGACATCTGTTTCAAAATCATGCTTGTGTTTTTCTGGAACCTCAATTATTAATTCTTGCTCTTCCTTAAAAAGAGATTCATTGGTTTGATCAACAATGACAGGATTGGGTTTTAAAATAGATCCCGTAAAAACTTTGAATCGCTTATCTCCTGCATATTTTTCGGGTTTAACATCCCAAACAGCCGGTTGCCTAATAAACACACCTTCTTGGCCCCTATACTCTTCAATTAGGCTATTGAGCACAGAGGATTTATCAGTCTCAGAAGAAATAATCCAAATTCGTCCTGGAAAACCACCCTCTTTTCTCATGAACCGGGTTTCCATTCTGCGGAATAGAGAATAGAAGGTTTTCCTGACTTGTCCAGTTATAACCTCAAAATTGGCTTCATCAATGATAACCTCATAAACATCTCTACCAAGTGAGTGTCCAATTCGGGAACCTGAGAAGAAGTCAATTCGCTTAGGAAATAGGGTGTCAGTCTTGAATCTCTTTTTGGCCTTACCCATTAATCCTGTAAAATAATCAGATTCAGCCATCATGGATGCAATCTTATCCCAAATAACGTCTGTAGCGGATAGGGTGATATTGAATATGGCAAATTCGATACGGGCAGCGGGCAAGCTACCAAGAAACCCTTGAGGATCAGGATTACATAAAAGCCATTGGAGGTCATAGAGAGCACCGACAGAAGCAGTAGTGGTTTTTCCTACCCCAATAGCCCCTTTGAGGCATACAAGCCAATAAGGGCTATAATTAATAGAAGGAAAAATGTCTTTTAAGGCAAGTCTCCAATAGTTTTTTTCATCTGATAAAAGTTCCCCACCAAAGTATTTACCCAAATATGATCGTTCATCTAAGAAAGATTCAATATCCACTGGAAGAGGATCAAATTTTACTACAGAGCTATACCAATCATTAAGCTTAGCAGAATACTCTTCCAAATTTGCGGCATAATTCTCTGGCGTAGAATTAATGATTGATTTTCTGGCTTCAGCCAGGGAATCTTTATAATCCTGCAATATCGGATTCATCTACCAAAGACCTGCTTCCTTTTCTCTATGGCAATTTGCACAAAGAGGATCACATTTAGCTAATTCTTCAAGATTTTCCGGGGTAATTTTTGTTCTTAACATGCTACCTATATTAAATTTCTTTTCTTTCGGATCTCTATGGTGAAAATCAATGGCATGAAAACATTTATCATAACCACATTTTGAACATTTATTCAAACCTTGTGGAATTATAATTAGATTCATCCATTGTTGGAAACATTTCTTTTGATATAATTTTGTCCTTTCAACAGCTTCTTTTGAATGTTTTAAACGATATTTTTCACTATGACTTCTATGATATTCATAATATTCTTCTGTTCTTTCTTCACTTCTTCTTCTTTTCCTCTCACACAATTTACAATAGGAATAATAGCCATATTTTCCTTTTTTACTTTTATAAAATTCTGTCAAATCCTTTTCTTGTTTACACCTTGAGCATACCTTCTTCATAAACCTCCCCTGTTTGAGACAAAATACCGGCAAATATTAACAAATGCAACGTCCCTCCTAAGAGGGACCCCGATCTCTTTATACTCTTGGTACATGAGTCTTAATAAATGTTGGCAGTTAGCTCGATCTGCCGACATTTACTTCACAATTATTGCTTTTTAGAAGCTACCTTACCAATGATTTTCTTTTTGTCTTCAACCTCTACCTCATCACCAGCCTTGACTCCAGCAGCCATTGGAAGGACAAGAAGGGCACCATGACCCTGACGAACAGCCACCATACCATCAGCCCTAATTTCCTGAACAATACCCCTGGAAATCTCAGCTTCGGCCAATTTGCCGAATCTCTTTAAAAGCCTCTGGCCACGGCTAAAGGATTCTCCACCAGGAAGAGGAGTTTCCATTGAAGGATTTTCATGAGACATATCCCCACCATCAATCGGAGGGGTTTCCAAATCTCCAGCAGCACCATCCTCAGGAGGAGGTTCAGGAAGCTTGGGCATGGCGGTAATGGCATCAAATTGATCCCCCTTGGATACGTTCTTTTCGTTTCCTTCAGGGGCTTCCTCTACTTCACAAGGAAGAGCGGTAACAGCCTGAGTTTCGGGATCAATCACTGGATCACCCGTAACCTTGTAAGTAATTTCAGGAATGTCCTTATCATTGAAAATATCCCCAGTCTTTAACTGAGAAAAGAATTCATTATCGTAATTAAGGACATTAGGATCTGCGGCAGGAAGTTCCATACCACCATCAGGGGGAGGTGGAGGGGTATCTGTAATAGTAGGCTCAGATCCTAAAGCCCCTACTGCGTCATCCTGCTCTTTAATCTTGTTCAGAATTTCCATCAACTTGGTAACTTGCTTCATTTTACTACCTCCTATTATTTACTATTTGTTTTTGTTTTTCCTTAACAACCCATTTTATTTCTTCCAGAATAGCAGCCTCAATATCACGCTTAGCCGCTTTATCCTCAAATGACGTTGGTTCCTTAAGAGTATAAGATTTCATTTTCTCTACAGAGTTCAGGTTATCATGGGTTTTCTGCAGAGTATTATGCAATTCTAAAAGATAATTTGATCCTATTTCCAAATTTTTCGTAACTGTTTTATAAAGCTCTATCCGCTCTAATGAAGTAAGATCCCCAATCTTGGTATTATCCAAAAGATATTCATCTAATTTGGATGAAGTCTTTCTGGTTTTTTGCATTTGCTCATAGATATATCCAGCTTGAGACATTAATCCAGCTTCCATCTTGAAAACACCCACAGGCATCTTCTCTGGATAATTCTCCATAGTAACTTCATATCCTGGAATAGTATCTACGTCTAAAATACCACTATCATCACCAGATTTTCCAGAATCTATCCCCATAGGCTGATCAATATGTGTTCCATCAAATAAGACCAAACCTGTAGGCTCAGGAGAGGGTTTGGATGTATATTTAACCCCAAGCTCTATTTGATCCCATCTCTCAGGCTGGGGGGGAGGGGATATAATTTCATTGCCAATCATTTTTTATCCTTTGCAACCGGGGTCATTGGTCTTACCGCCCACGTATTCTGGGATCTAACAGCCAAGCCCCTTTAAATGGAGGGTTTGTCCCTCTACCTCCTTTTATTACTTGGCCACTACTGAAGCATGAACAGAAGATAGCTCCCCTAAACAGGTAATTATGTCACCTAATTTCTTGGCATTCTCTTCAGCTTCCTGGCTTGTGAATTTTCCTGACTTGGCAATCACGCAGAAACCATCCTCACGTACACCCAAGGAAACAAAACCCCTGGAAGCATCGGCAAGGCCACCATCCAACTGCCAACCTGTGAATGATCGGGTACTCTTAACTCCGAATTTACTAAGAATTTCCTGTATTTGGGTAATGGTCTGAGAAGTAAATCCAGCAGGTTTTGGACCATCAATCTGTCCACCAGCCACAGCACCTGGACCCGCAGGGGCCTCTTGTTCAAGAATATTCAACACTTCCTTAGCTTTAGCCATGATTATTTTCCTCCAATTTCATTAACATTAAATACATTCTAAAATAAATTTCCCATTGAACTCTATTTTTATTTACTTTAAAATTACATGATACACACAAAAGAGCAAAATTATCTTCTTGATTATTGTTTTTATCATAGTCTATATGATGAGGAATATTAGCTTGTTTTTTACAAAGAACGCAAGTATGATTAAATTTTTCTCTAATATGTTTTTTTAACTCATCATTAAATCCAGGTCCATAAGGATATGTGGAAATTCCACCTTTCCAATTAGGAGATTTCTCCCCTGAATTCTGTTTATTTCTTTCAGCAAGATCAAGTCTTTTTCTACCAAAATTAGGACTTTTCTCACCCGTTCTACCAAACATTGGACCTTTTGTACCAAACCAAGAAGACTTTTCTCCTGAATTTTTTCTATTTCTTTCAACAGTATCAAGTCTTTTTCTTCCTCTCATATGATGACTATGTATAAATCTATTTCCTGGTTTAGAATACTGGCCACAATTACATTCGCATAACTTAGGTTCCGGTTTTAATTTTCTTTTTAATTTATTTCGTTCAGCAACATCTGGTCTTTTATTCCCCATTACTCCCCTTTATTTAGTAGGCTTGTCTGTCACCCCATTTAGGCTAAGGATACCATATTCCCCCCCAACTTCTACCTCATGGCCATATCCACGGCCGGCAAAGGCCCAAATTCGCCTTCCAAGGAACTTTATTGGCTTACCTATCCACTCATCAGGGGCTCCATTTAAGTGTTGAACAGAGCCCACGTAAAGCTGGGGTACAGGCTTATCAGTATCTATATGGATTAAATTACCATCCTTGGTTATTTTCTCATCTTCAAAACTCTTTTGTGAGTAAACTGGTCCTGTATCATTTGGGGCCTTTCCTTGCTTGATCCAGGAATCTAATTCTTTCCCATCCCGTGGTTTACCAGATACAGCTTTATCCTGCTCTACTTTTAATGGCTCCATGGGTTTATCCTCTGTATTTCCACCCATCACCGAAATAGAACTCCACTGCTCTTTCTTTTTATTATCTTCTTCACTCAAGAATTTAATTATCTCTTTTGCTCTAGTAGAAGCCCCAACAAAAGCAAACATGGATTCATTCCTTTTCTGTTCAATCAGATTAAGTTTATTCTTAATCTTAATCTGTTCCATCTTGCTTCTATGGGGTAACTCTTCACCCATCTTTTCACGCACAAGATCATTCATCTTCCCAGTGGATTCTCCAAGGGTTTTGGCAAGTTCCTCCAAAGTATGTTTCAACAAATCGGCTTTATTCATTATCTCACTGATTCAATACTTTTCTTGTTAAGATCATTGAGAATTGATTTCAATTCATCATTTTGTTTGGTAAGATTACTATGTTCTTCCTTAACTGATTTAGGCATTTGTTTTCCCTCATAGCGATCTTCTAATTTATTCATCCTATCCTCAACCGATCTTTGTTGAAAAGAAAATCCCATATATTGCTGAGTTTTCTTAACTTCTGAAACCTCCCCTGCCAAAGCATTATGGTCTTTGACAAGAGTATAACGGTGATCCACCCAAAGTAGAATCCCGCTAATAGAAGTCAGTAGAGCTATAATTCCCCCAATAACTGCAAGCTTTTGAGCTAAATTTTCAAACTTAAACATATCATCCTCCTTATGGAGAAGTAACTTTAGGAAGATTTTTTACATAAATTTCATGCTGTCCAGTTACATGACCATGAGGAATATCGCATTCAATAGTCAATAAATGAATTTCCCCAACCTGATCCTCATCAGTATCATTGACTATCCTATTTTCATTTGACGTTACCAAAACACTAACATTAGGAGAAGTAACCACTAAGGAAGTTACAGGACGTATATTTGTTCCTGAAGCTACATCATCAATACGAGTAGTTACATTTGTTGGGGTAACTGGACTCTTATTTTCATCCAAAAATGTGATAGGAATATAACAGAATGTCTTTTCATTTACTTCCAATTTAATCTCCTAGTAATAATCAAAAGAATTTACCGATATGGATTCCTCAAAATGATTTTGATGAATTCTCTCAGCTAAAGATAAAAATTCATCATGGGCCATATCAGCTTTAGCTATATTGCAGGGTCTACAAGAAGAAACACAATTTTCTATAGTATATCCTTTAGTATTATCTACTCTGTCAATTCCATTATAAATAAAATCTCCATTATTAAAATTAGACTTATTTATATTAGATGGCTCTAATCCACAATAATAACAATTCTTTTGAGATAATTCTAAAAATTGTTCAAAAGATAATTCAAATGAAAGATTTCTTTCTTCTGCATGTTTTATATAGGATCTATAAATAGTCCTTTTAGCGGCTTCCCCAAAAGGAAGAGTATGATTATCATGATTGAAGCAACCACAACTCTTTGTATTTTCAGAAGTTAAACAAATTCCAATAATTATAACTTCTTTTCCACAATCACACTTACAAAGCCATAATGAATGACTATTTTTATTACTTCCTTTTCTCTCAATAACTACTAATCTCCCAAATCTTTTTCCAGTTAAATCTTTAATATTTTTAGGAGATTTGCCTTTACTTCTTATAGCCACTGTTTCCTTACGATAGCATCCACAGCTTTTGGTATTTCCTTTTCTTAAATTATTCCCACTAATTTCTTTTTCATTACCACAATCACATTTACATAGCCATAATGCATAACCAAATTTAGTTCCAACTCTTTTAATTACTGTTAAATATCCAAATCTCTTCCCCATTAAATCAATAATTGATTTACCCATATTTCTCCTTTAATATAAATAGTTTATGTGCTCTGACCGGCTAATTCGAAGGTCACGCTTGTTTTTGTAGCCACATCAGCAGAGGATAATGCAAGAGACATCCATATTCCCTGAGCAGCCCCAGGACTAAGATTTTGGGAGTTAGCCACATTTTTAGTGGTAACATTAATAGTCTCAGAAGGAGCGGTCAATCTATTAGTTACAGAATCACTACCATCTAGGGAACTTTCTAATCCAAAAGCTATTCTACCATTAGGATCTACTCCAATTCGGTTAGTTAATTGAGCAACCGTAGCCAAAGTTAAAGCCAAACTCCCATGAGTATTCTTGATAAAGAATTTTTCATAATAAGTCTTGCTTCCTACAGAAGGGGCTGCGGCATTGTAGAAAGGTCTCCTAACTGTAATGATTCCTGGCTCCATAGTTATAAGGATTGCCCCTCCTGTAGTTTTCGTGATTGTAATTGTTCCTGCTGCAGGTGAAAGAAGTTGTACCTTCAATATCCGCTCAAGTGTAACAATTAAAGGTATTGGAGTAATACCCATTAAAGTTGTACTACCAGTAATTATGACACCCGATACATCTCTTCCCCAGTAATAGAAACCCATTGTATCTCCAGGATCAGATGAAACTACTGTAATACCATCAGGAGCAGAGATATCAGTAAAATCAATCTTAGTTGTCAGATCAATAGCCCCACCTTGGGGAGATCCAGAATCAGTTTCCTGCATATTTGCAGAACCATAATCTTTAAGGTCTGTAGGTGCAACTGACATTTTAATCCTCCTAATTAACTTTCAAAATCTTCTTTAGGAATTTTTATTGTATGAAATTCAATATTTGGAATTTCCCCTTCCCTGAAAACAATCTGTGAAGATTTAGTAGAAAAATCAACAACAGGTACTTTTTCTGAAAAAATAAATGTTGGGAAAGACAAAGCCCCAAAAACAATCTCAAGGCTAGTGGGACTCTTTCCAGGTAACTCTATTGGTATATTGTAATCATACCGTATTTTCTGTTCAAAGTCAATAGGTAAATAGGCAGAAAAATTAACAGATTTTAATATATCTACAGGAGCTAAAAACAATTCAGAAACAGTAGAAAGTGACCATGAAACAGGAATAATTATGTCCTTAAATATTCCTTTTAAATACTCAATACCAATTACTTGATCTTTCCTAATTCCCTTTAAAAATTCTAAGGTTATAGAATAATTCTGATTTAATCCCAATAAATATTCTACTGGAATAGACCTATCTTTTCTAACTGTTACACTAAAATCAATAGGAATAATTATATCTTCTTTAACATAAATACTGAAATCTATTGGAATAATTATATCTTCTTTAACATAAATACTGAAATCTATTGGAATAATTATGTCTTTAAGAATAGGAATTATAAAATCAAGTGGAATAATAAAGTCTTGTAATACTTGTTGAATTCCTATCTTCCACTCTACAGGTATATCAATATTTTGAGATAGAGACTTACCAAAATCAAAAGGAATAATTAATCCTTCCTGAATATTCACTCCAAACTCAAAGGGAATAGAGATATCCTGAAACAGATCTTTCCCAAAGTCAAAAGGAATAGCTCTATCCTCAGCAATAGAAATAACATAGTCAAGAGGAATACTTTTATCCTCTGCTATTCCCTTACTAATTTCAATTGGAAAAATAAGATCCTGAAATAACCTTTTCCCGAAGTCAAAAGGAATAGATATGTCTTCTGCTATCCCCTTCTCAAATTCAATAGGGATACTAGCATCCTGGAAAATAAATAACCCAAACTCTATAGGAATAGGTACAGATTGATTCAGGAGTAAACCAAATTCCACCGGAATAGATCTACTTTCTGTGATTCCTTTCTCAAATTCAACAGGAATGGAAACATCCTCTGCCACTCCTTTTTCAAATTCGATAGGGATAATTTTATTCTGTAAAATAGCCTTCTCAAACTCAACAGGAATTTGCCGATCATCCATAATGGACACTCTAAAATCAAAGGGAGTAGTTATATCCTCAATTACCTGGACTTGACCTTGAAAATTTCCTTCAATTTGATCTGCGTAGATTGAAGAATAAATTTTATCCTCCTTTTATCCTTAAATAATCAATTGCTCTTTGTAATATTTCTATATTATCTTGAGCAAATCCTAACATCTTATTGTGCCTATCACAAAGTAAACCACGAATTTTTCCTGTAACATGATCATGATCTATACTTAAAAATTTATCATTATCAGGAGCATTACCACAGATAATACAGACACCATGTTGCTTTTCAAGAATTTTATTATAATCGTCAAGAGTAATTCCATAACGTAACTTAAAATTTATATTTCTATAAATTTCTGGATTCTCTTGATAATATTTTTTATTGTATTCCTTAAACTTATCTTTATTATTTTGATAATGTTTCTTATTACTTTTACTAGCAGATTTTTTATGCTTTTCTGGATTTTGTTCAATCCACTTCTTAGTTCCTTTCTTTTCACAGATTTTACACCAAGATCTGCAGCCATCTTTACTTCTTTTATCTTTGTAAAACTCTGTTAAATCTTTTTCTTTTTTACATTTTGAACATTCCTTCATTTTTTATCCTCAAGGTCAACCATAAAGAGCAGAGTCTTGAGTTGCATTGGAGTAAAACTAACCCTTTCCAGCAAGTCCTGAGCAATAGTCAAGTGTTCAATTTCCACATTCATCTTAAGCAACTCACCCAATTCTTTCAGGTAAGAGGATTTGGTTCCCTCATCTTTGTAAGTATAGATTTGCTGTTTGGTTAAATGGTCAATAGCTGTAATGGGTTGTCCAGGCATAATGGTATTTTTTACTTTGGTAACAGGATCTTCAACAACAATAGGTTCCTTACCATCATTATGAAGAGCATGGGTCTTAACCAGTTTCTGCCGAATTTCAGTCAAGATTTTCAATTCCCTTTCTATTTCCTTAGTCAACTTGGCTAAGGCATAGGAAATCTTAAAGGGAAGATCCTTGCCCATAATACCACCTAAGGCAATACCTACCTGCTCCACTTCTCCCGCTGTTAACGTAGTTTTACTCATATTACACCCTCCTTTTTATTTTGGCCTAAGCCAATTTATATTTTAAAATCTCCTTTTATTTAATTCGAAGTTTCGCCAGTTCGTTTTAACTTATTGGGAAAAAAACCTGCCCCTTTACATATGTTGTATTTGTACTTGCCGACCAATTTCCGCTTTGTGTCAAATCTGTGAATAAGGATATGACCGTTGCGCCGTTGGTCACCAAACCGCACGCCATACTCCAAGTTCCTTGATACTTTCCATACATAAAGGGTGCATCTCCTGAACACGTTTTTGATGCTGGAATAGCAATTTGTAACGCTGTGTTCAGACTTCCTCCTACAGTAGTGGTGTTTAAAAAAAATCTAACTTGCATTGTCTTGCCAATAATACAATACGAATATGTCTCCACATCACCAGAGTCAACCCCCCAGGTCATAGAACCATTGCCAGTAAAGTTTGCTGCATTGTATGATGGAGTTGTCCAGTCTGTGTAAGCAATGGTAGATAGAACACCGGCAGAAGCAAGTATAATTCCAGAAAATCCTGTTAGTGTGAGGCCAGCATACGTCGGAGAAGAGGCTTGCTTTACTGCCTGATCTAAATAATCAGCAGATATCTCTTGTTTACTGGCATTCGTTAAGATTGCCTGCGAAGCCGTCAAATTTTGTGGAAGAAGTGTGCCTGTTTTCATAAGTTTCGAAGGTCCATTATTGTTTCTTTTACTGAGCCTGTTTTATATTGCATCTTTTACTCCTTGATAAATCCTTCCGGATGTTCACCGGTTTGTTATTATGTTTCATAAAATAGTATTAAAACTATTTCATGTCCTGTGGTAATGAGTGCGGTTATGTCTGTATAATTTCCACCAACCACATAAAAAACAGCCTGTATATTGGGATTTACAGGAGTTACAATACACCATACAGAAGTGCCAGTATCATTGTATGTCATGAATCCTATGCCTCCATAAATCGTCACACCAAGATTGGCACCATAAATGGTAACAGTGCGTCCTCCCGCATCCAAGCAGAATATATATCAGTAGCGATATCCGCAAACGAAGTTCCTCTTTGCCAAATATCTAAGGCTCCATTTATATCAGTAGCAATAGCCGCAAACGAAGTTCCTCTTTGCCAAATATCTAAGGCTCCATTTATAATGGCATTTGTGTGTCTAAATGGACCTTGTGAACTTAATTCTCCTGTTCTCATAAGTTTCTCCAATCCGTTTTATCTAAACGCCAGATAATTTATTTTGGTACTTCCGGTAGGGGTCCCTGTTCTGGTCCACGTTATTACGAATCCGTCTGCCGTTAATGAGCTAATGAGACCTTGATATGTGGTTTCTGCCGCTTTCAGCAAATAAATTGAAAATGAACTTGCAGAATCAAAACTATCTGCTATAAAAGTTCCAAGGGCTTCAATAACAACGTGAGTTGTTCCATCATCAAAGCCAACAGAAAATTCATCTGGATCAGAACCAGAGGCCACAAAGATTACCATTGAAGGAGAAAAAGACAATCCGGAAACTACTGAAGTGCCTGCTGAACTCATATCTTTAGTGATTTGGCCGATTGCCATTCTCTGAGCAACGGTTAGAGCCGATACTACTCCAGCCGTTCCAAAAAGAAAGCCACCCAGGGAACCAATAGTAAGATCAGTAAGAATTGGATGATTAAATGTTGGACTATCACCCACTCCCAATGCTTGTGGTAATGTTTGAATTGTCCCACCAGCAGAGAGGAAACTAACTTGCCATGTTCCAGTTAATGTTCCATATGAAGTCAAATCCACTGCCAAGGCGGTTGTTGATGTAAAAGTAACATCATCAGGTAAAATTTCTTTACCAGTATTATCAACAATAGTAACAGAACCATATTGAACACCAAGATTATGTGTAACTGTCAATATCCCTGCTGTCAAATTTGCATTAGTGAAAGAGGAAAGATAGTATGGAATCCCCCCACTTACTCCAAGAACCCCTGTTGCACTTGTCGTAACATATCGTATCCCTGTACCAGTAAGTCCAGAAAGAGTTTCTCCAACAAAAGTTGGACTATCTGCTGTATGCAATCCAGTTACATCAGCCTGGGCTATAGCCAAACTGGATTTAAAAGTAGCATAGGATACACTGACAAGATTTTGTGATCCATCAGTAACAACAGGAAGAGAGGCAGTTAATCCAGGAATGTTAACAAGACCACTACCAGATATTGACATCTGGGTAGTCATTGTCTGTAAAGTTTTTCCACTCCCAAGAGTAGTTCCTATTTGGAAATAAATATACTCTACTGCTGATCCAGTTCCTAATCCAGCCTGGAGAGTTAAATTACCCCCTACTACGTTATTAACAGAGGTCCCTGCAACAGTGCCACCAGCAGCAATGATTAAATTCCTACCTACCACATCAGTAGCAGTATTTTCTATCCAAATTTCCCTTGCAGCACCATTACCTAAACTTATATCACAAGTAGGAGAAGTAGTCAATATTCCTACCCTATGATGAGTAGAGTCCACATAAAGGGTATTGGTATCAATTGTCAGTCCTAAAAAGGCTGGACTTGAACCTGTTGTCAATCCTGATATATCAGCTTGAGCAAGAGACAAACTTGACTTGAATGTGGCATAAGAAACACTTGCTAAATTCTTAGATGCATCAGTTACTACTGGCTCAGAAGCTGTAAGACCTGATAGATTTAATCCTGCTATAGAAAGTGAAAGAGTAGCAGGAAAATCTGCATTTACTAATGAACGAAATGTTGGAGCGACTGCTCCTGTATAAAGATATAACTCACTTATTCCAGTATAACCTGCATCCCCATTATTTAATGTAATATTAAATTGGAAATATCTATATGCTGTTACATTAGAAGGACAACTATAAGTTTTCTTCTGCCCAGCAGACCAAGCCGTTATACCTGTTTGCGAGTCAAAAGTGGTCCAAGAATCACCAACATTAACCTTTCCCCGTAACTGCCAATCTTTAGGAGCACGTGTTGTTGAGTCAATACTATTTATCTGTACTGCATAACTAGTAATAACATATAAATTTCCTAGACCCATATCAATATTAACATATCCAGTAGCAGCATTTGCCAACCAATAATTGGTTGTTCCCGTTACACCATCAAAAGCCATGTAATAGTCTGTTCCCGAATTATATTTGGTTGATCCACTTGCCGCATAGGGAACTGGAAGATCATTGGTAGTCATATTATGAGGAACATAATCTACCAATGTTGTAGGTCCAGAAAATATAACATTTGGTACTTGATGATTAATATCTAATTGCTGCGTTAATAATGACAAAAGGTTAGTGCTCAAATCTGTAGTTAAAGTAACAGCAGCATGAGAGGCAGTTACCGCAGCAGAAATTTGGGCATCTGTATTGGTTCCAGAAGCAAGGTTCTTAGAACCATCAGTTACCACCACTTTTGAAGCGGTCAAACCGGAAAGATTCAGGCCAGTAAAGGTAGGAGAATCACCTGTTCCCAAACCAGAAATATCTGCTTTGGAAAGGGATAGATTAGATTTGAAAGTAGCATAAGTAACAGAAACTAAATTTTTTGATCCATCGGAAACAACAGGGACAGAGGCAGTTAAGGTAGAAACGGTTATAGCTGCAAAAGAAGGAGAATCCCCAGACCCATACCTAAGATTGATTGCCGTTTCTAACTCAGTTACTTTACCCGCCGTCAGAACCAAAGCTATATTGTCACCAGAATTCCAAGCTTTGTCTATAGTGCTTTCTTGTGCTCTAACAATAGTAAAAGTATCCACAGATCTGGAAGTTACTTCTATAATTTCCCTAGAAGAATCCTGACTGGGTGTACTCAGAGATTGATTCCATAATACACACATAAAATTACCAGTAGCAGGAAATCTAGATCCCTGTCCTGAAGCAACTGTCAATAGAGTAGCACCAGAAGCTACCCCACTAAATAGAGTAGAAAATGAAAAATTTTGATTAAGTAAGAAAGTAGTTATCATTCTATTTTATCTACCTTTATATAATGAATCTTTCCTAATTTATCAATAATTCTTTTTCTATTTTTAGTTGGGGCTGTTTTTCCTTTAAGACCTTTATTCCATGGTACTCCCCCCTTTTTAAACCTATAAATATTTTTCGCTTTCTTGGCTGATTCAATTTTTCTATTTCTTGTTTCTTCTGAATCTTTTTTTCCTTTATGCCATTTACTATGTTTCATTCTAGTTTCTATAGAAGGATTTATAGCCCCCTCTCCACCATCAGTCAAGTTATATCCGTTAGGAGATTTAGTATTCAAAGTCTTTATCCAATAAATTTCTTTTTCAATCAATATTTCTTTTGTTTCAGAAGTATCAATAATAGAAAATTCAAATGACTGAAAACCATATTTTCTAATAGCACAATGAAGTAAAAAGTTAGACCCTCCTTTAGAACTGGATAAGTGCTCAGTAATCCTTTTTTCTAAGGAATTTGTAGTCATTCCAATATAACATTTCCCATTAATTTTATTTGTTATCTTATAAACTATCATTTTATTGACTATATATGAAATCAAACAGGTTAGGGGGTGGATTTATCCCAAGCCTCTTGAATCTTCGATATTTCCTATTCCATTTATCCGCTATCCTGTTTTGTTTGTCAATATACTCTTGAAGCTTATTTTCTTCATTAAAATCCATAGAAATATTTATATCTTTAACAACTTTTACAGTTATTGCATTTTCTGCACTAACTTGAAGTTCCTTTTTAGGAATTATACACTTAACACACCGTGTACGGGAAAGAGACCCTGTTTCAAAGACTTTACCACATTTACAAAGAACTTTCCTTAATGGTAGACTTTTCTTATTTTCCATCTCTAACAATCTTATTTTATTACTACAAGATGAGCACCATTTCGCATGGCCACTACCAGCCCCAAATGGATTACCACAATCCTCACAGATATTGATACAGGAATACCCTTTTATTTCCCTCAACATCCTTTCCTGAAGTGTAAGAGTTTCTTTTCTTTCTATACAAGATAGGCAATTTTTTTGATTACGTATAGGATTAAACAGACTATGGCAAGTCTTACAAGCCTTCTTAGACAAGATTCCTCCTGAATATTTAGATTTTTTTGGATGAGACTTTTTTAGGTTTCTTACTCTTTAATCCCTTACATTTATTATCAGCAATCTTAACAGGATATGAAGGACCAAGATCATATCCAGGAAATCCCTGTTCAACCAATCTTAGGAAATCCTTAGATTTTGACATAATTACACTTTTGCCTGTAGCATTTTAATCAATTCTTCCAAAACGTATTGACTTTTGTAAGGCATCTTAGATTTGACATTCTCAACCGCTTTGTTAATCTTCATAGCAGTATCATATGCTAGTTTATCAGCAATAGCATCAAGTTCAGGGTACTTTTCAATACCTGGAGAAGGTACACTATACCCCCCCTTCGGATTACCCTCTGGCTCTTTCTCAAACAGACTCATAACTTGTTTAGATTTGTTCATAAAGTTCTCCTCTCAAAATTATAAAATAGAACTGTTCACCCGTTCAGTATTTAGTGAACTTACCCATTCTGGTGGACAATCAGGCACCCTCCTACCGGCCTCTAAACCATTCATAAATACCCATAATTATTACAAAAAAAGTGATAGAAGAAAAAGCCAAATAGGGATCAGGATTACTTTTCTTCTTAAGAGATTTATCTTCTTTAAGTTTTAAAAAAATCTTTCCAATTGCTTCCTCTGTGTAAACCATTACAACCTCCAGTTATTCTGCATCTAAAGCCATAATTTTTCCAGCGGGTGAAAGACCCTTCTCCTTACTCTTAGCCCCTAATTTCTTTCTCAACTTGACCATGGCAGAATCTCGAATCTGAGATATTCTACCTTCTGACTTATTCATCTCAGCCGCTATTTCAGTAGCATCCCAATCTTGTAATAGCAGGGAAATAACCTTCTTTTCATCCTCAGGCAATTCATTAACCGCTTTCTGCAGAGCATCTTTGGAAACCCCAGTATTAAGAAGATCAAAAACATCAAATTCTGGTTCCCGATCTGTATCAGGGTAGGAAGCAACATTCTTATCAATAAAATCATAGTAAGCATCTATATCCATACCCATAGCCTTGGCTACTTCTTCGTCATCGGGCTTTCGGCCAAGCTCATGGCTAAGTCTCTGAATTGTTCTTTCATATTCTTTAATCTTATCTCTCATATCCCTAGACGCTGGATCTTCAGCCCTAAGCTCATCCCCTATGGCCCCTCTAATTCTTCTTTCAGCATAAGTCTTAAATAGTACCCCTCTACTAGGATCAAATTTTCTGGCTGCCTGGACTAATCCCTCTCTCCCTGCAGAATAGAGATCATTCCTATCTACGTTACTTGGCAGAGATTGGGCCATAGAATTGGCAATAGTCTTTACCATATTTATATGACTATTAATCAAATCATTCTGTTGATCCAAAGTCAAAATCTCTTCCAATAATTTCAAAATATTCTGAGACTTATCCATAAAATTCTCCCCATGATTTAATAACTTAAATTAAGACAGGTTATCTCTTTCCTAATTTTGAAGCCAGGCCACCACAGAAAGCCCCGGGGTCATCCATCTTGCCCTTCATCTTAGCAATACAGGCTGAAACTTTATGCTTATGATCCCCTGTCAGAGAACCCCAAAAAGATTTCAGAGAATCCTTCGTCCATCCTTTGGGTAAATTTGACCATTTGTCTTCAGACAGCTTTACACTAATTACTCCCTTTTCTTCCTTAAATTCTAATTTCTCAAATACTTCATCCAGATCATTTCCACCCATAAACTCACCTACTCTTTTCATTAGTTCCATTAATTCTTTTGATTTAGTCATTTTAATTATCCTCTCTTAAAATTAAGATAGGGATCTGGCAAGCCAGATCCCTATCTGATTAAAATCATTACTGAATTTAGATATAAGCTATGAGACAATTAAAACCCGGAATTCCCCTTCCCAAGAGAAACCGTACTTCGAGACCCCGAAGTTACTTACACATATTGGACAGTCACTTAAATGGACTTGCCTGGACACCCCTCAAACAATTTAATTCCCATTCAGATTTGGCTAACCTAGCCTTAGCAGAACCCTCAGAAAATCTAAGATTCTTATTTTCATTCCTGTAAACTATGTAACCACAGATAAAACCAATGCACAACCCAGAAATAAATAAAAACATGTTACCCCCCAAACAAGCTATTTAATTTCTTGGATAAACTTTCCTTCTTATCCACAGGCTTAAGTTGATCTTTAGCATCTACATCCATTCTCTCATCGTCATGCTCTTTCTGTCCACCCACTTTGCTTACCGCAGATTTGGGCACCTGGACAGTCCCAATTGTTATCCCGGCCATGGGGGATTCGGCCACATCAATAGAATCATCGGCCACTCTAACCACTACAGGTTTATTGTCAGATTTTTTTAGAATCTGCTTAATTAAATTTAATTGTGGCTCTGGAAGATTTTTTAATGCACTCATATTTATTTTAACTTCGTCACCTTTTCTAAACTCATTTTCCTTTTTTTGTTCAAAAAGTTTCATAATTTTATGTGACTGATTCATTATAACCTCCTTATACACCTAGAAATTTAGAATCATATATACCATTAAGTATTTTGAATTGAGTCTCCCAAAATCCTCTATTAGCATTCACCCTAGAATTATCACTTTTGCATAATAAAACAAAATTTTCTTCAACATTATTTGTTTTATCATAATCAATATGATGAGGAATATTAGCCCACTCTTCACAAAGAACACAAGTATGATTAAATTTTTCTCTAATTTTGTTTTTAAGCTTATCATTAAATTCGGGAGAATAAGGCAAGAAAGAATTTCCACCACTCCAAGCTGGATTTAATTCACCTACTCTACCAAACATGGGATTCCTATTACCCATTTTAGATTCACTCAATAATTTAATAGTTTCTTTGGAATGATGCATTCCCCAATTATAACTATTTTCTCCACAGTATTTCCCTATTTTTGCCTCACTTATTTTTTCACTTGTTTCTTTAGTAACCAAATGACCCATTAATGACTCACTTATACTATTTTTATGATCTTCAGACATTGGACCTAATTTTATCCCTATCTTTGCCTCACTCAAACTTTTTTTATGATCATCTGATTTAGGTTTCCCTTCTAAGGACTTACTAATTCTATTATTCTGCTCTTCAGAATTAGGTTTTCCTTTCTTTGCTTTACTTATATTCCTTCCATGATCCTCTGTCCTTACATATATTCCTTTTGGCATTTATCTCTCTTTAATCCAATCTTATTTTTCTTGAAATCTTTTCTTCTGGTTTAACTGCAGGGGCATCCTTGGGTTGAAATCCTTGGCATCTTCCATCTTCCCCAAGCTTAGCCAAACTTGGAACATAACATTTACCCCCAACACTCCATTGACAATCCGCTTTACAATCTATTTGTTCCCAATCCCTGGATACTGGATATCCAGAATGATGAGGCATAATTCCCTGCCACATTTCACCTGATATTTTATTAAATTCTCCAGGTGTAGCATTAGGATTAGAAGGATTATCCACCATATCAAAAGGAGCAAGATTCCCTAATCTGCTAAGACTCATTTCCTTTTTCTCCTTACTAGAATGATCTATACTTGTACCATCATAATATTTATGATGTAACACTAAATCACTAATAGGAATCTTTGAAGGTACAAACCCCATGTGTCTCTCTATAACCCCGTTGCCACCACATGCTTCACAATCATTGGTATTTATCCATCCACGGCACACAGGGCAAAGATCAAATTTCCTAGCCCTCATCATAGGCTTTCCAGTAATGGGATCAAAGTAATGTTCTACTCTTTCCATTGATTGCCTTTATTTAATTCTTTAAGGGCATCTCTTACCCACATCTTATTAGTCATTAATCTATTAATACATTCATCTCTAAGAGATTCCAGAAAAAGGGTACATTCATTACCCTCCAGGGAATCCAACAGGATCTTGGCCGATTCCTTTAAATCAACCGGAGGAAGTTCAGGAGCTACAGCTATTAACTCAAAATCCTTATGATTTTCAAATAGGAAAACATATCCACATGTTTGATGATTAAGCCAAAAAGGATTCTTCAATCTAGTCTCACCTTTCTTCTTAATCAGGTAAGGGACAATTTTGAGGCAGGGCATACTCCATTGGGAACACATCATACCTGCCGTGATTTTCTGCTAATCTACAGATAAACCTAAATGTGACATACATGGTCACACCTGTACTACCACCCATATTTTCTACCGGAATTTTGGTAAAAAAAGGACAGTTATTACAAAATACTATCTCAGGCATTTTTTTCATCTTTTACTAAACTCCTTAAATCCATAATCTCAGGAAAGTCACATATTGATTTTTTAGCATCCCTTTCCATCTCTTCTTTGAGCACAATGGCATGAGCACAAATATAAACCACAGCATCAAGACATTCGGCCAAGGCCCCTTCCTTATCCCCCCTGGATTCCAGAACAACAGATTCAACCAATTTCTTTACCGCTTGCCCTCTCTGGAAACCAAGCTTTAATCTTTCAATCCAAAAGATAATCTGATCCTTAAATATTTCCCCTGAAGGTGCATGACGGTCTTTCCCCTTACTTGTCTGAGCACGTTCAAGAGCCTCTATCAAAGCATCAGATAAACACTCATACCCTTGCTTTACTTCCATACCTTCCCCCTCTTATTCTTTATTTAGAATTCATTCCCTAAAAGAAATTTAGAATACTTATTAGAATCAGTCATTTTATTCACTCTAATTAATATGCCACTGATAGCACCATTATTAGTAAAACTTACATCCTCATAATTATCAGTCTTAAATTGATTTTCTAAAGGTTTATTTAAATCAATATGATCAAACCCCGCAGGACAATAAGTAACTTGAAGTGCTACAATAGATATCTTAGAACCTTTCTTTACAACAACCATAACAGCATCAACTGTCAGTTCTTTATTTAGAGATTCCAAAAATAACATCCCATTACCATTCGGATACATTTTAGACCCAAGAGTATGGGAAGAGAATTTATGGAAATCAGGAGCACTTTCAGGAAGAGAAATCCTAATACCAATCTCAGGAATTGAGATAATTCTAAATTCTTCCATAACCATCTTGGGAGTTGTTGCACAACCTATTAGCCCAACAAGAGCTAACAATAAAACCAATAGTATTGAAATTCTTTTAAACATAACTATCTCCCTTTGATTTTAATTATACCACACTTTTAGGGTAAAATGCATCTCCTATTCATTGAGGAGTTAACTGGGTCTTGGCCGTATCTCCTGGACCAGGCTGGGAAGCTGGCCATAAATCCTCTTTAGCCCCAACCTTGTAAGAAATACCTTTATCCTTGGCCATTTGAATTAGTTTATCCAAATAATCATATAGATCCGGGATTTCTGGGTTACCAATCAACACGGCAGGAGGAATATTCAATTTCCTCTCTAAATCCCTAACTCTTCCAGCATCCCCATATTCTTTCACAGCTTCCAAAAATTTACTTGATTTGCTCATGAAACCTCCTATTAGAAATATGTCACTGAATATACATTCTTTAGTTTCTCTCCCTTTTTAACAAAGTGAAAAGTCTTAAGAATTTCATCCCTAGACATACCAAATGAAAGCCTTGTATTATAGTGCAAAAATCCAGAGCAGCTATGTTTCTCTAAACCTTGTTCTTCTACTTCTTCATGGCATTTTACACAGATATAGACATTCATTATCTTGCCTGTCTACTTCTCATTTTCCTGAAATATAAATTACTACAATTATGGCAATCTTTACAGTATCCTGTCTCTATACCGCAAGCATAAACAAAATCCCCACCTATCTCTTTTTCCCTTTTTAGCACTTCTACCATAAAACTTTTCTTAGGACACCAATAGGAATTTATATGCCTAACCTTCCACTCATAGAGAGTTTCATCAGGACAATGAGTATAATAACTCATAAAGGTAAGAATTACTGGGATTTTAAAAGATGTCCATTCTTTAACAGTGGAATCAATTAAATCAAGATTTGTAGAAGATACCCGCAATCTAATTGCCATTATGTTTTGTAAGGAATCCCAATCTAATTCTTTGGGAGAATATGAAGGATCTTCCTCATACCGATTAGCTGTAAAAACTACAGGATCAGGAAAGTCAAACCTGGGAATGGAAGTGTTATAGAACTTTCTGGGGTATTTCTTAGTAGATTCAATAACGTATTCCCGATTAAGGTTTGAATCATGGCCACTGTTAACCCTCACTATACCCTTATCCCCTATCTCAAAAAAGTCTGGAAATTGGTCTTCCTCTATCGGGAAATAAAATGCATCTTTTCTATTATAGAAACATTCTGCACACCCCATTGGACAAGGGCCTTTTTGTGGTTTACAGTCAAATATTCCACTACCCTTTAATTTTGGATTTTCAAGCATATTCCTCCCTTTTATACCTTATTTAGATTAGCATATTCCCCAAAATATACTATAGCAGCTTTATTATAAGCTCTTGCAGCATCAATCTTATTTTCATAATATCCAAGATGAATTCTCTTATAATTTACCTTGATATATGAAACCCATTTATTAGCCCATTTTGCCCAGCATACTCCTTTAAAACCTGAAGTATTATTTATCCTTTTAGACTCATTGGCTTTATTTTTCGCATTAGTCGCTTCTCTAATATTTTCACGTTGATTATCCAGTTTATCCTCATTCCAATGATCTACTTGAGGAGACTGTATCCCCATAAGTTTGGCTACTATCTTATGCATAAAGAGTTGATCACCGTTTCCATCTCTTGTTACTTTTCTAGCATAGTAGCCTTTATTCCTAACCTTCATGTAACCCCAACGGAATTTATTAAGGTAGTCATAATCGCAGTCACTTACTTTAGTGAACATTCCATTGGTCAGTTCAATTAACTTCAAATTTCATTACCCCCCCTATCCTTTTTCTGATATTTTTAAACTAAACGTGAAATCTCCTATCGGGTTGCCCACCTAAGGGGACAAAACATGGACATTCCCACATCTTGGCATTTGCCCCACCAAGGGCAGGATTATAAAATGGGCAAGGATGCCCTGGAAGAACCTGGATATTCTTACAGCCAGTTGAACATTCTCCTGTTTCGGTAAAAAACTGACAGTTATTGGATTCGTCACCCCGATGCTGCTCATCAAACTTTTCCATTAATTTCTTAGCCTTACTCATTTTATCCTCCAATATTATAAAATATAAGATATAATCGGAAATAGATTTCCCATTGAACTCTATTTTTATTGACTTTAGTATTACATGATCTACAAAGTAGAACAAAATTATCTTCTTGATTATTCTTTTTATTGTAGTCTATATGATGGGGAATATTAGCCCATTTTTTACATAATTGACAAGTATGATTGAACTTTTTTCTTATATGATTTTTTAGTTCTTTATTAAATTTGAAATCATATGGTTCAAAAGAAATACCACCTTTCCAAACAGGACTAAGCTCACCTCTTCTACCAAACATTGGATTTTTATTACCTATTTGTAATTTATTCATTTCAGAACGAATAGGATTCTTTTTCCCTCTATGAGATTCACTTAATTTCTTCAATATATCCTTAGAGTAGTAATTATTTAGATTAGGACTTTTCTTACCTAAATGTGCATTACTTCTTATTTCTCTTTGTTTTTTTCCTTTTTCTAATCCATAGATTTCTTCATAAGTTTTTCCAAAATTAGGATTATTTTCACCAGTATGGGATTTTTCATTTTTTCTTTTCATTTCTGGGCAAGATTGAACATTTTTACTACAACACCACTTACTATTTTTAAATTGGTATAAAGCGTTTTGTCCACAACCGTAATAACAAAAAATCATAAATATTACCAAGCCTTATGTGCTGCATTCGTCCTGTTATCAGATTTTATCATGACAACATACTGATGCGTTACCACAGGACCAGTAGGCCAAATTTCTTTAGGGAAGTAGACTTTGTTAATTCCTACTTTAAAATTCAATTCTTTTCCTTATCATATAATAACACCAAAGTGGCTTTACTATTACACCCTTTTTACTAAAATGGATATTTTTCTTTAAAAACTTTCATAATTTCCTGTATTCGTTTTACAATTATATCAGGAGTATAGCTTGCTGATGCTGCTACATGATTCACTAATGCATCAATAGCCCCAACAAAATAAGTAGAAGCTTCATCCCGATTTTTAGAGTTTTTGATTAAATCCTCTGTACTACCATAATCCTCAAGCAAACCCAAAACTTTTTTAGCTTTCATATTTTCTCCTATAATCCGTATCGGCCCTTGGTCGCGTTGAAAAGATTGGCAATATAAGCCAAATCTTTGAATGTATTAAAAATAAGAAGCTCTCCAACCGTTCCAGAGAAACCGTATGGAGACACATTCCCAACATGGTAGCGGTTACTATTATGGGCTAAGGAAAAAGTTCCGCTTCCAGTTCCACGCAGATCCCAACTTACTCCATTGATGGATGAATACATGTTAGGATCTGTTAGACCATCAAGCCCAAAAGCAACTGCGTGCCACATACCCAGAGAGGAGTCATGCTCTTCGGTTAAAGTACCAGATATCATAAAGGGATAGTATCTAGTCCAGGTATGTAGCGCAACCTCTAATTCATTTAATTCAAAACCATTACTGTTATCATCAAGAATTAAAACCCTTAGGTTATCTGTGCTGGTTCGATTAAACCACATGAAGAATGTAAATCCAGAAATTGGATCAAGTTGACCAGCAGCATTGGTAAAGGTAACGGTCTGATCGGCGGTTCCGTCTAAGGTAATCCCGTTGGTTACAAATGATCCTCCGTTGTTCGTTCCATTGTTCCCTGCCAAGGAATGATCCACGGCGGTCCCATCCCAATAGGCGTGGTACAGCACGCAGTCTGGACCTACAGGGTAGTAAGGACTTGGTGGAATAAGATTACCTAATATATATGGATTGAATCTCATTTTTAGCTCCCTTTCGGAACTTTAGCATATTTTATCTTAAGCCAGCTAACCCCTATTGCTTGTGCATATTCACCTACTATATACCTAATTAACCTAACTAAGCTAAAAATAACAAGCTCTCCTGGAGCTAAATCAGTTATTGTAAGATCCTCAGAAAGATCAATTACAAATCTGTCATATCGAGCAGGAGTCCCACTAAATACTTTAGTTATTAAAACAGGTGTTCCAAGAGCCCCACTAAGTAAATCACCATCCCCATAAGAAGCCCCAGCAAGGGAAAAAGCTATAATTCCAGCAGCAACAGGTGGGGTAGCATTAGTTATCCAACCCTCAACTTGGAATTTAGGTTTTATATCAGTATCAATGTCATAAGGAACTACCCACTCAAAAAATACATCATTGTTTGCTGCTCCAGAAAAGTCACGATATCTTACACTATTAGTTGAAGTTAATACTGTAACTACTCCAGGTGCAACAGAACCATCAATCGCCCATCCTATAGGAAGAGAATCAATATCATAAACAGGTTGACTCATAGCATACTTGAGGCCACTAGGATTAACCATCTTGGTTAAGCTTGCCCCCGAAGCAGTCTCTTCATTAGAAGCAAAATCAGGAATACGTAAATCCAATGTGTACTTAAGGCCACTTGGATTGACTATCTTAGTTGAACTTGCACCTGAATAAGTTTCATCATTAGTAGCAAAAATGGGAACAGGGGGGAGTAAATCCAATGTATATTTAAGACCACTGGGATTAACAATCTTGGTTAGACTAGCTCCTGAAGCAGTTTCCTCATTAGAAGCAAAATCAGGAACAACAGGAACAGGAGGAAGCCTGTCTAACATGTACTTAAGGTCATTAGGATTAACAATCTTAACTAAACTAGCTCCTGAAGCAGTTTCCTCATTAGTGGCAAAATCGGGAACAACTGGAGGATTAGCATTAATCCACTTATGTTCAACATCATCATAGCTAAGAAGATCATTATTAGCTGGACTAGTTAAATCAACATCAGATAATCCGGCCAAGGATGAAGCATGTACTGGAGGAAGTTCTTCAACAGGAACTAAACCAGTCCCATCTAATTCCGCTACTCCATTTGGAGCACCTTTTTCAGAGACAGGGATTCCTCCCCCAGTAGGTTTAGGAATTACTCTACTCATATATCCTCCTAGACTCTTTACAGAGACTGAATTACAAGTTCAAATAGTATGAGACCTGTAGAATAAACTGCATCATTGTTAGTCACATATATATAAAGTTTATTTGTGGCTGGTAAATCCATGTTGGAGAAATAAGCACCTATGCTTTGGTCATCATACTGTAAATTATTATCAGTGGATTTAAGAAACTCATTCAGTGTTCCAACTAAAGCTTCTATAAATCCTGTCTTGTCAAACAGACTTACATCAAATTTGGTAGAGCCACATGACATTCTCATACCAACAAGTTTGCCTGAATTGGAAGGAATATAGACATTAAGGATTCCAGAAGTTCCCCCACTGGCTGTAACTGCGGGCATGGAATATCTTAGAATATTAATATTTTCAGTGCTTTGAAGCCTTGATTGACTAAGTAATGTAGCATCCATATTTATCTCCTATTCAAAAAATGTATTAATAGATATATTCCTAACACAATGAATATTCCTGGTATTAATGATAAAACAAAGGAAACGGAATTCATTTCCATCTATTCTCCCCTAAATAGAAAAGGTGGAACCCGAAGGAAAAGGAGCAGGTTCGGGAAGGTTTAAACCTGGCTTGGGTTCGGGGGTTCCCAAGCTAAACCTTCGAGTTCCAGAATATTATTTGTTAACCCAAATCCATTTATCCCCCTCTTTTCTTACCTCTCCGTCATCAACAACCTCTTTCCAGGCTTGTCTCAGATTCTTTATCCCATACTTTCTTGCCAACCGTTTTCCAGGGGTAAGAATGTCATCAATATAGGACTGCTCAGCACCACCACCTGAGGTAAGATTCCAGAATAATCCCCTGGCCAATTCTACAGGGCTTTTGTTACTCTTGAACATGCCCGCAATGTCTGCATAGCTTTCCCCGATTAATTTAATGAAATCATTGGATTTACTCATGCTTCCCCAACAATGTTAAACCCATAAATGGACTCTTCAGTTCCATCCTCAAGTTCTACATCGGAAACATCCAGGGTTCCCTGTACTGCGTCATCCAATAGCTTTACCTTTGTTTCATTGTTTATCCAGTTAGCGGCGGGATAGCTATCTTTCACACCTGAGGCAGTGGGCTTAACATAAACATAAGTTCCCTTGGAATAGAATTTGTCATCCAGGTAATCATCCTCTTCTTCCACAAGACCAATTATTTCTTTCGCTCTACTCATATGAAAATCCTCCATTTCTATTTTGATATGCTCTTTCTTTTTCTTATTAATCATAGAATTTCTTTTCTTAATTTGGTCTGCAGTAAATGATTTTCCCATTGTTATTTCCCCCTATGTCTCGATGGAATAATGGCTCTATTTGCCACCACTTTTTGAGCATAAGCATTAGCCTTGGATTTATTCTTTGTAACCATAAGGACATCATCTGGGTCCAGGCCACCACGGGCTTGAAGCATCATTTCTCCAATTCTGCTTTCAAATAAAATATCCCCCAATTCGGATACCTCAGTAGGAGCAGTAACAACCCACACCTTTCCTATTTCATCATTAATACCATCAAGGGCATTTTCATTAAGAATATCCAATACTTTCTTAGCTTTCATGGCTTCCTCCTACGGTATTTATATAAGCATTTATTTTGGCAATAGCGTCATCAACACTCTTGACTCTTGTTTTACGGAACTTAGGCAGGTTGTATTGTCGGGAAAATTGTTCCAAGGAACCATCTACATTGTAGTGGAACATGCAATACCTGGAATTCTGCAGGATGCCATTTTTCCACTCTTCCTTTGGGTCCAGGGACAAAGTAATCATAATGGAAGTACGCTCTATCCCACCCAAAGTGCTTTTGTAGATATTCTTATGAGGGGCCTGAATTCCATCCTTAAGCTTTTGAATTACAGCATCTGCTTCGGCGGGAACAAAAGTTTCCACTCTTGTTATATCAACACGTGATCCAAACCTATCCACATTAATGTCTGGATCAATTAATTCAATAAGTTGTTTGGCTTTATTCATTTCTTGCTACCCCAATATGCATTAGCTACATGATCTTGAGTAAGCTTAAAATCAGGATAGAACTTTTTTATGGTAATCACACCAGCATGTTTATCCTGATTTAATACAGCATCAGCATCAGGTTTACTAGACAAATCATTGGAAGTTTTCCACTCTCCCCCAAGATTATACATTCCCTTATAATACCCCATTACTTGATGAATCCAATCTTGAATCTTAGGATCTGACAAAGGAGGTTTACTTTTTTCCCATTGGTCAAGCAATTCCTTAACCCTTTGTTTAACATCGTCATCTATATAGGTTTGCTCATTTTATTCCTCTCCTTCTGGCTCTTCAGCTAATTCACCATCAAGCTTAGCACCTATAAATCCCTGATCACTTGAGGTTATGATGATATTCTTATGGCCTTTCAATTCAGGGAACTTTTTGAAATCCTCTTCCCCAAGTTCAAATAACCAGTCAGATCCATTATCCTCATCAGCAAAGCCATTCATGCCAACATCATAGAAATAAGGAACATAATACATTTCCCCTTCAAACTTTCCAGGATTATGAATAATTCCATCCTCACCTACATTATATTCCTTTTTGATTGCGGGTCCTGGATTATCCATGGACATATAATCTTCTTGTTCATTAATTAATTTAATTATTTCTTTTGCCTTACTCATAGTGCCCTCCATTCTTTTTTAATTGGTTTATATTGTATTCTAAATGGCTCTTTTTTAGGATGATCTTTCAATGTTGCCATAGTTGCCGGAATAGCTTCTTTCTTATTCATAAATTATCCTACCATTTTATTCTTATATAATAATATTTTTAACCATTTGAGCCATTTATGACCCATTTATTCCTGTACGGTAACTATCCAACACTCTTAGATGCATTTTCTACAGTCTTGGCATCTTTCCTCCAGGTATCAGCTAAATCAGGGTTAGTATCTTGATACTCTTCTGCATTATCATTACAGATATGGGCTATCATAGCCAAAAGATGATCTAAAGACATTCGTTCAACAAAGGGGGCAAGTCAAGTCAGAATTGGTTTTCTTATCATTTTCCTCTAATAAACTAGCAACCCTTTGTGATCTATTCACGTTTTCTACCATCTCTGCTAATCGCCCATAATCCATTTCATCCTCATGGATATCTTCCTGCTCAACAAAATCCATCAAATCTCTTGCTTTCATATTACTTCCCCTTTGCCCTAAGTTTTTTACTCAAAGCCACAAGTTCATCATATACATCTTGGTCCTGAGGTCGGGCCTTAGCTAACCTTGCATCAATCCAATCAGCTAATTCCTGATCGGGATCTTTGAGATTTTTAGGATCAATAATATAGGTTCCCTGCTCCAACAAGTTCAACATTTTCTTTGCTTTATTCATTGTTTATACCTTTCTGGAACTTTAGTATTTTCAAACTCATCACACCACCCATTTATAATATGAATTTTTAAAACAACTTTGTCAAAATCAGTTTCACCACAAAGGGGGCAAGTCAAGTCAGAATTGGTTTTCTTATCATTTTCCTCTAATAAACTAGCAACCCTTTGTGATCTATTCACGTTTTCTACTTTCCTTTGAAATAATGTATCTGCCCTAACCGTTTGTTGGCCTGTTTCTTACTTGGGTAACAGCCCATATTCTTTCCTTTTTTGGACTTAACACAATATTGGCTACCTTGCTTCCTTATAACCTCATTCCTGATATTCCTATCCTTAATGGCATCTATGGCAGGATCTCTTAATTCAATAAACTTTATTAACTCTCTTGCTCTACTCATATTTACCTCTTTAAATATACCTTGCTTTGGTTGCATTAAAAATACTTGTCACATCCGATTGAATAAGAATTTTCTTCCAAATTCTAAGTTCTCCAATAGTACATGGTCTTGTCTGATAAATAGGTTCTGTTGGATACTGTATATATCCAACCCCAATTGGTCCAGTGCTATTTGCTGCTGGATGTATAGGAACCACTGGAAAAGCCCCTGCCACTCTTATACCATTTACATAAAAATAAATTGCTCCCATAGTAGAACTATAAGTTGATACAATATGATAAAAATTATTAGGTGGAACAGAAACAGAGGAAATAAAATATGTGGAACCACCCAAATCATAGTAATGAATACTAACTAATCTTGCACTTCCACCTCCTCCAAAAAGGATACGTCCTACCCAAAATTTTAATAGCCCAGGAGGACCAGCATCATTAATTCCCTGACTACATAAAACTGGAAAAATTGGTGTAGGATTGTCTGCTGGAATTTTTAACCATCCTTCAACAGAGAAATTATCTGTAAAATTCAGACTAGAAATATTATAAACCCACCTCCCCGTAGTAGACTGCCCATCATTAGTGTGAGTAAAAGAAAAACTACCTGGTCCCAATGGTTCCTGTATCATGTAAGTACCATCATAGGGGGTTGATCCACTGATAGTTACGACCAATCCAGGAGCAATATCAAACCAAGGAGCATCAAGCCAAGCTCTCATAGTACCATCAAGATTATCGGTGAAAAATCTAATACCTCCACCAATACTACCGGAACTATAAGGAATAGTTACACCAGCAGGTGAAGATCCTTGAGAAGAGCCTGATATAACAAGACCATCAGCACCAAAACTAGCTACAGGTGGATCTGAATTAACCAAAATCCCATTATTCCCATAAATAGAATGATCTAGTGCTGTACCATCCCAATAAGCATTGTACAACACACAATCAGAATCCACTGGAAAATATGGACTAATAGCAGGGTTATTAAATCTAAGTTTATCTATTAACATTCTTACCCTTTACTTACTATCAGCCTGGGATAAAACCCCACGCCATACTCCAGCAATCGGATCATAGAAAAAGCAAAGAACATCTATCCCTGAAACCGTTAATGTTGGGGCTGTTCCTCCAGGCCATTTAGGAGTAGGATTAAATGTCTGGACACCTGTACCACCATTCTTAAGAATAAGGGTAAAGGACTTACATATCCCAGAATTAATAACCGTTGGCAAATTCCACATAAATGATCCAGAAACCTCTGCGGTAATAACATTACCTTTAGATAAATCAAGAAATGCTTGGAATGTAACAAGACCAAGATCCTGGACAATCTCACCATAATCCTCAATTGTAGCATTCTGAAGCCCACTAACTTGTTTATTCAAAGGCAAAGCAAGAATCCCTACATCCACATAAGCTTGGAATTCCGATTGGAAAAGCAGATAAAGGTCATCAGGGACATCAATGGCGCAAAATCCCTCAACCGTAAATCTGTCAACTTTAATTTGATCGGGTGAAATATTTTCTACTCTCATTTTAATCCTTCTATTAATTTAAAACAATATCTTCACCGCTCATGAATAAGCGTTTAAGTTCAGCATTCTTCTCTACCTCTTCTTCGGTAGGCTCTTCACTTACATGCCAATCGGGAATGTCCTCCCAATCGCCACCAAATTTTACTACACCCTCATTCGGGAAATAGTCTGCCCACATAGCCACAGGGAAATGTCCAGGTCCTGCAGTATATCCATTAAAGTCAAATACACATATGGAACCATCCTCTGTTTCCCTAATCAATCCTATAATTTTATTTGCTTTTGTCATCCTTAATCTCCTCTATGATAGAACCAATCCCTCTGCAAATCCTTCTGGTTGTATCCTCAACCGCTACGTCTAATTCTTTCTCTGTAACATATCGGTATCGGCATAAATGATCCAAGACAGCTAAAACAAGATGAATAGCCTCATGCCTGGCTGCATCAATAAGGGATTCTTCATTTACTTTATGATCAGCCCAATCAGTAGATATATAAAAATGAGCTATTTTATCATCCTGGAATAAATCCACCCTTGCTTCGCTAGTAATTGGTTTATGTAAGAAAAGAACTTCCCAATCCGTTAACCCAAACCTTACCACCCATTTCATGAACTCTTTACAGGCAAAATCAAAATCCTCTTTAGTTGTTACATTCTTTGGCCCCTTTGTGGCTCCTTTATTCTTTACCATCCTCCCTTACCTATATCCTATAAGTTCCCTGAAATAGGAAAAAGCTGCCTCTCTTGACTGGGTATCGGAAGCCCCAAGCTTTCTATGTTGATTAAGTATGGCATTTATCTTGACATCTGTCTGCAGGGCCAATTTCTTTAAAGCATTAAGGATTTCCATTTCAGCTTCCTTATTCCCTGGATGGTCATAAAGTGCTAAATCTGCTTCAAGCATTTTAGCTAACTCTTCGGCTTTTTTCATATTAATCTCCTCTATATTCAGTTCTATCCTGTTCAAACTTATCAGTAATTCTCTCAAGAAATTCATCCTCAAAATTCTTCTTGATAATATCCTCTATTATTTTGGATGCTTCTGGATCTACTCTTGTTTCCTTACCATCCTCATCTACATATAGGAACCCTGCGGCATAGTTTATACCAATATCATAGCCACCACCACCTGGACCTTCCATAGATGACTTGTAGGGTTTTTCATAATAAGCATCCAGATCCCCCTTGCCCTTAATCGCCATTACATTCATGCCACCGGGAGGATTCAATTCACCTTGTTTGGGAAAGGAAACCACAAAAGTAAACTCTTTATCGTCAACATTGATATCCAATTCCTCTATGGAAAATCCCTTTTCTAACCGCTCAATCATGGTAATCAATTTCTTTACATTAGCCATTTGACTCTCCTACAATCCCAAAAACTTAGGATCATATACTCCATTTAATATTCTAAATTGGGTTTCCCAAAATCCCCTATTAGCATTTACTTTACTATTGTCACCTATACAAAGTAGGACAAAATTTTCTTCCTCATTATTCTTCTTATCATAATCAATATGATGAGGGATATGTTTTCTACCAGCTTCTTCCTCAGTTATACTACATAATATACAAGTATGATTAAATTTTTCTCTGATATGATTTTTTAATTCTTTATTAAAACCAACACCATATGGATAAGAAGAAATTCCACCATGCCAATTTGGAGAATTTTCACCAGTTCTGCCAAAAATTGGATTCTTTTCTCCAATTCTAGCTTTCATTCGTTCAGAAGCAGCCGGATCTTTCTTTCCAAATTTTGGGTGATTTTCGCCAATTTTCTGTCTCATTCTTTCTGATTGACCAGGATTTTTCTTACCTCTTTGCGCCTCACTTTGTCTGTTTAATTCATCTTCAGTATGTTTCCAACCTATTCTTTTCTTATTTAATTCAATAACATCAGGTCGGCTTCTCCCTTTATTTAATACCCCACTATGGCCATGAATAAATTTATGACATTCTTTTCTAACAGGAAGTCCACATTTACCACACCCACAAAGTTCAATCATGGAATTTCTTTTCCAATATTATATTGATCCAAAAATCCAACTGATTTATAAGCCCCTAGAAAACCCGTCATAAACCCGTCAAGGTTTATATAACATAATGAAACCAAGAGGATAGATACCAATATCTGGCCCAGAATTATGGAATAAAATCTGGATTGGATTGGATTCATTTAGATATTCCTGGTTTCTCAGCCCAATAATCAGTATCAGCAAATGGAATATCAAACCACATTTTTCCATCCTTCTCACTCTTAAACTTTTTGACACTATCTTTATTGGCATACCCCGCTATAATCTTTTCAGATTCAGGAGTTAGCAAAGCGTAAAGATCGGATTCATGACTGTCCAACTCTACCCCAGCATCTTTTAATTGCTGTTTGATATCATCTGATTCCACTATTGTAGCCAATCCAAATAATCTTTTTGCTTTATCCATATTATCCTCTCCCTAAATATTTCTGTATTCCTAAAGCAATTGCTGCAGACATCACAGCACGTTTCTCATTCAATCTCTCTTCCTCAACCGGGTTTGATATTACCCCGCATTCGATCAAGACAGCCGGGATCTTGGAATCTTTCAGAACTACAAACCTATCACACCTATAAACCCCATCCTTCTTGTCCACTAACTGGCGTTGCCTACTCTTGGTATTATGGAAGTATAGTCCGGCATCAAATCCTGCTCTGACCAACTCTGACCCAATACACTGGGCCAGTCTCAGACTATCCTTCCATTTTGGATTAATCTTTGAAATGAATATGGAGAATCCTCTTTGTTTCAATACCTTACCAGTAACACCGTCATGATGAATGGATACCAAAGACAATGCTTCTCTATTCGCTATCTTCGGCCTGTCACGTAACTGCTGGTCCTCAATCATTATCAAGGGAATTCCAGAATCCTCCAGCCGGTTCCTAACCCCAAGGGCCACTTCTTCATTATAATAAATCTCCCCAACACCTGATGCACTAATGGCCCCTGGATATTTATAAGTATGCCCTACGTCCAGTGCAACCCATGGTTGCACAACAGAATCGTTGCACAACAGATTTGTTGGCAACAGGATTGTTGGCAAGAGAAATATGATTAAGAATGCTACCCTTATTAATACCTTCATTGCTACGTTAATGCCCTCATTATCTCCTACCCCTTTTAGCATAAGCAGGACCATAAGGACCTACATTAGCCCATGTTTCTTTCTTAAATATATTTGCCCTTGCACCTTTGGCCGGGACACCCCACCCTGCAGGTTTGAATACGTCACCAGTCTCTTTATCTACCAAGGCCCAAGAGGATCTTTGACCATCTCTTGTAGGATTATCACCCTTTATTCCCTGGCCAGTAGAAATGATGTGGACACGCTTAGGCCCCTCTTGAACCTCTAATCTGGAGGGATTGGATTGATCATAATTCTTGGTAAAGTAAGCATCAATCTTACCTTGGCAATCAAAGATAAAATCATGCAAGGCTTGATTGAAATCAGGGGTTGATACTGGATCTTCCTCTACAAGTTTAATTAATTCTTTGGCTTTCATACACTCTCCATTTATGCTTTCTGTAAATCCTTAGCCCAAGCGGTAAGTTCTTGTTTGGTTTGATCTATGATAATCACTGCTGCTTGAGAAACTTTTGTCCCACCCCCACCAGCTTGCTTACCTCCATGGGTTCCTCCTGTCCTGGCGTTATAAACTTGCTTTACCTTTCCAGTGTATCCAGGTTTCCATCCAGGAATTTCGGGGCCATTATACTTAACCTTATCCCCTTGCTTAGGAACATAAGCTTGAGGGGCAGGAGAATTCTGGGCAGCCGGTTGCGGAGGTTGTGGTGCGGGTTCTTGTTCTACAAATTTAACCAATTCTTTTGCTCTATTCATTTTCCCCTCCACCACTTCCAGGTCATCACCATACTTTTCCCTAGCTATCTTTATGGCTTTATCGGCTATAACCCTCTTCTCTTCAGGGGTTGAAGCTCTCTTATATTCATGGTTTAATTTGGCCAAGTAAAGAGCATCACTTAAAGTTACTGAACTACTCTTCCTACGATAAAGATCACTTTGTCCACCTTGAATAAAAAGTAATGGCATAATTACCCCTCAATTATTACAGTATCTTCACCTTCTTGACGATACTTGGTTTTCTCAAAATCAGGAAAGGTCATTCCCTTTTTCTCAGCCCAAGCCTTGACAGCACCGTAAGCAGTCTTAGCCACTGTATCAAACATTGAACCATCCAGGTTTTTAACATGCCAAGTCTTTGTATTCCACATACTTGACCTTGGCTTTGCCTCTACAGCCACTTTACCATGTTCCATAATATATTCAATAGCTTTCATAATTATTTATTCCCTTCTGTGGTTGTAATAATCCCAGCATCATTAAGCATGGCAATGGCATCAAACAAATCCTCAGGCTTATGGTCTATTTCCCCATTGGCAAATGCATCCTCAGCCCAAGACATTATCTGACTCCCGGGAACCATCCTGTCATCGGGATAAAGGATATGAATCTTAAGTTCCTCTTCCTCAACAAATCCTATGATTTCTTTCGCTCTATTCATCTTACCCTTACCTCTCCAACCCCCTCATGAAGTCATCATACTCTTTCTTGAGCCCCACTATCTTCTTGATAATGGATTCAGCAGCATTCAGGTGTCTTTGATTCCGAAACGTATTATTAATCGTTATCGGAGTACCTTCCAACTTAATATCGTAAAGCATCACAGCTTTCTTTTCTTCATTCATATTTCCCCCAAAGTTTATCAATGTGTTATTTTTGCAACATTTTTTAAAGAGAACCGTACGCTTTTTATGCCAAAGGAACCTTTCTTTCTTCGGTATCCCTTACGAAGTGAGGAAGGCATAATCCACTTGTACTTTTCTGAATATTTCTAAGCATTTCAATAGCTTTATCTCCATCAGTCCAAAAATGTCTAGTACCTAAAACATGATCACAAAGATATGTGTAATAGGGCTTAATCCTGAACCTGAGTAATTTCTGCACAAGTTCAAGCATTACCGCTTCATTATCGTTCACTCCTTTAAGCAAAACAGTCTGTGAGCCCAATATGAGCCCATTGTCTGCCATTAAATCAGTGGCCCTTTTGACTTCGGGCGTAAGCTCTGCAGGATGATTAACATGAATGTTAATATACAGTGGAGCAAACCTCTTAAGAATATTGACCAACTTAACTGTAATTCTTTTAGGCTGCACAATGGGAGCCCTGGTTCCGACTCGAATAATTTCAACTGATTCTACCCTCCTTATCTTGGATAATATAGTTTTTAAAACCCCATTTGGTAATATCAGGGGATCTCCACCTGATATGATTACATCCCTTACCTCTTTGTGTTCATTCAAATAATCTACTATCTTATCCACCTCTCCATCGGTAATGATGGACTCTCTTTTCTTGAGCATCCTCCTGCGGGTACAAAATCTACAATTACTAAAGCACAAGTTGGAAGTTATAATCAAAACCCTATCTTTATACTTATGAATACATTTAGGACAGACAATATGATCATCTTCCCCCAAAGGGTCAGGAGAGTCACCAACCAATTCTTCTTGTTCTTCAGGAGAGGGAACAAACTGTCTTGCAACACAAGGTTCTTTTTCCATTAGCTTTTCCAAATAGGGTGTTACTTTATAAGCCGGACTGACTTTATTTTTTCCCATTAGGCAAACTCCATAATAGTTTCTTTTAACTTATTCATATCCCTCAATTCCTTTTCCCAAACTACTAAAGTCTGATAGCCAAATGGTTCAAATACTTTAGCCCGATCTTCTGGATTATCTCCTTTATGCCAATAATCCCCGTAAAGCTCTATGATCTTCTTTTGTCCATTTATATTAATGAAATCAGGACATTTACCCCCAAGAATAACTTGACCATCACCTACATACTTCCATTCTCCAGGATAAAGATCATTAAGTAATTTTTCAAATCTCAATTCAGTTTTGTTTGGACTAACTCCTTTAGCTTTCATTTGTTTCCTTACATATTCATTACTCTTCCAATTCCGTAAACACGCTTGCCTATGTCTTTCTATAGTTTCTTGATTATGTGGTTTTGTTTTTATTCCCTTATTATGTCCTTGCTTCATAGAAATTTCATGATTTTTCATTGGGTTATTAACACTACTCATTCTTTTACTTGCTTTACTTTTTTGATAACAACCACAACTTTTGCTATGACCATTTCTTAAATCTCCACCTTTAATTTCCTTTTCCTTACCACAAACACATTTACACAACCAATAAGAATCTCTACTAGATTTTCTTTCACTTCTTCCAATTACTGTAAGAAAGTTAAAAGTTTTACCTATAAGATTCATAATTTCCTCTTATAGGAATGAAGGGTCTTTGGTAAGGTTACTCTTACCCTTAGAAGGGGTTATCGGCCTTTCCTGGGAACCAAGATTCACCAGTGTAGGTTTCTTACTCTGGACTAATCCAGAACCTCTACATAACAAGCAAGGCCCTGAACCTGTATGCCCTCTACCCTTGCAAGAGGGACAAACACCATTCCCGCAATATTGGATATTCTGCTCATCTTTCTTTTGAGATTTTTCACATAAATCAATTAAATCTTTAGCATTCATTTAAAACTCCTCCTCTTTAGCCTCTCCGCACACCCCACCCTGGAGAATGCAATCAGCCTGTTTCCTGGAAATCCCTGGAGGGATTCCCTGAAATCCAGCTATATGACCATGTTTATCATCAGTAAAATAAAGGATAAACTTCTTATCAGAACTAACCACTGTAGGATATTGACCCATGAGCATCCAATTAGTCCCTGCCTTAAAGGAGGCTCTTGCATCATTGGCCAATACGGATTTGGTATAACCCCATCTTTTCTTGGCCTGTTCCATAGTGGCCGGGGTCATAACCTCATCCTCACAAAATTTAATTAATTCCTTAGCTTTCATTATAACAAACCTTCAGCCTTAAGCAGCTTCTCCTAATTAAAATGATTCATATAAATCCATCTGTTCCAATTCCTGTAACAATTTCTTTGCCTTATCTATACTCTCTCCTAGTTTTCCTAAATGCTTTTGAAATTCTGCCTCAATTGTTTCCTTGGTTACTTCTCCAGTATACCTATAAGACCAATCCCCTGCGGAGCATTCAGCTTCTCCGTCATGAAGACTTTTAATAATCAATTCATGAGGTTTACCAAAACGGGTATCAGGTCTACCACCAATAATTGTAATGGGACCTGACTTGGCCATTAACTTTGAACCCTCTCCTATAGCCTTAATAAATTTTTCTGCTCTATCCATTATAAACTCTTCTTTCCATTTACCCCATCAACAAAGGATTTCAGGGAATAAATATTCGCATTGGATAATCTCTTCTTAATAGTTTCAACATCAATACCAAGAACTTCTGATAGGAAATCTGCTAAGTATTCATCTACCTCTACTCCACCTGGAAGATCGGGCATTGACTTTTCCACTACCTCTATAAGCTTATTTGCTTTATCCATCTATACCTCCGTTGCAACAGATTGACATTTATGCCCTCTTAATATCACCAAAATTGATTTCTCTCATTTGTTCCCTCATAATTGGTTCATTCAAGTATCTACCAGAATTACCGCCCTGGACATAATCATCAAGGCTACCATCCTCCTGGGCTTCCTCTTCTTCCTCATCAGACAAAATAAGTCCAGGAGCATTATCCTCACAATAGTCAATAAACTCATCAATAGCTTCCTGGGAATTATCAGAATTAATTACAAAATTACCACCTTGCATTTGAAGGAGGTAGATATGTTTCCAGAAGGGCTCTCCTCCCATATCATCATTAAATAGGTCATGAGGATTAACTACTTCGGCCTTCATCTCATTACCCCTCTTATCATTAACCATAACTATGACTTTTTCCTCTGCCTCTTTAATTTTATCTTGTTCCACAAAATTGATTAATTTCTTAGCCTTACTCATATTAAACCTCCTTAATCTATTTTTTCATGATTTTTCACCGTCCATATATAGTAATACCCTTTTCGATCATTGACCAGGCTGTTTCGTTGGAAAGCTTATAGAATCATTAAGGAAGTTAGCAACCCGCAGCGTTTTTGCAACAGTAGGGAAAGTGATATAAGAATAGAATATTATTAAGGAATATGAAAAAGAGAAAGTTTAAAAAGTAGCACCAAAATAGGAGTAGGACTAAACTTTTTCTCCTTTTGCCCTAGATACTTCATCCTGATAAAGAGAACTTAAATAAAGTAAATTTGCCTTCTCCAGGCATGAAGGGCATAAGTATAAATCATCATAATCTGAAGTTTCAAATGCCAAAACGATAGTGGAATCAACCCCGCACTCAGAACAAATAAGATTAGTCCAAGAAGCATTACCAATAATTTCATTGACTTCCTGGATACTCTTGGCATTTAACAAGAGATTATAATGAATTTGATGGTCCCCAGCCTTTCCAAAATAACACTTTTCAAAATTACCATCATAGAAATATGCTTTTCTATAATCTTCGGCTATGGTCTTTAATAATTCAGATTGTTTTAGGATTTTCATTTATTTTTTCTCTTTCTCCTGTCTTTTCTTGTAAATCTCATCCCGATAGTGGATAGCCACACAAATATCCCCAAGGAATCTTATATTAAATGTCTTTCGGCCTATTTTAAGCTTCCAGGGCTTATTTGTTTCCAGGGCCTTTACCTGTCTGGGCATCCTTCTTTCCTTCCCATATGCGCTCAATCAGGGCCTTTACTCCCCCATGCTCGTCTATGTCCTTAGCCTTACTCACAACCACAATGGAAAACAGGACTATGGCCAAGAAATAGGCAACAATGAACATAGCCGCTGCCCCTATAATCACTTTAGCTAAGAAGCTAATTCCATTGGATTCCTTTTTCATTTTTTTTCATCCTTGGCTTCAAACTGGCAATCGTCATATACTTCCTGAAAATGACCTAAACAAAGATCCCTGTCACTCTGATTCAGAAAAGCAGCTATTTCTCCCCCTCTGGAAATAATTTTGAATCTCAATCTCTCTTTCATTCCCTTCTTCTCTTTACCAGCAGGGGGCTCAATCCAGGGAGACTCACCTGGATAAAACGTCATACCACCATCTTCTCTTTTCATTACCACCTCCCATTTATCGCTTTATCAATTTTCTTGGCCAAATCTTCTAACCCTTTAGATATTTTAGAAAAACCACCATCAGGTAATAGAGCTTTCCATTTAGATACTTTAGCCAATCTCCTGGTTATTTTCTTTTTCTTTGCCTCAATAACTCTCAAACAATTCTTACACTCAACCCATTTGGGATTACAGGTTGACAATCCAGAACTCCAAATAGAGATCCCGCAAGCGGTATTTGCCTTCCTCTTTCCCAAATCCTTTTTCTCAACATAATGCCACATAATTTCCTTTTCAGTTTTCATATTTACTTCCCATAAATTAGAATGAAGGTCAATACAAGCATGGTAATATGTATCGCCTGATCGAATCCAATTCCCACAAAGAACCAATGGATCTTACCCTTACTGTAGAGTTCACTATTTATTCTTGAAGTGACTCCATCCACAAAAAAATGAAGAAGTCCATTTATCAAAGAGTAAGAGGGGCCCACAAGCAAAAAAGGTAATGCGTAAACAAAAGAGTGATAAGCAAGCCAGTTAAATTCCTTGCTCTTCTTCTTAGCCACTTTATCACTCTGCAGAATGAAGTCAGAAATAAAATGAATCCAAACCAAAAACAGTAATGAAATTATGTCAATCATTTGGTTCCCTTAACTTCTTATATTCCTTTCATTAAAATATTTTTTAAAGCATCACCAACCAATTTACGATCTCTTTCATGACAGCAATTTGGACACTTACAGTTTGGTCCACCAGCTTCAGGGTTCTCTCTCTGAAATCTTTCTAAGCATTGTTCATCTGTTTCATTATCCCTTCTAACAGGAATATGATGTTCTTTTTCGATATGATTAGAAAATTCCTCATCAGTTTGAGGTAAAGATTCTAATTCACTTCCCTTTAATCCTTTATCCATAATGCAATATTTACAAGCTATTCTTTCTTCTGACATAATATCCCCCTAATCATTTGGTTCCACCTTCAATACTGAATAATCAGTAGTTTCTAATTCACGCCTGTCCACGGCGAATTTTAGAGGTTCATTCTCAGCTTCTTCCTCAGTGCAAGGCTCACAGATAAGTTCCTCTTCAACAACACGTTTAATCTTAACTACCCAACTTTTTTGTTTAACTTTTTTAGACATTTTAATCTCCTTTATTTTTCAATAAAAGATACAATTTGAAGTAAATTTCCCACCACTCTCTATTTTTATTCACTTTAGAATTGTGACTTTTACATAATGTAATTGCATTATCAGAAACACAATGCTTTCTTTTATAATCTATATGGTGGACATTATTACCGTATTTAAAACAAAGTTGACAAGTATAATGATCCCTTTCCCTAATTTGAAGCTTAAATTGATTATTAAATTCAGGAGGATAATGTTCATAACTACGTCCATCTATCCAATTTGGGTGTTTTTCACCTTTATGAGATTCACTATTTTTTCTTTTTGAATCCTCTGACTTAGGTATTCCTTTACTCCACTTACCTTTTATATTTCTTTCAGAGAGGGGTGGATTCTTTTTACCAAAAGTTGGACTTATTCTTCCTTTATTAGATTCACTATTTTTTCTTCTAATCTCAGGACAAGATGCCCAATTTTTATTACAGCACCACTTATTATTTTTAAGTTTAAATTTCGCTTCTTGATTACAACCATAATCACAAAAATTGGGTTTTAATCTTGGTATTTTTTTAAATTTCTTTTTACCTTTCTGAGAAAAACCATTTTTCTTTCTAACTTCTGGACAAGATTTATAAGTTATAGAACAACACCATTTATCATTCTTAAATTGATATACTGCTTCTTTTCCGCAACCATAATTACAAATCATACTATCTTATATGAATCTTCCTTTCTTGGGTCTTCTTGCCATTGAACTCTCCTCTCTTTAGAAGCATTACTTCATATCGATCAGGATAATTTATAAACTCATCATGCACACTTTTCTCAGGACTACCTAAAATCCTACCAAATACATCAGTAGATATGATGAAAGATGTTTCTTTTTCCAAGTCAATGACATGCCATTTGTAAATCATTTTAATCAGTCCACCTATCTACTTTCTTTCCTTTATGACAAAAGCATTCCTCTTTTCCCACCCACTTGCAACCCGGAACTGAACATTTCCTACGTAAGGATTCATTCCAGAGTAATCTGCAGTCTTTACAATAGTATTCCCTTATCAGACAATTATCATCATGGTTATGCCCTTCTACTGAAATATATCCCACCAATGTTTTCCATGAATGAGAATATTTGACTTCCTTTCCGCAACCTGGACAATTCATGTTTTCTCCTTTTTCATTATTTTTTCTTTAAGAGTTTCCCTTAATCTCTTGAAAGCCTTAATATCACACCACCACTTGGCTATATCCTTCCTGGCCTCTGGATCATTTGAAAAACAACTCTCTATCTTTCCATGCCACATCCTAAGTCCATTTCTCCAGGAATCAATAGTGGTTTCTTGGTAGTCAATTGCCAGACTCAGGGCTTGGATCTGTCTTCGGATTTGCCTTCTATTCAAATTCAAAATCATGTTTAATCCTTGACATATTTACTTATTTCTGTTAGTACACCCTTACATTCTTCATGGGTAAGACCCCTCTCCCCCCTTACTACGTCTATAAAGAAATTCTTAATATTCCATAAAATCTTTCTTTCGGGATTGCAATCATTATCATGACAGTAATGCTCTGTGTCATCATAGCATCCAGGATCATGACACATCTTTCCGCAAGACATTTAATTCCTCCACTTAGGTTCAAAAGGTTCATATTTCTTCTCAACCTCTTTATTCTTTATAGAAGAAGCAAGAGACTTTAATATTACACAAAGAAGACTCAAGAAGAAATAGACCATTCCAAGAATAAATAATGGATAGAGTAAAAACATCAAAAGTTTAAAACTATTATCATCCACTAACAGTTACCCCCCTTATCACCTTCTGGAAAGGAACCCTCCTCAGGATTGAATCCCAAGTCAATCTGTTCTCCAGCCTCTTCCTCTTGGTTAGCCTCTTCGATGCATTTATTAAGATTTTCCACGGCAATTCCAATCTTAATTTGTTTATAAATGTCTGGATTTTGTCTAAACAATTCACTAATCAGCATGGCCACTACTTGGGAATTCCCATAAGCAAACATTACAATCTTTACTTCTTCAGACATATCTTGTGGCTCTTTATCATTATGTAAGCTGGAACAAATCATTAAGTGGCCAAATCCCGCCCTCATAATTTCTACACCCAAAGCTTCTACTTTCTTTCTTGCTTCGTCAAAATCCATATTTACCTCCAGTTATTTAATCACCTTTATACCTATCTTCCTCTTCGGCATTTACCAATTTTTTCTTTACTTCTTTTTCAGCAGCTTCTCTGTTCCAACCAATGTCAACTAGCTTCTGAATCATTTCAGCTTCAGTGGAATCAATTAGAGTGTCAGCGTCTTTCATGTGTTACCTCCTTCCTTAGATATCATATGCATTTTGATAGCCTCTAGCTGGCTCATTTTTTCAAACAGCATATCCCAAGCTCTTTGATTGTAATTGAGAATAGTCAAAATCATATTGACTACCTCTGCATCATTGGCAAACATCCTGAGACACATCATTTTATTTGCCCTATGAATTCCCACAATCAAATGCCTAACATCATCAGCCTGTAAAACTTCAGACAAAGCCTTGATTTTCTCATTCATTTCTTCATCGGTCATTGGCATTTTATTCTCCATTTATCTTGTATGCATTCTCTTTTATCTTAACTTCATCTATAATTCTTATTTTAATCCCCACCCCATCAAGTAAATCTTTTGATTTAATTCCTATAGATTGGTATTCTCGATCTTCAATTATAACTATTTCTTTTATTCCAGCTTGAATAATATCAATGGAACAATTTTTACATGGTATACAAAAATTTCCATACAAAGTAGACTGATCAGTACATCTACCCTCTCTTGCAGCAAAAGTAATAGCATTAGACTCAGCATGAGCAGCGGGGCAAAATTCTAGCCCTTCCCCACTTTTGTAACCCATTAGTCTTCGGCTACATATTTCTTCCTGATTTGGATTTCTCAAATTGCAATGAGGAAATCCAATAGGAGGTCCATTTCTTCCTATACTCACAATATAAGGGACATTAAACTCATCCCGATTAACAATCACAGCACCATACTTTTGACTAAAACAAGATGAATTTCGTCCATAATATTCAGCCACCCTCATAAAATGAGAGTCCCAGTATTCAACAGGAAAAATCATATCTCTTTGTTCTCCATTATCAAATGTAACCCTTGCATGACAGTTAGAACAAAGTGTTCTCAAATTTGAGGAAGTATTAAATGGTTTACACAATTCATGCATTTCCAAAACTCTAAAATCCCACTCTCCACATAATGAACAACTAAACATATCTCGTTCAAATGCCTTTAATCCCTCTATTCCATATTTCTTTTGAATCCTTCTAAATTTATATTCTAAAAGAAGGTCCTTTTTATAACCCCCAATTTCCTCTTGTCTTTTTTGATTTGATTTTTCACGATAGATTCTTCCCTGATTACTCATGTAATCTCTATAATAATCCCTATGATATAACTTTCTTTTCTCTAAATTCTTATATGGCATATTTATCCCAATCAGTCATCAATCCATTCTTACCTTTCTTGTTATTTTCTCTTTTCCCTCTTCAGAATTAAGCCCTAATTCTTTACTTGCCATTTTATCTCTCCATGCCTTACACTGTTCAGGATTAGCAAAACAAGGTAGCGGGGATTCATCTGATAATGCATAAGGACAATCATAACCAGCTACGGGGCATTTATTCACTTTATCCCTCTCTTGATTATATCCTTGGAACTCACTAAGGTAGCTCCCAACTTAATGGCTTTCATACGCATGGTTCCCCATATATCATAATGAGGATGCTTACCCTTACCTTCTTGAAACCAAAATTTTTGCAATCCCATCTTCTTGGCAAACTCATGAAGTTCCTCCAGAGAGGTATCACTAACAAGATGACCTATTTTATCCAAAAGAATCATTCTTTTCTCTCTGCAGGGGGGAAACTTCGGGTAATAAAAAGAGCATGGCGATTATCATTATAGGTTTCCATAGCCACATTAAAGATCCCCATTTGATAAACACTAAGGCCCTCAATCATTTTATTAATGTCTTCGTCTGATTTGAATTTAAAATACTCAGGTTCAGGAGGCATTACATTCCCCACCATCCAGTGAAATCTTGTCCTAAGTATTCCACTGCCTCTTTAATAAATTTGACTATCTTTTCCCAAAATCTTTCCAATAAATTAAGCATGATAATATTTCCATATCCCAAAAAGATATTTTCTACATTCAGAACACATAGGCATTGAAGAATACCATCGTAAATGAGAATGACAATGCCCAAAGAATTTTCTAATCTGAACATCCTTTAAATTAGGGGCATTAGGTCTCATGCAGTAACCGCAGAAACCTTT